TCAAAAAATGAAGGGAAATCGGTTGAGCCTCCTAGTAATGATAAACGCACTGGAGTTTTGGTAATAATCATGCATTCCTCATTTCAGCAACCATCTTCTTATTAAGTAACCCGCAAAATTGCGACACTTCGCTCACACCATCTTTTAGACCATGCTCAAACTTGAAACCTGCCTTCATGATTTTTTCCGATGAAACAAAACAATCTCGTTTATCTTCATCCTGACCAGCATCCGGTCGAATGACAAACGTGCTTACACCAAGAGTGCGACAGATAGTTTCCGTGATTTGCAATTTCGTTAGATTCGCCTCGGGTAATGCCAGATTGAATGCACCCTTCAAATGATAGTTTTTTACAAAAAACATGAATGCTTTACATACATCCTGAATATGCACTCCATTACGTCTAAAATTTGGTTCAAATAAATTAATGCTGGTTTGTGGATTTACAAATGAAAACGGATGTTTAATTCTTGTGACTTTTTCCGTGAAGTCATTAATCAGTAAGTCCATCCTCATTCGAGGGCTAACGCCAAAGACGGTAGCCAAACGCATACTCACAGAATTCTCATGAGCCAATATAACGTTTTCGGCACCGCATTTTGTTTGACCGTACAGACTAATAGGGTTTAATGAATCATATTCCGTCACTAATTTGTCGCCACTGGCACCATAACCAGAATTTGTATTTGGATAGATAACTCTTTGCTTAGGCCATAAGCACGAAACCATGTCATTGATGACGATATAGTTAGTTTCTGTTGCGAGTCGAGAAAAGTGATTACACAGAGGAGCCCCTACGACTGCCGCCAAGGGGATGATAATGTCTGCCTGCTCGTATAGCTTCTTGGGAGGATTACCTGACGTTAAATCAATTCCATGAAATTCAAATAGGTTATTGCCGAAGTATCCAGCTATGGAATTGGCGTTTCCCCACATCAGCTTATCTACGGCTATAACGCGACATTTAGCAGAGAGGAGATGGCCACACAAAACCGAACCGATATAGCCAGCCGCACCTGTAACCAGAACCGTTGGAGTTCCCATTAAATCACCTCTTCCATTGCTGCTTTTTCAACGCTTATCCATGAAGAAACGTTAAGTATACCTTCGAGCCGTGTCGTTAGTTGAACCATCTGGTTGTCGCCCTTCCAGATAGATTCCTTACCTTGCCAAAGAACTTCTTTTCTCATTCCTGTGACATTCATAATAATTTCAGCCATATCCTCAACAGTAATCGAGTCATAAGCTGATACATTGTAAATGCCAGCCTTCACTGATTCAGTGAATCCAAGATAAGTGAGTGTACTTACCGTATCATCAACATGTAAAAAAGGCTTACAACTTCCTGGCCGCTCACCCAACAAAGAAAGGTATTGTGAAGGAGAACGAAGTTTTTTAACGATATCGCAAAATACGCCATGAGTCGCACCTTTGCCACAATTCGCAATCAGTCTCGCGATTATTGGCCTAACCCTTCCCTGCTTACCGTACAGTTCCACAAGTTGTTCAGACGACCATTTTGTTATGGCGTAGACCGAGGTAGGATTCGGAATATCTCTCTCAGAAAATGGTTTTCCTTGATAGTCTCCATAAACCGTCGCTGAAGAAGCAAAAACGAATTTTGTATTCAGCGGGCAACATGCTAATAGATGATGAGTAGCTAGAATATTTGATTTGGTAATATCGCAAGGATAACTAACGTCCTCTTTGACGACAGCATTACCGGCCAGATGGAATACTACCTGTGGACGAACTCTGTTCATCATCTCAAAAACAGATTGGTAGTCTTCCAAATCACAGTAAGATAACATTCCAGAATAGTTTGTTACATCAAAAATCTTTTTTCTTAAACCTTTTCGACCGACTCCGATTACATCATGGCCCATCTTAACGAGGCGATTTAATAGCCTTCCGCCGATAAAGCCAGTAGCTCCAGTAACTAAAATTCTCATGTTAATCCTAGAAGTTTGAAATAATATCAGTCACGCCGATTTCGCCCCAAGGCCAGGGTTGCGAATTTTTGCATGAACCGTCCCAACTGTCATAAAGTGGACGACTCAAAGTTTCCCCCTGTTTCCACTTTTCTTGTGTAACGACTTCCGGTTTAGGAAGGTAATAACACGTTCGTCCGCCATGGTACTGATGAAGAGATATGGCTTCACTACGAACTAAATTCTTTTCATCGGACCAGCCTGGAATGGCTCGGCATCGACGGACGAAGTCTGAGTCTTCCTTACCAATTCCATAAATGTAGCGTTCGTCGTATCCGCCAACTGCTTCCCAGGTGGCACGATTCGAGAGACTAATGTAGTTCGTTACGTCGCTTCGGTATGTTTTTGTTTGAAGCGGCCATCTCTTTACATAATTCAAGTGACGTTGTGAAAATTCAGTTCCGTAAACTCCGATATTGTCCAGAACTTCTTGCGGTAAATCAAATGTTGTCGAAAACGCCAAAAAATGTTCTTCGTTTGGTTTTTCCTTAATGAGTACGTCATAAATGTCGCCATAGGCAATGATTTCATTACCTTGGAGAAAAATCAACTCGCCAGAAGAATTTTTGAAACCAATATTGTTTGTTATGGATGGGTTATTAAAGAACTTCTCAAACCCAGTTTTTTTGGTGAATTCCGCCTGGTCAAAACGAATAAACTTCCAGTGAAACGAAGCTGAAAATGTTTTGATAGCTCCCAGAACATCCTCAGTTGAGCCGTCATCAACAATGATAACTTCAAAAGGTTTGGATGGCGGTCTATTCGCGATTGACCATAGGGTTCTCTTAAACAGTGGAAGTCGGTTAAAGCTTGAGATAATGATGGAAACTTCAGGTTTCATTATTTACCTTTTAGTGTTGCGATTTTGGTGTTTAGGACATTCTTGGCTTCGCCAGTCATACCTAGATAATTGAAAAAGTCATGCACACGTTCGAAGTATGTATGTTCTCTCAAGATTCTTTCTTTCATTAACGACTTGGTTTTATTTCGAAAACCTTCGTTTTCCAACATGTACTTAACTTGCTGTTCAAAGTCTGAAGGTGTTTTAGCCATCGGTAGCTCATCCTCAGTGAATAGATGTCTAGCCTCTTCGATATAATCAGATACCAAAGCCCCGCCAGCGATTGGAACTTTGAAAATTCGTTCGATAATATCCCAGCCTAAATCAGTCGAGTGAGGTTCGGACACGTTTGGACACACTGTTGCAGATGCAAACAAGTTACGCGAATCGTGGTCATTTATCAACCCGAGGTATTGACATATAGGCCAACTTGAATTGCCGAACACTTTAACATTAAGTCCAGATTTTACGTGACATAACGGCAAAAGGAACTTATCAAGGTTTTTTGCTTTATAACCCCAATAACCGCCGACAAAACCTATATCGCATGACAGTTCCCTGCAAAATTCCCCATTTAGATATACGAACGTATCAGCAGCATTCAGAACTCCGTAATATGGCACTCCGATTTCTTTCCATCCTGACATGGTGCCTTCGAGCCATTTATCGTGAGCGTGAATAAAAACGAAATCAGGTTTACCAGTTTCTTTTTTAAGTTTTTCGATAATTCGTTTTTCACTTTCGCCGACCGTAACAATCGGATATTTCTTTAAGTCAACGTTATTGATAAATGGACCCCACGCCGAGGCGAACATAATCACCTTCATTCGTGGTCGTAGGGCGATACATTTCGCCTGAGCCCCATCTAGGTCATACGTTGTCAGAATGCATAAGTCAGGCTCGAATTCATTAAATGCGTCAAACGCCGATTGTCTGTCTGGATGCCAGAATTTAAATGTGTGTCCACAAGCCTCAAAAACACGCCGCCAACCATTGCGTACGTAGCTGGGACCAGAACTTGTGTGCAAGCAAAGAATCTTCATAGTGGTATTATAGCATGTCCGTATAGACCATGCAAGTCCTAATTTTTTTCAGGTCTTTCCGACAATCTACTTCAAAAAGAAGATTTTTTTTTGGAATTGGTTTTGTTTTCAAGCCATGTGTACAATCAATCACCGTGTTGAGGATTTCATGAACGCATTTATTTAGGTTGTTTTCCGATTTACAAAAAAAACGGAATAGCGAGAGTTCTTTGGCTCCAAGTAAGAAAATTGGAGCAAATTTTTCGGGTAAAGAATAGTCAAAATATTTAGCCTCTCCATTGTCGGTAATAACGCCGACTTCCGATTTATGTATCCTGTCGTGATTATCGGTAAGGATTAACGAACTGTTTGTGCCACCAACAAGATTTATAGTGTCGTTGTCGAAAACCATATCCCCAAAAATAAACAGGGTTTTTCTTTTAGAATCGAGATATTCCATTGCTATAGAAAGACTACGGACAACGTTTGTTTTTTCAAAATCATGATTAATAACTGTTTTTACGTAAGCAGGAAGGAGTTTGGTGAATCGGTCAGACTCATACCCAAGAACAACTGTTATTTTTGCTTCAGGAAAAACTTCCTTGACAACTCGAATCTGACGTTCAATCAATGTTTCATCACCGAAGTCGATAAGAGATTTGTTTCCTTTTATTTTCATTTTGGGGCAAATTCCAGCAGCGGGAATTATTACGTTCACTGGCGTTCCTTTAACTTATCGAAAACTCTTCGATAGTTGGCTTTCCATTGCTCTGTAGGCACTGTTGCAGTGGCACTGTGGGAGCCAACTCTAACCCGAACAAGCTGCTCGGGTATATGGGATATTAAGAATCGTTCGCTAATTCGCAGCCACATATCGTAATCTTCGCAAACCCTGAGTGTTTCGTCAAATGCACCACATGTTTCAATCGCGTGCTTAGTGACAAGAGAGTCGCAGTTTACAATGCATTCCGACATTAGTGTTTGACGAGAAAAACTTGGTTTATGTTGTCTCAATCGAAAACCATCATTGTTGAATGTGTCGAAGTCTGAATAGACAGCCCCAATATACATCGGGTCTTCCTTAATAACATCAATCGACTTCCTTATCTTACCTGGTTCGTACAAGTCATCAGAATCCAAAAACGCAAACACGTCAGTTTCCGACCAGGTATGAGCTATTCCAGAGTTACGGGCTCTGCTCGGTCCCTTTGCTTCGGTAAATCTAAGTACAGCAATTTCTACGTTGGTGTGATTAAGCTTACCAACCGCAATCCAGGGGTCTCCCTGTTCTTTCGGTCCTTTAGGGCGATACATCCGATTAACTACGGCCAAATGAGAATTATCCGTTGAGCCATCGTCAACAACGACGATTTGTTTATGTGGATAATCCTGTGAGGCAACTGAGTCAATAGCTTCATTAACCCATTTGGCGTGATTATGACAGGGGATGATTACTGTTACAAACATTTTGCGTCCAAAATCATATCTTTAGTGTCGTTAGCTTCAGCGATAGCTTTAAGTTTTTCTTCGATGGAGTTAATTTTGTCTGTATCATTTATCCATTCAGAACTATTCCCACCAAATTCTTTGTGAGCCAGAATATGGCAAATCACTCCGTTATTATCTGTGTCTATCGGAGAACAAAAAACAAAGCGTTTCATTTCGACATTCAAGAGATTACTAATATTGAAAATAAAGTCATCAGGAATAGTAAAACCGGCATTGAATAACGCATAGTACATCGCGTACTCTCCGGTCGGTTTATTATCCTTGGAAGGTAGCATGTCAACAGCAATATCAATTGCCTTTCCTTTAGCTACTTCATCAGCGGACGCCCCAATTCTCCAAGAAAACTTATTTTCGAAAACCGACCAGATAGTGGAGTGAATTTCTGATGGTTTGAGCGAACTTTTATTGTCGAAAACACAAACGTAAAACGGGAGATGTTTTTGCCCAACAAGGCTCTTGCATGTGGCAGCAAGTTTTTCCTTAGTAGAACCTTTATCAAGGTAGATAATAACCGCAACTTTAGCTTTCTCTTCGTTTAGAACCGCCTCGCACAGATTATCTTTATTATCTTTGGCGAATTGAGACTCCACGTCTCTAAAGGCATTACAAACTCGATTGACGACATAGAATTCTTTGTCGGCGTCCATACATTCAAGCACGTCCGAACCGAATTTTTCAATGCGGCCAAGCTTGCAAGAAACTTGAGTTTTGCCACTTTCATTATAAATGGCAAATACACAATTTTTACAACAGGTATTGATATTTCCAACTTCGTTCATTTATGGCCTTTCAATTACAATAGTGGCTCGATAGTTTTCAACTCGCTTGGATAAAATATTGTAACCAGCGTGAGCTAATGTATCAGCAATATGAGACATTGTAAAACACGATTTTTTGACGTACAATGAGCCATGTAAGTAGACATTAAACGTTTCCAAGTCTATTTCTTCGTTAAGAAAAGCTCTGGCGATAGATTTTGCATCAATGAAGCTTAGAACCAATTTCCCTTTATGAGCAAGTTTTCCAAGCCAATTTCCTAAAACCAAATCAACATTCTCTCCTGCATATGCATCCAAGATGTCGTGAGCAACTATTTCTTCGCATTCGTTTGCGAAAGCCATATCAAGAGACGAAAGTTCGCCGGTTTGTCTTTCATCCTTGCCGTCAGCAGCTGGGTCAATATTAAGATATCCCGAGCGAATATCATTTGGGTTGTTTATCAATAGATTTAGTTTCATTGTATTATTCCAGGCAAAGAAAGTTTTTTCCCGTAAATCCAAAATGAGTCACATGTATTTCTAAGAAGATTATTCCAGTTTTTTACGAATACACCACTAGAAAACCTGTCAATTATTGTTTGTCTTGCTGCTTCACCGAGTTTGCGACGAAGTTTTTCATCACTTAGAAGAAGTTGACAGTATTTTTTAAGCTCTATCGGGTTATTTGACATTAAGCCATTTTCCCCATGTTTGATGATAGAAGGAATCATTGAGGTGGCTGTTGTGACACAGGCGCATCCAGAAGACATAGCTTCAAGAAGAGCGGTCGGGATTGGTGAAACCAAGCTAGTGTTGATAAAAATCTGAGATGTTGCGTACAACTCAGATAATTCATCTATTGACTTAGCTGGTTTCGACAGACCAGGAGTGTCACCAATGGGAAGAACAGGAAGTCCCGCAGTTGCCTCTTGCCAAATCTTAAAACCGCAAAAAACATCTCGATTAATCCAATCATTAACAACACTAAGAATGACAGGCTTTCTAAGGTCGTTCAAAGAGCGAAATGTACTTGTGTAAGGAATAGGCTGAAAAATTCCCGTATCAATTCCGTGGTGGATAACTATAGCTTCATCTTCTTTCCATCCCCATGCTTCCCTGCTAAACTCACTGATAAAGACATTTACATCGCCCTTCATAGATTTTAATTGAGATAATCGCGTTGCTGACCAATTTGGTAGCGGCTGCGTATGCTCCAGTGAGATAAGCGGAATCTGGAATTTCTGAGCGAATTTTGAAAGAATTTGGAATTGTCCAAACTTTTGTTGCGAAATAACTACATCAAAATCAATCTCGGGTGGAAGTTGCTGGTCACCCTTCTCTGGGTTTAATAAAGTGTAGTTACAAGGCAATGGTCGATATGAACGATTCCAATCTTTGATACCTCCCGCTCGCAAGGCCCAGAAATTATGCCCAGTTTTTGCCAAGCCAGTTTCGAATGCCTCATGCGTTGGGCACGTCAAAATATTTAGAACTTCGCCGTGTTTTCGTGTTGCTTGACGAAGAATGCCCGATACGATATTCATATTGCCACCTGGTCACTTGTTTTTCGGTCGATGATTTGTTGTCGCATAATGTTAAAGTTATTAGGCCAGTTAGCTTTAAGTTCGCGTATTTGAGAACAGATTCTTTTAATTGGAAGAACCAAGTAAGGTTTTTCTGTCTTAATGGCTCGTTCAATACAAACATCTTCTGGAGTATCTAGCCAAATTGCTTGAGCATCGATATCAACCAAAAGAAGGCGATAAATACTGGTTAATGTAGAATTTGTCTCATCAACTAAAACATCGAAACCTGAATTAATAAGGGCTCGACACGCAGTGGTCATGTTAGCAAATACTAGCTCTTCAGCTTCTTTAATGTAGGAGTGACCATGAACTGCTTTTCTGAATTCATCACCGCTTATAATTACTCTTGGTTTAGAAACTGTAAAATTAAGTTTTTCGCAGGTAAACATCGGGAATGATGTATTGTCAATCGGCTCGCCAGTTACTGTTATGTCAGGTTTCGATACCCATTCTTTACAAAATGTTGTTTTTCCCGCTCTGGGGGGAGCAATCAAAAAGAATAGCTTGCCCTTTTCCATAATATTTATATCCTTCGACAATAGCCTGATAAGCTTTTTTTCCAGAAAAAATGTTTTCTATTCCGCTCCCACGAATTCCTGGTGCATTATTAAAATCAATCGCCCACATAGTTGTACCAATTGCAAAGTCGATTACCCAAAGAGGGTATTGGATTACATCGTGGAAACCGTGGTTTAGTTCTGCGCTAACGACTTAATGTAATTTATTGTCGCATCTCTTGCTTCATCTTCAGAATTAAAAGAACCGAGGTGGTTAAGCTTACCAGCGACTTTTTTATATGCAGTCCATTTATTAGTTTTCTTATTTAGTGAAACGCCCTTATATTTTGAGCTTTTAGGCTTATAAACTATTCTTTTTCTTGCTAGACTATTTAAGTAGCCATTCTGAATCTTATATAATAAACAACGTCTAAGATTCAATCTGAAACAATTACATTTTGGCACTTTGTAGATTTCACTATTTACTAAATATTTTTCTTTAATATCCTTGAGAAATAATAAACTACCACAAGTTAAAGAAGCAGAATTAGAACAGGATGTCCCATTTCCGTCAAAATAACCAAGCAGAAACGTGTCGCACAAATCATCACGTAATACAGGAAACCTAACTATTAATGATTTTCTCTGTACGCAACCTTGAGAAATTAGATTTTTACAGAATATCTCATCGCGAATTATAATAGCTACACGCTCAAAACCATTTACAACAGCCCTAATTTTTCTTTGCGGGTCTCCATTAACTGCTTTTAAAAAGGAATCGATTAAAGCCTCGTCTTTTACAGCCAGTGCTAATTGGAATTGCCATTTACCGTTTTTAGAAAAGTGAACATTCCCGTCCGCAAATAGAAATCCCAACCAATACGCTTGTTCCTTTGTCGTTATTTCTTTAAAATAGTCCTTATTTATATTTAAGTGGGCCGTTTTTTTAGCACAACTTACGCTGCAAAATACATGACTTTTTCTAATTGGTTTAAATTCTTTATTACACCTTTTGCAATTTTTCATTTTCACACACTTGGGTAAGAGTCAAAAACCTTTTCTTTTTCGTCAATCTTAAAATGGTGGACGACTGGGTCAAGAAAATCATCTTCATTGAGCAAATCTATATGTGAACCGCAGCAGCAACATTTTACAAGATGATTATCAATCTTCGCCTTTTCCTCAAAGGTTATGCCGTTCTCACAATTCGGGCATTCAATTTCTACAACCTTCGGCGGTCCATCAACCAGACGTTCATCAATCCAGCGAATCAGAGGATGTCTGACAATGTCATCGCGAGTGAACCGAACAATGGCAATGTCTTTAATCAGGTTCGGCGAAAAACATCGAATAACTTCCTTGAGAGGGTTTTCCCCATGGCTCATCAAGTCTGTTTGAGTCTTACTTACATCTCCAGTCATTACAACTTTTGAGTTTTCACCAAAGCGAGTTAACAACATGTGAAGCTGGTTAAACTCAGCGTTTTGACATTCGTCGCAAATTATAAAGGTATTCGGAAGTGAACAGCCTCTCATATCATCAAGCGGAAGAATTTCTATCGTTCCGTCTTCCATAAACTGCTTTAGTTCGACTGGGGATAAAAATTCATGAAGAGCATCCAACATTGGACGCATGGTCGGGGAAACTTTCTCAAGAACTGAACCAGGCCGAAAACCATAACCCTTTCCGCATGGTACTAAAGGACGGGTCAAAATAATTTTTTTTACTTTGCCTTCCTTTAACATTTTAGCTGCAATACCACAAGCAATAAACGTTTTTCCAGTTCCGGCACAGCCGGTTGATATAATAACTGTTTTTTCTTGTATTGCTTTAATATACAAAGCTTGATTAGGTGTTTTCGCCTGAATCATTCTGTTGAGCTTTGCAGCTAATGAAGCAAGGACATCATTGTCTCGCAGTTCCTGCCATGTTTTCCCCATTTGATAAAACCGCTTTCATTTGCGCCCCGATTTCCGAATAGGAAAAGTCGTAGGCTTTGGTTAGACTATTGATTGTCTTGGCTTGTCGTAAGGAGAAGTTAGTGAAAGCCTCCCGCATACACGAGCGTAAATGTGATATGTCTATTTGGTTCCATAATTCGTCTCCCAAATACAAGCCCTGTACAGAGTCTGTTACCCCGAAACAAGGCTCTTGATGTGATTGGACTAACCACCCTTCCTGGTCTGATAGGTAGTCTGGAAAACCGCCGCAGTTTGTGACGATAGGGGTTTTACCCATAGCCATCGCGTCAAAGGCTGGAATAGACCAGGCTTCCCCCGTCGAAGAGCTGACAAAAACGTCGCCAGCCGCATGTAATCTCATGATTCCTTCGTCGCTTAATCTATCTACGATAACTGTTTCCTGCTTACAGCCTTTTAACTTCAAACCTTCTTTTACTCTTCTACAATCTTCTTCGACCGAGGCTTTACATTGTTCATTAGTCAAACCAGGAATATTTACTTTCAAGACAAGTTGAACAGGCTCTTCTGGATAAAACTCAAGATGAAACGCTTTAACCATTGCCATTACATTTTTTCGACGAACATATTCACCAATGGTATAAAAAACAAATTGGTTTTGTTTCTTAAAATGTTCCAACGTAGATAACGGCTTGTATGTTTGCTGAAATCTCTCAATGTTGGTGGCGTGCGGTATAACCTTTGGAGTATGCTTAACACCACTTTTTTTGCACGCTTCGACTTGTTGATTATTAATCACCCAAACTTCGTCCATCATATTTAGGTAGTCGGCCCAGCCGGAACCACGAAAATGGCTTGTTTCACTTGCGAATAAACCAATGTTTTTCATTCTGCCGTTGTAAGCCATCATATTTGGTAGAACATGCTGAATCACCACGTCGCATCCCGAGGATAACTTTTGCTCAAGTTGAGTTATACGCAGAGGAAGGTTATGGCTGGAATTGTTTAGCTTAACTGGACGAGGAACTACGTCGATGCCAGCTGCGTCAAGACTAAGAATATAGTCAATTGCTGCCTGGCCCCATCCTGTTCCGTCTCGGTAGACTCCACAATATAGAACTTTCATGATTCAATCCTTCGACTTTCCCACTTATTCTGTTTGTTGACCAGATTTAAGAATATCTCGACCGCGTTTTCACGGACGAAGTCCTGTTTCATCGGCCTGTTACCGAGAGTGCTAAGGTCATCAAAATACCTACCGCCTCTTTCGCCAACTTTCATTCCCCAATTCAAATCACGCACAATACGCGAAGCAAAGTGAGTTCCGATTAAGTCTGGCCTTCCTGCCATATTCGTTAAACCCCAGCAAACAAATTGTTCGTTTGATAAATTCTTCGGTACGTTTTGATTAGGAACGAACGTTCTTTTAGGAGAGTTCCATGTTAATTCATGCCCGACCGTGTTAACCGAGTCAAACACTCCCATCCACTTTTCTGCTGTTTCATCCCAATTGTAATGTTTTTCAGCAAGTCTTCGTGACTCAAACCCTCTCTTTTTTCTGATGGGCTCGGGCAAGGACAAGAAGTTTGTTAATTTTATGACGAAGTCTTCATTATTTGGTAAAGCTAGTTGCCGATGAGTTTCTGGCTCCCGAAAGAATCTTTGTACCTTGATTGGGAATCCGTTGAGTTTTCGAACAACGTCAGCCATGGCTGAGTAATCAACGGAGAAAACCGGAAGCCCACACGCGGCTGCTTCAATCTGGGGCATCCCGAGCCCTTCACTGCACGAATACTGAACGTAACAGTCCCATAAATTCATGATGTCAGACAGCGTTCTACGAGTTACTCCAACTGAACTATTCGGGAAAGTCGCTGTAAAATGATTGCAACGGCGACAAACAGCCATCGAGTCTTGAAAAAAGGATGGGAATGAGCAACCGCAATTTTTACAGAAGTATGTAAACAGTGTTTTGTGCCCAATTCCATACTCAGAAATAAGATGAGGAATATCCCAACCTAAGTCTGGCCAACTTGTATGTAGATACAAAAATGTTTTATTTGCAATATCTGCTGGTGCCGTCTTTAGAAACAACGCAAACGACTCCATCAAGTCTGGATATAGCTTACGTCGCTGATTCCTCATCACCGTTCCCACAATAAAGGCATCTGGGTCGATACCCATCTTTTGGCGATGTTGTCCTTTATCTTGAATAAGTTGAAAAGAATCAAAATCGGCCCCAGCAGGGGCGGAAGTGAGTGCGTTGACCGAACTTCCACACTGTTTTCGGAGAACTTCCAATCCCCAATCGCTGTATGTGAAGATTGCGTTGGCGTTTGCATATAACTCAATCCATTCTTTGTGTTGAGGCATTGCATCTACTGTTGGCATCCAGACCCAATAGTAAAATGGGCGAAATGGTGACCAGCGAATGAACGAATCCATCCATGGGTCGCGAAAACTTATAACAAAATCAGGTTTGAATTCGAGACATGTTTCTTCAAACTTCATTTCACCAAATTCGTTGGCGTGGTTGCTATAATATATTTCCCTTTCCTGCTCATTAACCGGCATAGCCGATTTCCACTTCCATGGTATATCAGCTGCCATTTGGTCGCCGTGTTTGGCGTAGCAAGCGAGTTCGCACAATTCGTACTTATTGCTTGCGTGAAGCCGTTTCATCAACTCAAGGCCATATGTCGCATAGCCTGTTGATAGAAAACTTGCTTCATTAACCAAAAGAATTCGTTTTTTCATATTTAACTTTTTAAGAAATTGAAACCTGGTTTTCTTGGCTTTGATAGCTATAACCAGGTAAATAGCTTAGAAAGGAGTCATCACCCTTGTTATCGGGTTGGTAAGACAATGAATAAAACTTACCTAAAAGGAGCCAAGACTGCCACGACCAAGCAGACATCAGACAATCAATTAGAAGGGAACCGTGTCTTCATCAGCCGAAGGAGCATCTTCACGCTTTTGTTGTTTCTCTTGTTTTTCTGGTTTTTCTGGTTTTTCCGACTTGGACTTACGGTCATCCCATTTATGCTCTTGGTAATTGTAACCTTCCTCGAACCAGAATTCTTCGACGCGAAAAACAAGCTTGCTTCTCTTTTCGCCTGTATTCTTGTCGGTCCATTCGTCTTGTTTAATGGATTCACGAATCGTAATAGGGTCGCCCTTTGCAAAAAATCTAGCAATAGTTTCAGCTTGTTTACCCCAAGCTTCGCAGGAAAGGAAAGCACTTGTCTTTACCCATTCCCCAGCCTTGTTCTTGTACTTATTGTTGACTGCCAGAGTAAATGAAGCGACTTGAGACTCGCCTACATTGCGTACCTCTGGGTCATTGCAAATACGACCATTGCGGATACCGGTGTTCATGTTGTTCATAACATACCTTCAAAAAATAGTGTAATGTGTAAAAATACCTGGTTCTCTCCACCAGGCCAAGTCACGCTTCGCGGAGCGTTACGGCAAACAGTAACCGCGTTGCAAACCGGAGAAAACTCCGCCCTCGTTTTCTAATACGGGTTGGTCTACATAACCCATGACCAAGTAGGGAGGCGAACACTTTATATAATCATTATACCCTATATCATTTGAGCTTGCCATACCTTTTTAACAATCAACTCGTTTTGGTCTTTACCATGTTCGGCTTGAATAATAACTGTGCTGTCTTTGAAAAGGATATCAGATTTTTCCTTATACACTTGAGGAAAAACAATTGCATCAAGTTGGCACGTTCCATCATCAATTACCATGCGGGCCATTTTAGAACCTGGAGCTGCGCCCTTTTTTGTTTTGAACTCGCGAATATCTTTGATTTGAACGCCTAACATTAAAAAACCGTCTCGTCCAGTTAGAAATTCCTTACAAGAACAATTCACCGATGATATATCACAACTGTCTATGTTTGTGTAGGTAATTGGTATGCCAAGTAGTTGCTCTTCATTGAACGCTATAAGGGACGGCGAGTCTACCAGGGGAGATGGCGGATTTTCCAATAAGTGCAACTGAGAAAGAACGGCAGATACCCGATTTTTAGTTGCACACCCACCACCTTCTTTTTTAGGACGAGCAACCAAACGAAGAATTTCTTTTAAAGAACCTTCTGGTCTATTTTGCTCAATCCACTTTATTTCAGGTGGGGTAAGGAAATTCCATACGTCATACTCCGCCTTCATCAATGTTCTACTCATTCCAAACCAATTAACTGCTCCGCACTCAATCAGCTTGGTTATCACAGAGGAAGATAGTTTGTCTGCAAAATTAACAAGAAAGTCCACCCATGACAAGTTTCCTATGTATTTTTCAAAAATAGTTTTTACATGCTCAACTTGATTAATAATATTTTTCAACTGAGCAGAACCTATCCCTTTAATGTTTCCAATACCAAACCAAATCTTTTTACCATCGGTTTGAAAATACTCATTTAGATTTCGTAAGTCTGGTGGTAATACATTTACGTCGAAAATCTTGGCGTCATTTATTAACTCACAAACTTCATCAAGAGGCTTTGATTTGTGCTTGGCGTTGGCGAGCCAACCAGAGAAAAAGGCCACAGGAAAGTGTGCTTTTAGGTAAGCGGTGTCGTAACCTGTGATGCCGTATGACATTGCATGACTGTTGCACGTTACAATATCCTGGTCGGTAACGAATGTATGGTTTGGGCCTTCCATGGTTACATCATAAGTTTCCTCAATGCCGATATATTCAATAGACTTAATCTTAACCCATTTGGATGGATAGCCCTTTTCGCCACGTTTAACTCGTCCTGCTGCATACTCTCGCTTTTTGTGGCATGACGCACAAAGCCTCATAAGATTGTCAATCTTGCTATTTTCTCGGTTACCGTCAACATGGTGAAGTTCTAATCTCCGGTCTTTGCTTCCACAATCAGAACATACGCGAGGAATTATTTTATCATTATTTCTGAAATCTGTATATGAGCCGTTAGTAAAACATCGATTAATGTTCTTTAACTCTGCAACTCCACAATCTGGATTAAATCTATCATCACGACCAACTGAAGAAAAATTATATTTTTTATAATCCGTCTTTTCATATTCACCGCAAAATAATAGTTCATCAATTTTTTGTTCAATAATTTCCGCGAGTCGCATTTCCCCTTTTTTCGTTGGAAACTTATGCTTAATCGTTACGTCGATATATTTTCCGTTTTCTAATGAAATTCTCCATACTGGTTGCAAACCAGATTTAGTTATACCGGCGATAATATTTGGACGAATCCGTCCGTCACTACATAAAGAATATCCCTTTCCATAATTACCAATTCTTTTCCATTTCCGTCTAAGTTGTTCATGCCCAGTTTTTTTGGCATATTCTAAGTCATTTCTGATATTATACATTTCTTCAACTGTATAAAACTCATTTGAAAATCTACCTTTTGCCGCTCTACGAACACGCAAGTCCTTATGGCAGCAGCAGTTAAAGAGATACCTTTGACTCTTCTCAATCCAAGAAAAAAGTTCTTCGGCCTGTTCTCTGGAAATAATTTTTACTCTCTCGGCACCATCAAGAAACATCTGTTTACATTTTGCCATTTCGTTAGCCAATTTTTTACCGATGGCAGCTCTAAGCATGTCAGCTTCAAGTTCTGTCAAACCAGCAACTTTCATAGCTAGAAGCATGGCGTCTTCTTGATAAACCATTACATTGTAATTTCTTTTCAGAAGTTCATCAACGACTGGGTGATACGATGGAACCTCTTCCTGCCCATTCTTCCTACGACAGTAATGCTCAGTCATCGATACCCCTTCACTATCCAATGCAAGAAGGGCACCTGGGCGAAGCAAACTACCAAGAGCCCCGAGATGTTCCTCATTCTCGGGTTTCATTGCCTTAGTCCATCGTTTTCCAATGCCGGATTCAAGCTGAAAAATACCTTTCGTTCGTCCTGAGCTTAGCAACTTAAACGTAGCTGGACAGTCACGACGAACATTTTCGATATCGAAGTCAAGCAAAGGTAACTCACCTTCGCCACGCTCTTCAAGAATCGGAAACTCGCAACCACATGGGAAACGATAGGTTTTCATTTATTCCTCACTATAACGAGTCAGGCAAATACCGTGGAATACCAAGTCAATATCGCTTGCTTTGAACGAAGAAAAGATTTTTATTACAGATTGAGTATTCTCATCATTCGTATCAAAGGTATACTGCGTTTCACCTGGCCCCATAACAGAAAGCTTTGGATGTTTCTTGCATGTATACTTTCCTTGCTCATCCTTCTCAAACATTAAATATGTCAAAGACTTTGGCTTCCAACCAATGTTTCCATCAAGTAGGACGCAAATCCCATAAAGAATGTTTTTGTCAGGTTCAACTGGCTTATTTGTCATATTCATTGAACATAAATACGCAGCAGTGAAAATATCGCAATCATTTTTATTTGGCGAAATGTACAGATTATTAAAACATCCAGGCGATTGCTGTTTTGTTAAGTTAATTTTTCCGTTATGATAAATCTCAATTCCGTAGTTATAATTAAACCACCCATGTTTTTCTTGGTCTAATTTACATTCGATGACTTTTGTTATTCCGCCTTTGTTATCTTGGTTGCCCCAATAAACAACAGCGTAAATAACATTTGTTGGTGTTTCTGTTCGCATCCAGCGTATTGATTGACCGATAGATTCAATTTGTTCATTCAAATCATTCATAAATTTGCCCTTTTAAATTTTTGGAACTTCAACATAAACTTTCCGAACTTCATCCGCGAGCAATCGCAATACTTCTTGCCGACGCCTCTCGGTGGAGTAGGCAGCGGCGGCGTAGATGGCGGCGTTGGCGGCGTAGGCGACGGCGTAGACGGCGTAGGCGGCGTAGGCGGCGGCGTAGGCGGCGTAGGCGGCGGCGTAGGCGGCATTAGCTGCCGCTTTAACGTCCTCCAAACTAGCCGTCCCGTCCAAATAATCATTCACTGTTTTTAAGCAAGTTTGTCGTATTTGTTCAAATTCGGGATTTTCAATGGCTGGTGCAAGTCTAGCACAAGCCAAAGCGGCTTTAACGAGCCGCTTGCGGCTCACACTATCGGGTGGACCAGCAAGTTTTCCCAACAGCCACAACATCCAGTCGCCGCGTTCGCATTCATCCCATGCCTTTTGTTCCTCACCTTCTTGATATTTCTCAAGAAAGGTTTTTGCTTTATCGCAAGGGCGAAAGCTAGAGATTTTTTCAAATAGGTTCATTTGCGCACCTTAAAAAAGAATGTGTGTGTCGTATTCGTCATTCTTACCGTCTACCAAAATCACGAACTCGCAGTCCTCAATACCTTCGATTTGATAAACCACACCAGGAGAAATATTAATATGATTCTTCTTATTCATTTCTAACACAATGGCTAAATCATGCCATACCGCACCCATGGTCTGGTTATAATTGAGCTTATCAAACCAATTTTCTCCAGGGTCGTAACAGTAAACTTTTGCCTTACCGGACATGAGCAGGAAAGTCCATGTCTCGTGTTTATGAAATTTGAATGTACTTTTCCGTCCAGCAAACACCTTATGTAATAACAAACAATGTTCTTCGTTCGCTACAATCTTTTGGGTATAGCCATACCCGTGAGCTATTGTTTCCATTTCACTATTCCCCTTTTCTGCAAATCCCTATGGAGTTTCAAAAATCGAATAATCAAATCCCCAGCATTCCGAGCGTCAATCAAGGCGTTATGCGAATCAGAATTGCTCATTCCGAAGTATGGCAGTAGCGTATCAAGCTTTCCATTTTCAGGACATTTCTCTTGAGGTTGCCCCTCGAACCACATGAACATCGCGTCTTCCAAATCAATTTTCGTTCGATTAAACAAAACTGTTTCTTGTTTTTTCTCGCAATGTAAAAGGTTAAGATGGTCAACAAATCCAAGGTCAAACCCGCGAATATTCTTACCAGCCGCCACAGGAGCCTTATAAGACGTTTTGGACTTATTGTATTTAAATACCCATTGGACAAATTTCAACCAAACATCTTTTTGTTCAGGGGCGTTCTTCAGGTCATCAATAGAAATTTTGTTTACCTTCATTGCTTTGGGGTCTAGCCGGTCAAAGTGCATCGGCTTCATTAATGAGTAAAACTCACCCCCATGTTCGACTGGATATGGCTGCAACGTAATACCATTGTAAGCTTTCGCACCAATCGAAAGCGGTTCATGGAATCCAGCCACCAAACCACCAGTTTCAAAGTCGAATGAAATAATATCTAATCCGCTCATTACTTAACATCCTCTTTATTATTTTCCCCATCAGATAAAGTTAACGTCATTTGAACTTCATTGCCAATTGGAACAATGTCGATGAAAATTTCAGGGGTGCTATAGATGACAGCCTGAATTTCTTCGGAAATAGTAACCGTTCCTCCCATTTTCATTAATAATAAAGCTAATCTATTTGTACTATTTCGTTCAGATTCTTTTATATAGTTATTTGAGTCAGCAAGTGCATTTTCTAACGCTTCGATTAGGTCAGATTGATGCACAATAGCACTAACCAATTCTTCATTAGACTTAAAACAGTTTTTGAATCTCGACGGCAATGACTTAATGTAACTAAGAATTCCCATCTGCTTTTTCCCTCATTCTTTTAAAAAATTGAATAGACGCTTCAGTAATATTGATTCCGCAATTTAGCAATTTGTTAGCTGAGTACCAGAGATGGTAACCATTAATCTCAGAACCAACCAAATCTAAAAACTTTGTTTTTGGTGGAATTTTCACAATCATTTTAGCAGCTTCTTCACCGAGAAGAATTTTTACGTTTGGTTTTTCGACTGAAATTTCCTGATTAAGCCAATTCTTGCACGAACTAACTATTTCTTTTATAGGTTTCTTTCCGTTAAGTCCTCGGCACCTTACAGCAGATGTAAAAAAAACGCTGTCTTTATTTATCCCAGCTTTTGCCAGTAACCCAAATAACACATCGCCTTCTCTGCTTGAAAATGGGCGACCAAACAGTTCATCTTCCTTATTTGGACTTCCACCAATTATCATCAGCGAAGTGTAGCCGACACATGAATTAATAGATGTAACAGGACAAAACAAACCAGCTTCGAACAGTGGGCATTTGAGACAGTAACTGTTATCGTCACTCATTTTAACCACTTCATTTAACATCCGTTAACTCCGAGAATTTATCGAGTGCTTCCGAAAATTCATTTGGTCCGAAGTGAAATTCATCTTCTCCAGTTGGTTTATTCAGGTCGAGAACCTTATAGTTACAACCAGTCTTATAAAAATAAACTCGTTTTTTCTCCACGCTAATACCATCGTTAAGCAACTGAACTAAATTATCATTAGCCGTCATCTTACGTCCTCTTTCAAAATACCACCCAATAAGCAATTCGATAGACACGAATACGCCAGCCAATTAACAACAAGAAATTAATCATAAGTGTCCCTCTCGAATTACTCTTTGGGCATCCATCATACAATTAAGTGTTCGTAAACTTAGAAGGTCGAATTTAACCAAACCCATTTCTTCGGCGTCTCGCATGTCAACTCCGATAATCATTTGCTCAGATGACTTATCATAAATCATTGGCACGACATCGCAAAGCGGCACCGAAGACACGATAACTCCCGAGGCGTGTTTCCCTTGAGAGCGTTTCGTTCCTTCAATTCTAATTGCTTGGGCGAAATCCAAAGCTAGAGGACCATCCAATTCGCCCTTTTCGTTGATGAAGCACCACTCTTTAAGAGAGTTAGTATTTTCAAGCGTCCAACGAATAATTGAAGCTTCACCGGTTTCCTCAATCATTTCCTGAATCTTGTCGGAGATGGCAGACTCGTCAGGAATAGTTTCGGTGATACGATTCATTTCTTCAAAGTCGCACCGACTATTAGCGCGAAGCACATCCTTTAATGCTCCCCTTCCCTGCATACGACTAAAGGTTGCCATTTGACAAACTTTGTCTTGCCCGTACTTATTGACTAAATATTGATAAACCTGGTCACGATAACCAATAGGAAAATCTGTGTCGATGTCGGGAAGTTTAACACGGTCTTTCGTATTACGTGATGAGTTATAAAAACGAGAAAAAAGTAGTTTGAACTTAACTGGGTCTAATCTGGTTATGTCAAGTAAGTAACTAACAAGACAACCGGCGGCAGAGCCTCGACCTTTACCGACCATGCATTTCAAAACTTCTCGGGCATAGCGAACATAATCTTCAACAACCAAGAAATACGAAGACAAACCAGCTCCAGTCAGAATCTCCAACTCCATCTTAATTCGTTCTTTGTATAGTGAAAGTTCTGTGTCAGAAACGTTATTTTTGATTTTTTTAGACCAACCAACTTTACAAAGTTCTTTCAAGTAATCATCTGGCGATAGGTTGTTTGGGCAGGAGAAGTTTGGAATCATCGGGCGATTCGCGATAAACGGCGTCTCACACTTTTCGGCGATAATTCGTGCGTTTTCCACCTCTTCCATTTCATCTTCATGCAACTCATTTATCTCTTCCTGCGAAGGAATATGATAATTGTTGCTCTTAAAAAATGACGCCAGACTAACGTCTTCATCATTGGCGAGTTTCTGCTCGACTTCTTTCAATGTCGTTTCAAGCGAGGCACAAAGAATGATTCGCTGGTCCGCAGCATCAATTCGTCTCGGATAGTGACTGTCTGCCGTTGCCAAACGGGGAACGTCAAGTTTTTTACCTACATGGCGAAGAATGCGTGCTACTACCAAGCTTGCTGGTAGGTTGTCCTTATCGACCAGTTGAATTTCGAGAAAAAAGTTTTCTTTTCCGAACAGTGCTTGAAAACGTTGTACTTCTGAAGTTACTGCCGCTTCCCAATCTTTTCTAACCAACTTGCGAACGGCTTCGTATGACGAACAATTGAATGCGACTCGATAGTCATCAAAAACAATATTCGCCAGGTGGCTACCTAGATGCCCACTGAAGACAATCCAGTCATTTTTGGAAAAAGCAGCAAGCTCTTCCAAAGAAAGCCTTGGTTTTCGATAAAAGTTTTCTGGTTTGTTACTCTCAGAAGACGCTTGAATCAGATTGGTCCACCCCTGCTGGTTTTTAGCCAGAACGCAAAGGTGTGTAAGTTTTCCATTAGACTTATCTTTATTTTTGGCGGTATCATTGCAGATATAGAATTCGCAACCGGCAATCGCCTTGAGGGAGGCTTTATCGAATTTTTGACAGACGCAACCAGCCTTGACGCAACGCCCCTTACCATTCTCATCATGAGCCTTAACGTTGTGACCACACTTACAGGTTGAGCTACACGCCTTGACGAAAGATGGCACCCCTGACAATGTTCCGTGGTCTGTCAGTGCGCATGCACTGTAACCACATTCGACCATTCTCTCAGTAATTTGCTCTGCTTTTGAGAGACCGTCGAGCAAGCTGAAGTGTGAGTGACAATGCAGGGGTGCCCAAGTCAATTTACGTCTCCCTTAGTAAGTACACTTTCATTCTAACATAGGCTGTCTATATGTCAAGCCCAGATTCCAAAAGAAGTTTCGTCCAATTTTCAAACGAAAGATTATTTGATTTTACAAGTTCTTCCCAAGTGAAAAATCCGTGGGCACCCATAGTGTTTTCGATTGGGCGAATTGTATGATTAACTTCGGCTACATGGACGATTCCCAGGTGGACTCGACCAACCGCGTTGCTCGGGTCAAATATAAGCCCGCATAACTCAATCTTTTCGGGAACAGCACCGACCTCTTCTTTTAGCTCGCGAAAAACGGCATTCCAATACATACTGTTCGAATCAACACTCAACGAATTTGGATATATTGCTCCCACACCAGTAATATCTACCGGATTGATGTGTCCACCAACACCAATACTCCAGTTTCCGTGAAGCCGTTTCTCTCCAGACTTCTTGGTTCTTTGATAGGCAAAAATCTTTCCTTTGTGCGTCAAAATAACATACGGAATAATCTGAAGCATGGACTCTTCCGTTTCCGCAAATTCCCTACTAATAAACATCAGATTATTGGACTTCATAATATTTTGAAATGTTGCCCATGCTTTAAGCTTATCTCTACATACACAGCTAGTGAATAGAGAGAAGTCGATATCATTAGCAGGAGAGGATATCACCAATACCTTTTCTACTTCGGTTTCCATTTCGTATTCTCCGTTTTTAGGGTTGTATAAGTATGCTGCTGTCATGCTATTCTCGCTTTGTAACGCCGCCACCATCGCCGTATTTACCAAGACGGCTCGGGTCGCCATAGTTTGAAGTTACTCGGTCAATTCCTAACTGCTTCAATTCCTTGTGAATAAAATCACAGGTGTTTTCTTTAGATACGGTACCATCTTTATGCTTGAACGGTTGTTTGTCGTAGTAACACCAACCGCAACGAAAGCTGGGTTTAATTCTTGTTGGCTTTTGACAATTGGAGATTTCTAAAAAACGTTTTTTCAATAACTCCATGGTTTCAGGAATATCATCTCGACAGAACGGAATAGGAAACGGCCCGCCATCAGCCAGCCAGAATATTGTTATGATAATTGCTTTGGCGTTCGGGTAGAGCCTGGTCAAAGCGTAATGATACAATCGAAGCTGAAAATCTTTTCGAAACGACTTAAAACCCTTGGGTTTTCCTGTCACCCAATCCTTCCTCTGCCCAGTTTTCCAGTCGGTGTACAGGACTACGTCTTGGTCATCAGGAGAGTGGCTAACCAAGTCAACCGTTCCCTTAACTGCCAATTTTCCTTCGATGAATTCGGGCGAGCCGTAAGGGTTGACAAACTTGTAATTAGCCCATGGTTCTTCAATTTCAAAGTCGAAGTATTGCTCGGGCTCCAATATACATCCGTTAAGCGGATTGAACTGGCCGTTATTCGCGGTTAAAGCGACGTTGAATATTTTTTGGCACGTCTTGTATTCCTTTGGATTCCAGTCCCAATAAGGTGTCTTTACGTAAACATAATAGTCCCACGCTTCGCGAAAGGCAACTTCTGGAGTGAAATCGGACACCAGCCACGTCTTGCCAATTTCCGATTCGGAAAACTCCAGCTTGTTTTGTTGGCAAGCAAGCTTCTTTTTGCCGAGCAACTCAAGTGCCTTGTGGCATAGGTTGCCTCGGTCGGCCTTGTTATTATGTGGCTTGTCTGGCAAGCCGAGAACGTAATTCAGATAGTATTTCAGTTGACAGAAGTCCCAGGAGCCATAAGAAGAGGAACGGATGTATGTTGTAATCACGATGGCTCGCTTTTTATAGGTAGATTGACTGACACGCCAAGCCTATCAGACACCTGAACTGACTGAAGATAAAATTCGACGGAATTAATTTTAAACCTCCCGCTTTCTTCAGTGATAAAGTTGTCGTTTTTCCATTTACTGAACAGGCGATTAATTTCTTTTTCTATGAATGGATGAAGTATTTTATCAAGATTTTCTCACCGGTCATAAGCAAGAAAATGGTAACAGAATGTTTCTTCTTCGTAGGTATCGATTAAGTTCAAGCAATACTCGAACAAATAATATTCTTTTATGTGGCCGCTTTTGAAGATGATAAAGCTAAACATGTCAACCTCGTTATTTTACCCAACTTAGTGACCAACTATCGCCAGGAGCCGCATCGATTGAATTTGGATGGTGATAGTAAAGAGGAAAATCTTTTTGAAAACATCCTTTTGGGCAAGTACATTCGCTACGCCTACACTCTATCGCTCTCCAATAAGCGTCATTAGCCTTATCTAACTTAGCACCAGATAATGACCAATCAATTTCTGGAGGTTCTGGAGGAGGAGTTATCTCCAGGGTAGAACCGCATAGTGGACAATGCATAATAGCCCTTTACATTACGTGTTCGGCATATCTCGATAAAACAAAATTCGTTTTTCGCCCACCTTCAGTAAGCAACAAATCAGCTACAGAATTCATAGCCGCCTCGCAGCTCTCATCGAAGCTAAGCAACTGATTAAAAATCACGTCATCAAACTTATCTGGATTAAAGTTTGTATCATCCAGTGCTGTTTCACTCGGGTGTTTATCATCATGCGATATACATCGCTTCAGTCTAATAACACTTCCGCCGACTTTTTGAACTTCCTCAACTTCATTAGGAAAACGAGTGTCGTCTATTAAAGCATAGGATATATCTCGATACTTAATATCATTCAACAATGCGTCAGTCCAAATATTGCCGTACATTTTTCTAAAAATGCCAGTACCAACTTCCTGTACAACCTGTCTAGCAGTCATAAGACCTACTGGAACAATCGGACGACTGGTACGAATATCAGTGTAATGAGGCAAATCTTCCCATCGATAACGAGTGAGGGTATTTTTTTGTTCGTCAGTTCCCCATAATTGCTCATGTGTCAAACCAAGAATTTCATGACAAAACATTTTTAGTGGAGTGGCGAAAGAGAACTTCATTACTTTGTTGGATTCGACACCAAATAGTTCTAAAGAGTTGTCTTTTAGAAACTCGCATATACTTGTTTTACCAGAGCCCTTTTTCCCAGAGAATGCAAAGATTTTAGCCACCGATTTTCTTCCTCCAATAAGATTTTGTCAATAACGGACAGTCAAATTCACTATCATTAATATGCTCGTAATTCAAATCATTAAGCGTAATCCCAGTTAAATCTGCCCTAAGCATAACCGGCAATCCACTTCGCCTCATCATGTCAGTCATAACTGAGGTTTCCAGAATTGGCACAGTTCCTAGATACATCGCTTCATAGTTCCTGTAGCAATCAAGCCCATTTCCGAACGGGCTCAGAACAAACTTATGCTCAGACAGCTCTTCATAATATTGTTCAACCGGAAGGTTGGCGTTTTCTCGGAATGTTACCCAAGGAATGTTTCTGAAAAAGTTTTTGTAATGGAAACGGTCAAACGAGTTATTTTGAAAGTTCACATACAGTAAACCTTTCTTGGGGCGTCCTCGATAGTTCGCCAGTATGTCTTTACCGTGTCCATCATTATTAACTCCGAATGGAAGCCAGGAAATATCATGGTCTGACGTAGTACCAACAATATCAAGATTTGTAGCAAACCACTTAATTCCAGCCGGAATTCGAGAGAATGTACTTGTTGTGAAGCGGTCGATTTTTACGGAATAATTATCGGCTGGGTCACACTTTTCCTTATTACATGCTGGCCCAAGTTGGACAGCCATGTATCTGTCATGAATATTAGCCAAACTAGCCCAGTTGGTAGCATTGGCGAACTTAATAATATCTTTATTTGGATGGTTTTGGTATTGGTAACGAATGCTGTAGTCAGAGAATGAACTAACCACAGTTAGTTTTGTGTGGTCGTTAGTTCTCTCGAAAAAATCAGAAACTTCCTCAGCTGGAACATGGATAATATCCTCTCTACCTAGTTCAGCAACCAATTTTTCGTAGTAGTCGCAAGTCAAAAACTCGTTTTTGTCAATCATCTTTTGTACTTTTCAATTAAGGGTTGAAGCAATGAATTTACATTAGCAGGAGAGAGTTCACCAAGGTCATTCGTTGGTATCGTCGGAAACACCAGTCGATAGCTCCGATACAAGTTTTCTTTGATTTTCTGGGCACCTAGTTTACCAGCTTCGTCATTATTCATCAGAACGATAATTGTCATCGCACCCGACTTCTCAAGTATCACCTGTTGCCGGTCGGTCATGCTACTTCCAAAAACCCCCAAGCCGCAGTGTATTTGAGCCTCTTCGAGCCGCCACACCTCGCCTGGGCCTTCAACAATGACTGCTACCCCTTCTCTGCTTATAGAATTCTTAGCATACCAAAAATTGTAAAGGTAGCTGTCTCTTGCGAAGTTATCTGAATTCCTCCACTTTGAAAAGTGGTGTGCGTTTTGCTTATCTGGACAATGACCGTCATGATACAAACCACATTTTTCGCACTTCGTGAATATCGACCGACCTGTTACTCCAACACACCAAGAATGTTTGTCATCATAAATTGGAACGACTACTCTATTATACATTGGCTTTCTTGGGTCAGTACACAAGCCAACGTCATACTTATCAAGAATTTCTTGGGACCAGCCCCTGTTCACGAAAGTATTCGCTCGGCATTTTTAGCCGAGACCTCACCTCTTTTCGTGTAACTCCAACAGGTTGTTGATTCGTGCCTTGCATTAGTTGAGTCATTGAAGATGAAAAAGAACGTTTTTCTAAATCTTCGTAGTCAACCTTAATCTCATTCAGCTTGACCCCAAGAAAATCGCAGCACCAATCGATAGTTTCTTTAAAAGAAATATTTTTCCTTTTACTTTCAAGCATACCTCGAACAAAACCAATAATGGTTTTTTTATACTTCTGCTCACAATGTTTAGTCCGGCAAACCCATTTTCCAGGGATGTCGCCGCCGTGATAGAGATTGAATGCCGCAGGATTATCACCCGAGTGAACGGGACAGCATCCAACGAACATCTTGCCGTTTTTTGTTAGAGCGACATCCAGTTTGAGCATAAGCTCGTCAATCCGAGACATCAGCATTACTGAAAGTGTGCTTAGTCTTGCCTGGTCGTAGTAGTTACTGTGGGAAATCGACCACCCCCTTTGAATCATCAACGACCATACCAGTTGGTTGGTCTGAGTGTCCCGCGTCAAGCTCCTGACGAGTTGGTCCCTCTATAACTTGAGCGTATTCGTAGTTTGACTTAATGTTAATGTAGTCTCCATACTTCAGTCCCTCTCCATGCCTCGAAATGACCGGAATCAGCTTGTGACTGAATTTCCCGCCATCCTCTGCCTTCTCTTCGTCAGATTTCCATTTAAAAATTGATAGGGACGTACAGAACCACACAATGCGGTCTGATTGGCTAATCACTGACGTGTCTTCCTTGTCGATACCATCTCTATTGAGTTGGGCGAAGCAAAGTATTGGTACGCCGTATCGAGAAGCAAAGTTTTTGAGTGACGTTACAATAAACCCGAGCATTTGAAACTCGGCCATGCCGGTTTTTAGCGAGTCGGCACTCATTAGTTTGAGGTAATCATAAATAATGAGGCATGGTTTAGCTTTACCATTAGCTTGTAAACCAACAGTTTTTAGAACCCATCGTCGCATATTAGCCAAGGTATCCTCAAAGGTTTCCTGACTAATGCAGCGATAATGATAAGGCCAATCCTTTAATTTTCGAGCGGCTTCGAGAACCTTGTTGGGGTTTCCTATACCTCGCTCTATATCATTAACTTTCACGGAAGACATGCTCGCAATAACGCGATGCAGCTGTTCTTCCCACGACATTTCCGTGTCGATATTCAAAACGGGAACGTTTTCTTTTCCGGCTACATGCAAAGCAACCTTGTTGACCAACTGGCTTTTGCCGGTTTTCGGTCGGGCTGCAATTACGTCTAAGCTGTTAGGACGAAGCCCGCCACCGATAGCTCGGTCAAATCCTTTAATACCGGTAGAAATACCAATCTGATTTCGCGGATTATCAATCAGGTGTTGGAGATACTTTTCCGCATTGTCGCCCATCGAACGAGTAGTCTGACTATCCGAACCAGATAACAGACTGGTAAAATCAAAAATTGGGTTTTCGACACTGGCAAAAATCTGGTCTACCGTCTCAACGCCAGTAACTTCGCTTAATGACTCTTTCGCCTTTTCAATCTGGTTCATCAAAAGCCTGGAAATTTCAAGCTTTCGAATTCTGCCAGCCATCTTACGAATATTTTCGTTATGAACGGGCATATTCATAACAGCACGTAAGTGCGTCATCTCTTCAGGTTTATCAAACACTTCATTCAAACCAAGTTGCTTAGCTGCGGAAAGAACGCTGGGATAGTCAACCTTGGCTTCCATATTATCGGCACATATCGTCTCAAGACACCTCCAGATAACCTGATTGCTATCGACCGTAAATGTCTTGGCGGTAACAATGTCTGCTACGTCAGCAAACTGCTCACCGCCACCATTGAACACACTCGCCAAAACAGCTCGTTCAGATGCTGGGTCACTTAGTATCATTGCTGCTCCATTATCGGATTTTGGATTTGCCCATACAGCTATCGCAACGAAATTCTGGTTCGTCTTCACCTTTGTCTAACTTAATTGGAACCAAGTCAGGATGAACATCGAAATTATTTTTACATCCAGAACACTTTAGGTTGACTGGAGTGAACTTGGGGCGAAGCTCACGAGATTTACCGGCTCGTGACTTAGATAGCTTCATACTCTCTTTTTTCGACGTAGTAAAAATTCCCAGACCGTCCGACTCGTCTTCTTCTACACTAACTGCTTCCTGCTGAAGCTGTTTATTTGCTCGCTCCAAAATTTCCCTGTCAGGCTCAAGCATTTCCAGTTTTGTTGGCGTTATGTCTTTTGTACAATCAAATACTGGATATACATTGCCATTAATGACTACAGAAACTTGGCTTATATCGCAAACAGATTTTTGTACTGGTACATTAACATCATCTCCGGTCATCTGTGTGTACCCATCACACACGAGCGACCAATCACCTTTATCGATGCCCATACTGATTAGTTGAATTGGACTTAAACTCATTGACTTCTCCTGCTTGATTGAACTTGTATCATCGCTTTAGCTAACATCTCAACCTTTTGAGACAAAAACGAAATTCTGTTTAGCCGACTTTGAGATTCGACGCGAATTTTATCTAACTTGGAGGCTGCGTCATTCTGGACAATAGCCTTTGTTTTTCTTTCGTCATAACTTTTTCCGTTAACCTGATTAATCGCCGAAGAAATAATTCGCTTGATACATTCTTCAGCCCAAGCTATTCTTGACTGTTCCTTATTGACTGCTTTTTGTAAATAGAATGAAAACTGCTGAAGTGTGTAAGATGCCTCTCCGCATTGAGTAGCAGTCATGGATTTTAACACGCTAGGCACCAATTCCAGCAATCGCTTTGATTCGTTCTCGACTTCAAAGGGGCATTTAGCAGGAAGGGAGCAGGCATTTTCGAATTCGTCCAACTCGCCTTCAACTTCCTTCAGCCGTTCCTCTATTGTCAATCCTGGCTTTCCACTCTCCGTCTGATTCGTCATATGGGAACTCGATTAAAGTAAAGTTGTTTATTTCAGCCCATTGTTGCTTTTTTGAGTCGCGTTTCTTTGCTTCAAGAAACCCTCTTTCCGTTCCGTGAAAGTGAGGGTTAAATTCTGAATGCTGTGAACCTTGAACTTCAACCAACAGTTTTTTGGAAGGTATGAAGAAGTCGGCATACAGTCTTCCGGCTCCAGGCAAAGAAAGTTCTTCCAAAATCTGTTCAAACGGAAAAAGGTTTTGAAGCAGTATTCTCGCTCGTTTATGAAAGCTTGACCGAGGACGAGAGTCATTTTTCATCGGTTTGTGCCCTGTCAGGTTCCATTGGTAGAGTTTCCCGTCGAGCCCATGAACTTTCATTCGTCACCACCTCCACCAGCAAGGCTTCCTGCTGCTTTCATGACTTCCTTTTCGAGAGCGTCAGCCCATGCCGGATTAGCCAGGAGAAGTTGATAGAGTTGTTCCGAACCTTGACATTTAGGTATTACGCCATCTTCCAAAAAATGTTTGTATGGTTCAGTCCCGAGAAAATCCAGAGAAAGCCACGAACCATTTTTTTTGATTAGCTGGACAGTTTGGCCAAAAGTAAGAGATTCATATAACTTGTCATAGCCAACTCCATATCGAAGGTACGACTCGATAAGCATACCTGGAGGGCCAAGTTTTGAACAACCGCATTTCCAAGTAACAAACTGACCAATTTGTTTCTCGCCAATTTTCCAGGGACGATTAATGATAGCCGTCAACTTGTAATCCGCCTGATACTTCCAGGCGTTAGCCACTTTGTCAACCTTCTTTGGACCCATTGGATTACCTGTATTAGCAATCTGCCTTGTAATTCCAATAACGAGCGTGTTGTTAATCGGCACTACAGGAGCCATCATGTCGATAAACTGAGATAGCCACATATTGCCGCCACCTCGTGTTTGCGTACCGATACCTTCATTCATCACCCTCTCTTCACACAAAGTCGATAGAGAATCAATAATCAAAACAGCGTTTGGCACTGTCCTGATAATCCGCATGAAAATATCCAGCCACATTTGAGATGTTAGAATTTGGCCTTTTTTTGACTGGATAATGCGAAACTTCTTCGGGTCTAAATCAAGCCCTTTGATTCCTTTCCAGTGCCGCATATTAACGCGGGATTCTACTGCACCGTAATAGACGACTCGATTGCCATATTCTGGTTTTTGCGCGTTAGCTGCGATAGTCAAAGCCAAAACTGTTTTTCCATACTTTTCTGGACCGCCGATGCTAACCCAACAACCTTCATGAAAACCACCCGACGTAATAATGTCGATAGATGGGCAGGAAGGGATTATCGTTTTGACTTGGTCCGCTACATCTTGACCGCCAAGGATGAGCCCTTCACCATAGGTCGAATCAATGTCAGCCGTCAATCGTTCGTTAAAATCGTCGGGGGCTTGAACAACTTCTTCAGTCTTTTTCTTAGCCATTACAGGTTTCTCAGCTTATCTAATTCAGATTGTGAATGTATAAAAACGGGACGTTCTTTTTCTTGAACAACAACAGGTTTCTCAGCAACCTTGGTTTCAGCTTGCTTTAATCTTTCACTTTCCTGCAAATTTCTCTTCTTTTGTTCCGCAGTAAATATTGGGTCGAGCCAGCGTGCGTTTAGCGTGTAAGCGCTCTTTCCTTCTGTTCGTAAAACAAAAAGGATTGTATCAATCGAGTACAGTTTGAGTAATGAGTTGGCAAATCTCAACTGCATTAAAAACTCTCGTTTGTACCTATCAAGATTCCAAAACTTTGCTGGTAGCTCGATACCTCTTCGCCTGGCCCCCTTTGCCACCATATTTTCTGCAAGAAACTGAGCGTTAGTAATAAAACCGCCACCAAATCTTGATTCAAAGCGACTTGATTCAGTTTTTTCCTTCGCCATATTCACTCCGTGGTTGAGACTGCACCACTACCTCTACTTGGTCTTTGTTCTTGTCGTTCGTGATATGCATTAAGAGCGTCAATAATTGTCTTTGCTGCGTAGCCATCAATAGCTACAGCCACGTCAATTGAGTTTCCAAAATTAGTTTTTTTGTAAATATAAACCTGAGTGAATTTATCCGTTGGTAACTCACACCAGTAAACAGAACCGTATATCATGTTAGCATCCTAAAGGTTTCCAAAAATAAACTTTCGGCATTCGTAGCCGAGTATCCAGACGAGATTTTTCCGAGCGTGTATTTGCCGATATTTACATCCAAGTTATAAAACTCTCGTTCGTCAGTTTTCTTTACGTCACGAAGCTCAAAAGCAAAAACAAGTTGGTCGGCAAATTTAACTTCTTGTTGCATTAATTGGTCATCGTAATCAATTCCGAACTTTGAATAGATAACCCTCATGCACCGCTCTTCGAGCGGTAAATACACTTCGCGAAGTAGATACTTCAATGGCGAAATAATATCCTGAAGGTAAGCTTCCGATGCGTCATGTAACAAACCAGCTAACTTATGCTTTCCACTAATAACTTCCGACACATGGACTGAATGTTGGGCGACCGAGTAGTGTTCAAAATTGTGATGTCCGTTGTATCGATTAATCCTAGCGAGAGCGTGGGCGATATCTTCAATCAGAATGTCTTCCGGTCTTGGATTTTCCAGGTTGAAGCGTATGCCGCTATGTGTCATGGTCCACTGGTCTTCCGTTTGTCTTAACAGGCTTATCATGTGTTTATCTTTAAATTTTTGGAACTTCAGGATAAACTTTACGTACTTCAATAGCACATAACCGCAGAACGTCCAGCCGCTTTGCGGCGTAGGAGGCGGCGCAAGCGACGTAGGCGGCGGCGGCGGCGACGTAGGCGGCGGCGGCGGCGTAAGCGGCGTAGGCGGCGGCGTAGGCGGCGGCGGCGGCGTAAGCGGCGTCGGCGGCATTAGCCGCCTTCCTAACATCATCCAACGTAGCCGTCCCATCCAAGTAATCACTGGTTGTCTTTAAGCATGTTTGTCGTGCCTGTTCCCATTCGGGATTTTCAATAGCTGGTGCAAGTTTTGCACAAGCTAAAGTTGCTTTAACGAGCCGCTTGCGGCTCTCACTATCGGGCGGTCCAGCCAATTTTCCTAACAACCACAACATGTGGTCGCCACGTTCGCATTCATTCCACGCCTTTTGTTCTTCATCTTCTTGGTATTTTTCCAGGAAAGTTTTTGCTTCACTACACGGACGAAGATGAGAGATTTTTTCGGCTAAGTTCATTTTTATCCTTCTTGTTTTTAGATATTAATGGTTGACAACCCCAACCCAACCGTCTCTCTCTTCGAGAGATTTGTTTGTCACCAAACTCTCGCATAAATCTTTCAAGCTTTAACTTACCTAATTCCAAACTGTTCTTATCAAAAACAACGGACTCCGGTTCGTTTCGATTATCTTTGAATCCCCACTGTTTATTGCCTTTGTCGTCAACTTTGATAGTCATGGCAATTCCAAGTGGGTGAAAAACAGAATGATTCAAATGAAACAGTAAACCGGAGTCCAAGATGAAGTCGATATCGAGAGACTTTTCAAGCCACGTCATATTCCACTCCATATTAGTATTATAGCACATTTCGGTAGGCTGTCTATACGTAACTTACCGAACAGGCTTGTTTGGGTCCATGATAAACACACCCTTTAGTTTTGGTTTTTCCGTATTTTTCATGTACTGCTTTTCGTCGTCAACGGCAGACTGAGCTGCTGTCATGGCGACAATTTTGTCGCCTTCGGTATGAAAAAAAGTTTTCGGCAACTCTTTCGGAGCCGCCGTAACATTCAAGGTTTTTATGAACTTCTTCACCTCGGACAATTTAGCCTCGGTGTCTTCAACAAGTTCTTTAACGCTCTTCTTGCCAAAATGTTCCCGAATATACGCTTCTTGTGCCTTGTTCATATTTCTCTCTGAGCCCTTCTGAGGTGAACCTCGTTACCCGACCGTAAAAATTGCAAATAGGCTTCGTAAGCCAAATCAGTCACTTCTTTAAGTTCGTATCCGCCTCGGCCCCAGTCGCTTTCTCGCGGATTATAAAGCTTGCCGGATTCGGACAGTAATGTACCGCGACGAATCCAGTGTCTCGCGAATCCCGTTGGATAATTGGCGACTCTGGCGTAAGCAACGCCTTCTTCATCTCTCAATTTCTGACCGTTAATTCCAAAGTTTGAAATTATCGGTCTACCTTCTGATTGGTTTCGCATCTTCACTCGCCTTCTTAATATTGAATGTAATTACATTCCCCTCCGAATTAAAGTCTTCTACGACAGTAGAAGGAATATCTTGTTCAGGGTCATCTTCTTTGATTTTTCCGTATCCGCCAGAATGAAAAATTCCTTCGACGGGAACTTTGTAGGATTTGTCGCCACAAAATGGACAGTTTGCAATAATCTCCCAAAAAAATGGTTTTTGAGTTTGTGGATTGATAGCGTTCGGCATAGTACGCCAAATGTCCATTAAGGTAGCATCACAGTTTGAGCAGGAAATGTAAACGTGACCGCCGTCCTCCAACCCAACTTTGTCTTTCGCTTTCGCCTCAGTGATTGAAACGTTCATTCTTTTTCTCCGGTTTCGATGAACTTTTTGACGTTCTTTATTTTACTTACTTCAAGCGGCTTATCAAGTTTTTCGGTTCCATCAATTGAACCATTTCTGTACCATGGAGTTTCTGGTTTTTTCTTTGGAGAACGAAGTTTTCTAGCCTTGAAGTCGTCCTCAATCATCTTTTCGTGCCGCTCTTTACCGAGACGTTTTGTATTTTCTTCGGCGGCTTGACCGATGGTTGTTGGGTTGCCATAAACAACTGCGGTAATATTGTGGTTATCAAAACTTTGCCCAAGTGAGTTTTTACCGCATGACGGGCACCGTTTTGGATGCGGCTCAGACATCAAATGATAGTCTTCGAATTGGTATTTACATTTACTGCAAGCATATGTGTATCTAGGCATCTAACGTTCCCTGGCTCTTCGAGTATTTGAGATAGTGTTCGACCTTTGCTATCTTCATATTACCAGCCGAGAGTGAGGGATGACGAAGCTTATTTTCGATTATAAGCATACTTAACACACCAAGAAAGTCGTCGATTTCTCCACTGATTCTTTCTGCGTTCGTTTTATCTTGGCCCTCTTGTATTTCCTGTAAGCCGAAGCGTAAAGCTTTAGATACTCGCTGGGCCACCTCATTACATTCTTCTGCTAAAATACACAGGAGATGTTCGGTCCTTGCCATTTAAAGTCCTCAAAAATAAGGTAAATCAAAATAAATACGACTACCATAAAAACAATATCATTAGGACTCATTTTCAAAGCTCTCCATTAGTTCTACGAGTTGTTTAAGTTCATCCAGGGTCATGTCGCCGTCGATTTGAACTAGGTTGGTCTTCCAAAATCGAAGAAAAGGAAAATCTCGTTTTTCTTTATTTTGTTCGTTGAACTTATCAATTTTCCGACGATTACACTCTTTTTCAATAAAGTGTTGATAGTACATATCAGTCATCATGCTCCCCAAAATCGTTTTTTCCTTCGATTTTTGACATAAGTGAAATAAAACACAACAGAACTAAAGGAGCCCCAAGGAAACAAATCAGAAGAGCCATTTTTCCTCCAATAGCAGCAATAGCTGAAAACACAGGAATTACAAAGAAATACGTGAATACTACGACTGACGTATTTGCCATTAACCTTTACACTGATAACAACTAATGAAGTCGCATATATACTCTTTAATTTTATGTCTCATCTTTTCATCTTTTTTATCTGACCTATCCATCTTATAAAAATAAAAGTAAAGTTCGTTAAATATCTTATCAACAGTCTCATCAAGTTCCATCATATCACCTATACAGTTACAGACTTACACAGCGAACGTGGCCTGTCCACGTTCAGCCCATTAATCATCGCAAGGTAATAAGCAAGTAATTGAAGAACTACATTGATAACCAACGGGCTACGAAAGTCGCGAAGCGTAGGAACCGAGATGACTGGACCATCAATCATTGCCCTTACCCTTTCCTGCGAATCTTCATCGGTAATAGCGATAATTTGTCCACCCCGAGCCTTTATCTCTTCAATATTCGAGCAAACTCGTTCAAAGGCGGATTGGTCGTTGCAGTTAAGCAGGAAAAGGGAAAGCGTGTGTTTGTCAATCAACGCAATGGGGCCATGCTTCATCTCAGATGCATGTACGGCTTCCGCATGCTTGTAGGCAACTTCTTTAACTTTGAGGGCACCTTCCAAAGCAATTGGGTAAAGCTGTCCACGAGCCAAAAAAAGATAGTTTTTCCAACTATTGGCAAACTTAGCCAGATTCTCTATTTCCCGCTCCTTCTTGAGCAACAACTTAATAGGCTCATTTATCGACTCAATTTCTCCGCCTTTATTTTTCATAAGCGAAGTTTTATAGGCGTATCCCAGTTCATACAGCTTCACACACTGTTCAGTAAATGTCTTTGTGGCTGCGACAGCACGCTCGGGTCCAACCCTCAAAAGAATTGGGGTTGCCAGGCGAGCGGCCTGGGAGTGAGCATTGTTAGTAATGACGCTTATTGTCGCACCGTTATTTTTCAGGTAGTTTATTGCGTCAAGAGTATCTTTTGTTTCACCTGATTGGGTTAAAGCAATGTACCAAGTGTTCTTGAAGTCATTCTTTCGAAGCGGTAGTTCCGTTGCGTACTCTACACGAGTTGGTATGCCTTCGGCTTCCAGGTAATTACGACCAACCAAGGCGGCGTTATAGGAGCTGCCGCAGCCAAACAAACAAATATCGTTTCCAAAAATGAATTCATGCGATTTGTATATATTCAGCCCTTCAAAGAACTGACGTTGCACCATAGGAAATTGAATGTTATATGGCTCAGGATTTGGGGTGGCTTGCTCCCTGATTTCTTGAAGCATCAACGGAATCGGTTCGTCTTTGGTATATTCAACCCCAACCGGAACTTCAAATATAAAACATGGAGGAAAAGCTGTCTCTGGATTGTTAATATCGTAAAATTTAATCACTGGAGTTTCATAGCCAGGCATCATTTTGATTAAAACGATGTTATTTTTGGGAACAACAGCGTATTTCTTGGCGTGTCCGCTAAAAGCAACTGGGTCGGAGGCTATCATTCCATCTTTGGTGACCATTAACGGACTATTGTTAGTAAAGCCGAAAAGATAGTTTCTCCAAGCTTCGTGATAAGCCATGAAAGCATAATCACCTTTTAGTTCGCGAATCGTATTATCTATCGCGTCTAACAAATCGACTTCATCACTGGTTGAACCGGTAGGAATATGAAACGCTAAAGCGTTAGCAAGAACTGCCGTGTCAGTATCGGTTATAAACCAAAAATCATTTTTTTTCAGTTTATCTTTTTGTTCCTGGTGGTTTTCGATAATCCCATTATGAACGACGTAAACGTTTTTTCTATTATTTAATTCTTCAATAGACTTACACTTGATTTTTCCTCCAACAACAGGGTGCGTGTTAAGCAGAGAAACCTTCCCATGAGTCGCCCAACGAGTATGAGAGAGCCCGATTGTTGCTTTAGGAGACGATACATTACTGTACCAAGACGTGAACCCATCGCCTTCATTGCTCATGTGAGTTTTTACACCGTCGAAAGCTTTTGAAGGAGCCCCAATAAATCGTCCATACTCTTCGAGTTCTCCATCGACGAATGTGGTGTAGCCACACGAGTCGTATCCTCGGTACTCAAGTTTCTTGATGCCAGAAATTAAGATATCTCGACATGGCTGTTTTCCTGCATATGCTACTATTCCACACACAGCTCACTCCTTCGTCGTTCGCTGATTTGTATCTGGTAATGCTAATAGATGTCTTATATACGTTCCCGTTGAATTAAAATCTGTCAAACGCCCAATCCCCTTGATAAACTTCTTCCGCTTTAGTTACAAAATTCGAGTTTGAATTGTTGAGATAATTAATAAGCGATAGCTGAATATTAACTATTTCACGCAAAGCCTCCAACGTATCTGTATCTGAAACCGGACTCATTAAAGTATGATTTCTAACATATAACAATCGCTTATGGAGTTCATTCAAAAGGGAAACTTCTATTTTACTATCCATTATTGTCCACCATTAGCAGAGAAGTGTAAGGTTATTGTTTTGTTAATTCAACAAAAACTGGTTTTCCATCAACGTAATCTACCCTTATTCTTAGCTCATCCATCAACTTACGTTCAGCAACCACTGTGCGATTTTCATATTCTTTGTATCTCGCCCATAAAGCAAATGGCACGGCAATCACGTTACAATTCTTAGTTGCTTCAGCTTCCGCTTCTTCTTTGGTGCCTTCACCCCAGGAACGTTTCCAACTAATTCCCATCTTGCCAGGAAAAATACATGTCCATAATTCGGATTTTCCACCGTAATACGAGGAAGGAAGTTGTTGCATAATTAATCCTTTAGTGTTACCACTCTATTACTACATAATCCCATTTGTCGTTTTTTACGTAGATTATATTTCCGTTTTTCTTAACGAACTTATTCATTTCTGCTCCTATCTCTTGAGAGACGATTTCTGACCCAGGAATCAAAAGTTCTCGGTCTTCAAAATAATAATGTCGAGACGGAAAACCTTCTGGCTCATTTTGTAGATTTTGCTCAGCCATTACTTCTCCAAGGAAAGAACAGTGTTACCGGATTGGTCTAGTTGAGCGATTACGTCACCATTTTTCGCGGCTCTGCCATTTCGAAAATGCATAACAAAAACCTTCTTTGTTTTAGAAATTGAAAATGCTGGTTTTGTTCGGCTTTTGTCCAGCATGTACCCAACGACAACCGGTTCTCTTATACCATACCGTCAGTAACGGGTAACGCCCGTCACTCGCACCATTAATATTATATCATAGCATGGCCGTATGTCAATACCTTATCCGCATTTTGATGCACCGCAATTCTTACAAAGATGACAGCCTTCTTGATAAACGACAGAATCGGAGCCGCAAGTTCCGCAAGTGGTGCCGGTGACCTTGGTGCCATCCTTTACATACTTCTTCAAAGCCCTGGAAAGGGCTTTGGCGAAGGAGTGCATGTCACCTTTGACTTTACTGAGTTGGTCTACGATGTAAGTCGTGTCTGCACCATGGCGTAGGCCCATTGATGTCATTCGAGTGAGTGCTTCTTCGTTTTCAGAGAGAAGAGCGGAAACGTCCTCGACGACGACTTCGCCATCGTCGTTAATAAGGTCGTAGCGTCCTCGTTTTAGCTTTTTGAGTGTACCAGATTTTGGCAACTTCTCTTCAGGTGAGGTGAAGGCGAATACTTCGTACGGCTCTCCATTAACCAGGCCAACCAAGACGATAAGGTGGTTTCCTTTGATGGTAAGTTTATGTATGTCGCAAGCAACATCTGCTGGGCGTTTCAAAGCGTCGGTTTTCTTTAGTTGCTCTTTGGGAGCCGCAGGCTCCTCTTTTACAAGGACGCCCGACCTGCATCCATCACGGTACACCGTGATTCCTTTGCATCCGGCTTTCCAGGCTGTCTCGTAGATTTCGGCGACTTTTTCTTCGGTTACGTCGTTGGGTAGGTTAAGTGTGCTAGAGACCGAATGGTCAAGGTACTTCGTGGCGATAGCTTGAAGACGAACTCTTTGCTTCCAGTCGATGTCATTAGCAGTACAGCCGTGATAGGGGGATTTTTTCCAATCAGTTTCACCCGTAATATCCATCCACATTTTTATCTTCGCGTGAAAGACTGGATAGTTTGTCCACTTATCACCCAGGTCGTCCACAAAGTCAACTCTAGCGTCTTTCATGCCTGGCGTAATTTTCTTACGTCGCGTGTATGGAACATCTGTGAATAGTGGTTCAATACCACTCGTAGTTCCCCAGTAGTATCTTGGGCCAGCCATAATTGACACACTGCCAGCCGGTGCCGTCGTTAGAAGAGCGATATTTCGACGACCATATTTTTTCATTTGCTCAAAAATCGTTTTTCCATACACTTCTAGTCCGTCAACAACAACGTCCTCTTCATTCAAACGATTAAGGAATGGACAATCCTTTTCGAGTTCATGGTCCCAAATCGGAAACGGACCAACCTGTTTTGCCATTTCAACGCTGGATTCGTAACAGGCCAATTTCATCGTCTTGTAAATAAGTCCAGTAATTTCGATTGACTCATCAGAGCCGTAAGGAACTCCAATAGCGGCCATAACGTCACCTAATGCGGTGATGCCGGTTCCTGTGCGGCGTCCATTAACACAGTTTCTAAGAACAGTTTTCCAAAGTTCAAGTTCGCGACATTTGATTTCTTCAGGCTCGGGGTCTGACTCAACCTTCTTGATGATGCGTTCGACCATTTCAATTTCCAGGTCAATTACATCATCCATTAGTCGCTGAGCGATTTTGCAGTATTGGTAGAACTTTTTGTAGTTGAATTTCGCCGCTTTCGTAAATGGATTTTCGACGAAACCAAAAAGATTGAGCAGGAGAAGGCGGCAGCTGTCCAAAATATTAAGGGGGAGTTCGCTGCAATTTGAAACATCGCAACATCCTTGCCAATAGGTACTTGCGTCGTTATCTACCGTTATAGAATAGACTTCTTCCTCGCACAAAAATTCCTTACTTTTAACTTCGAACGATACCTTTGCTGGTTTATCAGCTTTTCCAGTCCTAGAAATAACATCGGCGAGCTTTTTGTTTTTGTATTCTTGAATAAAACCGATAAGTTTTTGAAATTTAACTCTGTCAGTAGTAATGTTTATATCGTAGCTTTGTTTGCAGGTATATGTGCCATTCGCAAACTTAACGTCAGTCGGCTTATTAGTAGTGAAATATGAATATATACCAACAGATGATAACAATTGCTGAACATCACCGACAAGTCCAAAACAAGCAGTTTTCAGAGTTACTCTATCTGCGCACACACTACCATTTGCTGAATAAACACCTCTCAAGAACGAACAAACATCTTCTTGGGAGGCTTCCATATATTTCTTTGGAACGCGACGATTCTCTGGCTTATCAAGGTCAGTATAGTTAAGCGTAGTGTCAACGGTCCATGATGTTCCAGATGAATGAGAGTGTTTGTCGCGAATCAAAAAACTTATTTCGCTATCGAAATAATCAGTGTCGTCTTTACCAATATATAAGATAGTATCAAATTTGTAAGACGACGAACCATCACCAAAGTACAATCCATCCATCACAATTTGTGGATTGTGACTTGAAAATGTAGCGTCTGGCCCCCTCAAAACATCAATAGATTCGCTTAAACACGCTGGAATCTTCATTTTCTTCGAGAGAATATGATGATGCTCGGTGCAGTCTACGAATCCAGCGGTTGTTTGATAACGAAAAACTTTTTGTTTTCCCGACTCCCATTTATTAATAATAGTTGTCCATCCACTCTTTGACCAGATAACACTACCAACATCTAAATCACCGATTTGTCGTAATCCATCTTTAGTGATTACATAGGTACTTTTTCTAATGCAGGGGTTGGTTGATACAGTTTTAAACCCAAACTTCGCATAGCAATCAGCCGGTGACTCCGAGATAATCCTATCCCAAAACAGCAAACCAGGCTCTGCTCGTTTCCAAGCACAATGAATAATTTCTTTCCAAACACTTTTCGCTTCTACCAAATTCGACATTACTGGGTTAACGGCATCTATAGGCCAACGCTGCTCGTATCTATCATTATTAAGCACTGCGTTAAGAAATTTATCGCTAAGTCTAACAGAAACATTAGCTCCAGTAACCTTCGTTGGGTCAAGCTTCATTTTCGTAAAGTCAATAATTTGAGGGTGATGAACGTCGAGAGTCAACATCAATGCCCCCCTTCGCCCATTTTGCCCAACTTCCCTAATCGTATTACTGAACCTCTCACAAAATGAAACCACACCACTAGCTTTCCTGGCGGCATTCGACGTTGGCAGATTGCTTGGGCGAATATGCGACATGTCCGTACCAACACCACCACGGCGTTTTGAAATAGCCGTGAGTTGTTCGTCAGTGTGGTGCAGCGAAGCAAAGCTGTCAAGTGGTGGAGCGCAAACGAAACAGTTGGAAAGTGTGGAAAATGACTTACTACCAATCCCACTCATCAAGCTTCCTTGGGGAATAATAAGTCCAAAATCCTTAAAGCATTCGTAAATAAATTCAGCCGAGTACGGTTCTGAAAACTTTTTTTTCTCAACTCTTGCAAACTCCCGAGCCATCCGCCAATGCATATCATCTGGAGTTCCCTCCAAAACCTCATCTCCATCCCTCAAAGCATATTTATCAGTAAACACACTCGCCGGAAGTTCATCACTACCAAAATACTCAATTGCCTTCTGCATCTTCAACCCTTTATTTGTTTTAATTTATTTGCCGCTTCTTCAACTAAAAGCGACGAAGACTGAACTTTTTCTCTTCCGCCAACTCCAAGAATTAGCTGTATACCCAGTTTTTCGCAAACGAATTTTTCTTTTTCAGCAACCGCATCTAAAGTGCTTCTATCTCCACCTTTAGTGAAAACGTCAGGCTTCAATATCTCCAAAGCACTATCTACGAATTGTGAGCCGTCGTCCCACGGAACAACAAAATCCACTGCTTCAAAACCGGCCATCAGTTCTAACCGCTCTTCCATTGGCATAAACACATACCCCTTTTTTGCCAAAAGGAAGCGGTCGGAATTAACCAACACAACCAGCACTTGGCCGAGCTTGGCGGATTCATTTAAAATTGAAAGGTGACCGACATGGATAGGGTCACCTGGAATTGACGTACAGATAATTTTATAATTGATTCTGTACGCTTCGGCGAGTTCGTTTTTGTGCTTGTGGAGTATGTTGGCTAAGTGCGATAAGTCACGATAAATCTTTTTGTTCATCAAAGTCTACTATATCGAATTGAACGCCAGCTTCAAAAAACATTGTTTTGGAAAACTCAATATCTTCGCCCCAACGAGCTTTTAATTCATCTGACATCGGAGGAGCAACACACCTTGTTATACCAGTGTTGATAATCATCGAGGAACAACGTGAGCAGGAAGGGATTGGGTATGTGTAGATTGTGCAACCTTCTAACGACCGTTTAGCGAATAGCACAGCATTGGTTTCTGCATGAACGACGAACTTGAGCTTCTGGTCTCGGTCGGCATATCGCTCGGGCGAGTCCTTAACGTGCTTAGGAAACCCGTTGTAACCAAGAGACACAATACGCCGGTCCTGGTCCACAATAACAGCCCCAACCTTCGTACTTGGGTCTTTCGAGGCTGTGGCTACATACTTGGCGAGCCCGAGGAAGAAGCGGTCCCAGTATTCTTGTCCGCGACCTTCGTCTTGAGTATCCCACTCAGACATTTGCTTTAAGATTCCGGCACGCAGAATTCCAAGTTCCGGTATCCGTTCCTCTACTTTTACCTTCTCTGCAAATAGATTCCAAATATAATCAAAAAACATTTTTTATAACCCTGCCTTATGTTTAGCTTGAATTAGGTCGAGCATTGCTGCCTCTTCCGAACGATAAGACGCAAATACTGGCCCAACATATTCTTTTCTATTTGTTCCAACAGGAGAATAAGAGCATTCAAGCCAATATTCATACCCTGATAACGCTTCAAAGATATTTCCAGGTATTCTGGCGTACGGGCGACCAAAACGAGGGTCACAGTCATCTCTAACAAAAGAAAAGGTTACTGGCTCTGTCCTGCCGTTGACTATATATGAATGCTCAAATTTAGCTGGACAATGAGAAAAGTGTTTTAGTTGGATGTTACTCCTAAACATTTCACTCGAACAAACAAGTAAACCGACTTTGTCTTGAGACCAAATTTCATACTTAAGACAATCTTTTGGCTCAACCTCAGAGATTCTGTTTTTCAAAACACTAAGAGCGAAAGACTCTGTAGGTCCATTTAACGGAATTTCAAGCGAATTCCCAAAAATACTACTAACGGATACCGTTGCGATACCATCGTTTTGATATGACGGAAGTTGCACCTTAATCCAGTTGCTTTCTTCCGAAAGCGTGCGTTCATCAGCGAAGCTGACGCTTGGTAACATAGCAGCGGCAGTAGTGGCCGAAGCTAGTTTAAGAAAGTCTCTTCGATTCATACCTATCTCCTAACTAAATACAATAATCAAGTTCCGGTTCAATAGCCCAAACTTTCAATGTTCCTTTGGGAATGGAACAGTAAGGAACTTCGTGTTTTGGAATAACGTTTTTATTTTTCCAAATAACTTTAATAGGTAATAACTCGCCAAGTTTATATTCAAGCCAATGAATGGCGTTACATGGTCTACAAAGAATCTCAAGATTATCGACTGGTAACTTACCACTAACAACATCGCATAATAAATTTTGTCCTGCCCGCCTATTTCCCTTTCCGCATGGAACCTTATGGTTTACTTCGAGTAATCTAACATCGTCACAACCACATCTAACACAGCATGGAAACACTGAGCCGCAAATCTTAAAATATGCTCGTTTTTTTAAGCTCTCACGATGTTTCTTGTAACTAATTGCTTTATTCTCAGGAGTACACCACTTTTTAAACGACTTTGAGTCATTGATACTTGCAGTTTTTTCTCCAGCTCTGTTTCTAGCGTCTATTTTTCTATCGCAGTAAGGACATTTTGTAAAAACTGTTTTACCTAAATATTGCCAACTTGCCCCACAATTTCGGCACCATAAATTAGATTTTAAAGGAGCTTTTGTTGTCCCTTTCCTGTTATTTCTTTTTTCTTTCATGAATTAATTTTCTTAAACTCCATTATGGTAGTCAACCTTTCAGTCTTAGTTACTTCAAGATAATAGGCATCTTCCATCCAGTTCATTTCCTCTGGACATCCATGCTTACCTCCGCCGAAAAAGCACGTAAATCCAACCCAGGTTCCGTCACTAAGTTGCTTCGCGACCGATTTCGACGAATAATGGCGAGACCATTCTGGTGGAATATCTGTTTCTATACCAGTGGTACGAAAAATATCTTCTTCTTCACGAACAAAATCTTCGTCCAGCTCATTAAGGTCTGAGTAAACGTAATCGATGTTTTTTGGAGTTATATCCTCGAACCTAATCAGCTTTTCATTCTCGTCTTTAATAGAGAAATGAAGTAAGTTCATTACTTGGTAGGCACGAAGAAGAATTTCTCGTTTGATTTTCTGACATGGGGTAAAATTCATAAGTCATGTTTCCTTAGAAATCCGTCGAGGTAAACAAGTAATGGTAAAAGAATACACGAAATAATAAGCGACCCGACCAAGATAATCGAAAGCGTTTTAGCTATACAAAAAAGGTATTCTATGAAAAACATTCTTTTACCTTGGCGGCTAACAATAGTATTCTTTAGTATAAGGTTCCTTACCTCTCTCAATAGTCACGCACACACAATTACCAAACTGATTTTCCAAAAACACTTCTGCGTTTCTCATGAACGATTCAATACAGTTCATATCTTCTCTAAGCTTCTCATTCTCTCTTAATTCATAAGAATCCAGAAACCCATCATCGTAATCACCGATTTCTTGCAATTCCCTCAATGGCTCGACAGCAGCATACAAACAGCCAACGGTAAACTCACATGGGTCACCATCGTTAAAACTTGGAGTGTATTGCCTCCAGCGAATTGCAGTGACTTCAGAATGTTCTTCAAAAAACGTTTTTACAAATTCGAAAAACGTCTTTTTGTCTTCGGACAATTGTTGCTCTAGTTGTTCTTTTTTCTTTTTATTAATCTCTTCAATTCTATCTTTTAGTCGTACCACGGTTCACCCTCCGTCTTAATAATAGTTTTCTTCTTGGAAGGGCCACCCATCCAAGCTTGTAGCTCCATTGCGTTCAACCAATCATCAAGACTCGGAATAGTACCTAAGTCTTCTAAAACGTGCTGCTCGGCCACATCTCGAACGGAAACGTCTTTGCCATCGCTATTGACGATGTTGTGTCCAAAAACCTTTTCCGCGATAAATATCCCGAAGGCACTATGAAGAATGGCTCGATGTTTCACCGAGGCGTGACTTGATTTAGAAGAGTCCATGAAGTCATGGATAGAAAGATAGTCGGAGGCTTTGCCTCCGAACTTACGAGCCGAAGATTTTGCATGAAGAAATGGCTTCATATATGCTTTCCTGCTAATAAGAGAGAGCGTGCTATCCACGCTCTCTCATTATAACATAGGCTGTCCCTGTGTCAAGCCCTATTTTGCAGGCGGCATCTTCTTTTGGCTACTCACACCGTTGATAATCGAATGGACTTCATTTGGCACATCAACCGTATTATCCATTGCCCATAAGCAATCGTTTTCTTTTGAAAATTCCCAGAGGCGACGTGTTGGGACAATCAACATAGCATTAGGAGTATGATTACTGGAGATAAGAAACCTCACCATAAGCCCAATACATTCGCCATTATCAGCGTTGAAAATTCCGCCCCCAGAACAGCCAACATGAGCGGTGACCTGAACTTGGTCAAAATAATAGCTGTCGATAGTACGACCGTTGAACGAAATATATCCCTTAAACAAAGAACTTATTCCGGCCTCACCCTGCATGGACCCTACGTGCCAAACGTGAGACCCAATTTTCGGCACATGTCTCTTTTGGGCGAATTTAACGCTGGTTTTCAACCAGGTGTTGTCGTTAGCCTCGATTACCGCGATATCCCCCTTGCTGCACAAACGAATAATCTTACCGCAATGGTTGGTTTCACCGATATGTTTTCCGTCTTTCACAATGGGTTGTTTTAGCGTAACGTCTCGGCTATCGCCAGTAAGAACATGGGCGGCAGTCCAAATAAACGTTCGTTTCCCATTGTGAAATACAACGCCAGTCCCTATATTCTCGTCTGCTGTTACCATGACAGTGGCGTCAACAGATTTCTCGGGAACGGTTCCGTAGGCCATACTCAAAAAGGCAAGGGCGGCAATCAAAGACAAAAACTTTTTCATTTTCATTCCTTGTCGCTCACGGCGACCAGTTAAGGACTATCTTCAGGTTGGGCAGAATTGCCCTCTGCTCGGTTCGACAGAATCGGACAGTTGGGTGACTTTACTCCATTTTTCAATTGACGATTTAACTTCATTGTCAACCTCAGCTTTTGTTATCGAGTAAGAAAAATAAAGAGCGTATAAATCACCCTTAAACGGTACACCAACAACCAGGCCAGGCCCAGTAACTCCAAAATGAGCATCCTCGTCAGTTTCCCAATGAATACAGCCTGGAAACCGTCGAGGAATAGATTTAACCCAAACAAAAAGAAGTTTGTTTTCCTTAACAGCTCGGGCTCTCAAATAGCAGTAATCGTCTGTAGCCTTGGTGAGTTTATCCGATGACTGCGATGGTTCAGTTAGCAGGAAGGGGAAGGTCATCAGAATTAAAAACAGAGAAAGTTTTTTCATTTTCTCACCTTAAATCAATTTGAACAACGACTTATCGAGTTTTTGCTCGGGGAAGCCAATGAAATTAGACGCAGCATAGGTTTCGCCAGCTCGAATATGTTTTTCCGCGTCTTTACGTCGAACACGGAGAATTCCGCCTGGGATTGGGTCGCCAGTTTCAAAATCTTTGAGGTGACCGTGGGCGTCTTCGCCCCAACTGTTCAAAATCAAAGCATATGGCTCTTCGCCATTTTTGTAAGTATTATCTACCCCAATAAAACACATTTGATGCGACCAACTATCATTTTGCGAAAAAAAACCATCCGATGATGCTTCCATTGCGTAACCAACATCTGAAGCTGTCGTACATGGATAACCATTAGCAATAGCTGCAACAAGCTCATCCCAGGAGTTAATCTGAGCCATTGATTTAACAGGAAAACTACTAGCGAATGTTTTCCATTTATCTATACCGTTACTTGCTGCGGCACCCCAAGAATCAGCAATGCTTCCGCTGTATTTAGGCACTCCGTTTTCATCTGAGAATAGCGTTCCATAGAGACGGACGGCTTCTGCCATCCACGAACCTAACGAACCCGCACTCCAGCCACCAGAGTGACCCACGTATATACGACCAGTCCCATAATAAAATGGGGCAAAAATTGGCCTCCATTTTTCTCTCTGACCGCCTTGAAAAATTTCCACCGCAGAAACAACTTCAGTCGCATGTTTCATGCCAAAGCTTACGCAGTCGCCCGTCTGCTGGGGTATGTAATCAGGCACGGCGGTCTTACAACCAAACGCTTTTGTTGTAATCCAGTGTAAGAACATTTTCTGAGCGGTAGCCTGAGATTGCCCCCTGATAGCAAATGGAACAAAACTATTTTTCAATAAGTTGAATTGTTGCTTTGCTATGCCTGGTTGTCGAGTTTCAAGCCATCCTTGCAGCTCGCCCCTTGAATAATCTTTCGCAATCTGTTCTGCAAAACTTGTCATATTTATACCTTATATTTAATTAAATCGATATTGCCTGTACCCACGTCTGTCTCTTGCTATAATTTGAAACCTTGTGACATATTGACACAAACTCATCTTGAGATAATTGCATCTTCATTAGATTAGCCTTTTTTGTAACCCATTGGACATTTCCAACCACATAACCGATACTTGAATCAATCCTATCCAGTGAGGCGTTATATCTTCCCTCTCTCCATTGTTTTGTATTCTCTGGAAGACATATCTCTTCACCAGTTAAAGCGCAGCGAAAATTTTGTTGAATAAACAGTTGATTTATATAATCTTGGGTAATGTCAAATTTTAACTCTCTTACCATGGCACATCTTTTAATTTGACACCACATTCTCCCGCTAACGTAACCAATATATTTTCCACGTTTAGTTAGGCCACATCCGCAGCATTTCACGGCACCTTTTAATAAATTGGTTGTAGCCACCTTAATACTTCCCCCACAATCACATCGACATTTCCACAGAAACCAGCTATTTTTATCTTTACCACAATATTCCGTAGCAACTAAAAACCCAAAACGTTGTTGTAAGATACGTTCATTAGACTTCTCTCGTTTATTTTTACGTTTTATATTGAAATGTTTCAGGGTTCTTAATACGGTTATTTTTGCACAACCAATTTCACCAGCTATTTTTTCCGCAGATTTCTTTTGATTAACATATTGTTCAATCAAAAACTCTTTGGTTAAGTTAAATACTTGACCAGGCATTATTTCACCTGGCTCAATCCAACTGCAATCTCAGCCCAAGCAGTCCTAAAATCCGCTGCATCCTTCATTTCAAATCGCTCGTACTTGTCATAAATATTATCCTGAAGAGCAACAAAGAAAGCGTCCCAAATCTTACCATCAACACCAACATCTAACAGAGCCTTGCGATTTGATTCGGAGGTTTTAACCAAAATAGTTTTTGGGTCGATTATTTTTTTAGCATCAATATCATTAATGATATTAAGAAATGAATGTGATATGGCTGTAGCTGCTTTTTCCCTATTTGCTTTATCGACTTTGACAATTGCAGTTTCAAAAACAAATTTAGATAATTTGTACTTACCGTCAGGAAATGATGGAGTAGGAATTGGGGTCGGAGGTTTAGGGTCAGGCGGCACAGGAATTGGTTCAGGCGAGCCGACTGTTACCACACCCGAAAAAAGCTGATTACGAGTACCAACTTCTGTGATGACATTATTTGTTTTCACTACATAAAGATAGGTAACGTAACATTCAACGTAGAATTTTTTGTCTTTATTTCCGGCACCAAAGAAAATTGCTCTGCCGTTATCGGAGGTGTCCTGGCGAAATCTCTTGTCTTTAATTTCAGAGCCATTAAATTCAAAGACTCTCCATTGATATGACACACCAGATAAATTGAGCTTTTTAACGTCTTCTTTAATAGGAGTTATTGATAGCTCAACTAAATCTCCAGTTTCAACTGGTGCGAGGTGGCCACTTAGAGTCTGAGATGGTACTTCAAAATCGGTTGCTGTCGCAAAAGTGGATAGAACAAAAAACAACACAACCGAAAGGATACCTTTTGTCTTCAACATATCAAATCCCTACTTTACGTGTAATAAAAAAGCGGAGGTTTTATAGTATCCCTCTTGCGAGGTAAGCATCCGTCAATTTAACACCTCCGCTTGCCCGAATCTAAAAGATTAACGGGTTTAGTTAAATTTTTGCGACGGATGTGATTCATTTACGCGAATGCGTTCATCGCAGCCAGCAACTCAGTTTTCTTTGACGGGTCATTTATAAACAATTTAAGAATCGTCATGAGAACCTGAAGAATCGCAGCGAACGGTGCAGCAGCTGGAATTGTCATCAGAACCTTGGCCAAAATTTCCAAGAACGCCTCAGCTCCACTCAAAAACTTTTGCAAGTCGGACAGTGAAAAAGGAGGCATCGGTGTGGGCATCGGGTCAGCATAAACGTTCATCGTTAAATCTCCAAAAAAAAACAGTTTTTTAGTTACTATTCTATTATACCTTTACGTAGTCGCTGTTATTAACAATTTCCTTCAACTTTTCTACAGCCTCTTTAACACGCTTTCGAGCGGTCTCCTTTGTGTATCCGTTAACACGACCTATATCGATTAGCGACAGATTGTCATAATAGTAAGCTTTGAGTATGGAGCGATTATTAGCAGGAAGGAGTTCAATAAAATGGTTCAAAAACTCTTTGTTTTCTATTGATGCCAAGTCATCTGAACTAACCGCACTTTTCAATGAATGCTTCCTCTGCACATTTCCCTGATTAGCCAGCTCGCGTCTACATTCCCAATGAACAAACCTGTATAATGAGCTTGTAAACTTCTGACCAAAACTCGGGTCATACGACTGCAACGCTCTCCATAAAGCAAACAAACCACACGTTTTTCGCACATCCTTAGTTAGCAACTTCGCATACTGGTTCGTTATGTGATTTATCAGCCTTGCATTATCCTTGTTTGCTAAAGCGTCCTCGAATTCCTTATTCGAAATTACCTTTCCTTCTTTCACCATGACCTTGCAACCTCTTTTGCTTGTACGCCAGACAAAAAACTTTTTCTTTTAGCTTCAATCTCATCATTTGTGTTTCCACCAAAATATTCAAAGTTCCCATCTGGGGTTTGATAGATTACCCAGAGTTTATACTTTTCACTTAATGATTTTTTAATACCAGCAAATCTGTCGGCAATATTTTGAATCTCAACACTCTCAGTCTTATCCGAGATAACAGTTTCGATATTCTTCTTAACTTCCTCTTGAGAAAAACCCTTGCCAATAGCGATTCTTGCTCGGTATCGAGTGAATGGGTCAATAGTTTCAACGCCATCAACGCCGGAAATTATGTCGATGAATCGTGTGCCATTTGATGATTCAGAAGATAAGTCAAAATTTGTGTGCATCATCCAAAAATTAAATAGTTTTCCTGGTAGATTTGATTCGTGAATCGGAATGATACCGTTTGGGCCTACTACACATGGCCCTAAATTTGATGCTTTGACGTGTTCGTTATCGTGCTTATTATCATCGTCTTCAAGATAGGTGTCTTGAGAAGCTCGTTTTAACATTTCATCTTCGGTTTCTTCTCGATATATCATCGTCGCAAGAGGGTCAACCCATTTCAACCAAATAATTTTTCGTTCGGTCATTATATTCTCCTGCTATTAATAAGTTCTTCTGGATTAAAAATACTTCGATTTTCGTTCTTAATCATCTTTCTGTACTGAGTGAACCCACGGAAGTTACCTGACATTACAGGTTCTGCTTCGGCTCGGGCGGCATGTTCAAACGGACTCATATGTCCTTGTTCCAAAAGTCTATCGTGAAGAGAGTAGTCTTTTGCTGGGTCAATATCGCCTTCGAAATTCAAATAACTTACTCGGGCACAACGAGCTGTCACAATCTTCAAAAGTTGTTCGTTTGTATATCCATGCGCAGCACCAGCAAACGGTAAATGCCACTGACCAGCTTCTAACTGTTTTGGCGTACTCCATCTGTAATCGTGAAGCATGCTGTAAGCCAAGTCTTGAAATTCCGGTTGAGCATCAGGATGAGCCCTTAAATTAAAAAAGTTTCCCCACTCTGTTCCTGAAATAATTACCGTCATATGAGCCCATGGCTCAATCAATCGATTAGTTATTTGCTTGTGGACGCCTAGTTTCGACATAGCCCATGCTACACCAACCTGAAAATAACTCGAACCAATCCAAAGTGCTTTCGCAAGCCACTGCTTATGTTTCGGTAATTCAAATTCAGCTTGCATTCCGCTTTGATTTTGGCCCCAATGAAGAGGCATGGCCGGTTCAGATATGACGAGATTAAGCATCTTCCAAACCGGAATTGCACGGCTTGAGGCGGCATTTCTACTTTTATCTCGATGGGTCATTACTTCCGAATGAATAAAGCGAGGATATTTACAAACGAATGTCGTTAGGCGATTTCCTACAGGATTGATTGAATCAGCTATAATCTTGGTTGTTATCATCATTATCTCCAACGAAATAATTAGAGTTAGAAAACACCTGGTGAGATTTCGGGACTAAAACTTCTTCGACATTTCTTTTAACGTAATTTGACCCAAGTTCCGTTACTAACTTTAGTATTGTGGAAGCAAGTCCCTCATTATTATTTTCACTTCCTGCTGATATAATCGCCGAGCCGATGGCTTCGTTCAAATGTCCATTAGTCAGTAAAATAATAGTAGCAGCTATATCATTAGCTAAATCAAGCTCATTCTCTTGACTAGGTTTGTCCCAATCGGCCTTTATTATCAAATTTTTGTCGTAATCTATTTCGATTGTCAAAATAAGTTTTTTCTTTTTGGGTTTTTCCCAGAATTTCCAGTTCATATTACAGGTTTCCAGTTAGCCTCTTCGACCAAGAACGACTCGCAAATGTTCTCGTCAAGTAGTCGGAAAATAGGCAGTATGTGTTCTAACTTGTAAATGTACAACGACGCATTTTTGTCTCCACCGCTAATTATGGTTTTAAGCGGTTTATTCCTTTTGATAAAGTCTTTTAGTTTTCCTACCGAACAAACGTAACCTTTAGATTCTAATACCACTACCCACAATGCGGAATCGGTGGCATCGATTCCGCTCGGCTTACACATTTTAGTGTTAAAAAACTCAATAGCCATATTACCGGTTTTGCTGGCCATCAAATCGAACTTAACTTCAACCTTTATGACCTGACCGTTAATAATAAAGCCGATATCCCACTTTGCTAAATTCTTCAACTTACTTGAAGTATTCAAAGTAAAAGGAATGTTTTTTGAATCCAAAAAGTTGCAAACAATCTTTTCGCCACGCTTGCCGCACTTTAAGTTATCTTGAAAGTTCACAGGTTGAGCCTCAACTCATTTTCGTTTACAGTAAAGCCAAATTTTTCATAGAACGGCTCAAGTTCTTTCTTGCAGTTAAGGATTACTTTGTAACAGTCCCTTTGGCGACAATATGAGATTGCATGTTTGACTAATAGGGAAGCTATCCCAAGATTTCGATACGACGGGTTAGTAATTACGTCTTCGATAATAGCGGCTGATTTACCGTTATGATTGAAACTAGGTTTAAGAATAAGAGATATAGTGCCGAGAACTTTTTGGTCGTCTTCACATGCAACAAACGTTTTTATAGATTGAGACAATCGGCTTTCAAATTGATTTTCGGCCTTAACTGCATCGACCGTAGGTCCGAATGCTTGAAAACAATCCAACAATCCATAATAAATATCGTCTTTTACGGCTGAGCGTATTGTGATAACCCGCTCGTAATTAACTCTACTGTTCTTTGCCATGTCATCTCTCCAAAAGTCTTTTTTCCTTCTTCGTTAACTCCAAGCTCACCGCATTGCTTCATGCGATGAATATCTCGCATTTCCTTAACTAATTGCTCCACTTGAGCTTCACCAAATTCAGCCCAGTTGCCTTGTCCATGAAACCATACACCGTCATAAGCTGGTGACAGGGTATCCGTATGTACCATTCTAGTGTTTTTTGGTGTACAATATTGTGTGTGAGCCGAATAGTTTGTGGCAATACAGTGTTTGCCCATCGCCAGCATTTCAGCCAGCTCAAGGTTCCACCCCTCAGCCCGAGCGGGAAAAACCCCGCAATCAGCTTGTCTCATCACGTCAGCCACTTGCGAATGAGATTTTAGTCTTGGTAACAAACGAATTTTTCCGGCCTGACCAAGCGTTGACGACAGATACAATTTATTCCAGTCAGAATTGTATTTTTCTCCATTTTGTCGAACTACTGGATTTTGGCATAACATAACTAATTCGACTTCGTCACTGGCCGAAAACGCCTTATTGAAAGCCTCAACAAGAACATCATGACCTTTTCTTATCTCCCATTTACCAACATTTAAAAAAACAGTTTTTGGAGACTGGTTAATACCACCAAAAAAAGTTTGTTTATCAACACCGAAAGGGACTACGACGACTGGTTTAGTAATACCGTTCTGGACGATTACCGACTTTGCCCATTCAGACGCAACGAAAATCAAATCTTGTGACTGAAGGTGGTGCTTTTCTCGGTCGGTAAATGTATCGAGTTCAAAAATCGGAAAAGAGCAATGAATCCCCTTACCTACGTGTTGAGCTAGGTCGAATTGGTGATATATACGCAGGGAAGGGGAAGTATTATCGTAAAATGCTGTTCTTGAAAGCATGTTACGAATGAGCCTGACATTATCATCCCCTTCAATCTCTGGGTTTCCGATTGTCCAAAGGGAAGGGGTGTTACCAAGACGTTCGAGAGAAAGGGCTATGTTCGTTGAGACGACTCCATAGCCCAATGTGTTTATCGGGCAGGTCAGATTAATATTCACTACAAGTTCTCATTATTAGGGTCAACAATACTAACAAGGTGTAGCAAAGTCGAAAACAAAAAATGTTTTTTGGTTTTACTGTTCGCTACCTTATCAATTCTAGCAAAAGCATCTTCTGGGAACTCCAGACCATCCAAATCTGAACCATGCTTTTCTACTAATTCATCAACAACATCAAGCAAAGATTCGCAAAATTTAGCTTTTTCTTCGTTTGTTTTTGTTGACTCAATGGCATTACCAAGTTCGATTACCTTGTCCATAACATCGGAAAGCATTTCTTCTCCCAATAATAAGGTTTAGAGAATATTAACGTTAGTAATTATGCCTGCACTTCGTCCCATGGAGCAATTTCGGCGACAGAACTTGAAGACTGAGTGACTACTACCGGAACAGTATCGGGAATTGGTTCTTGAGTCACTTCTTGAATCGCTTGCGTCTCTTGAGCAACAGGCTGATTCTCTACCTGAACACTTTCCTGCTTACGTTTCTTCGGCAATGATTCGGCCCCGTAAGTAGATGCAGACAGTGTTTCCAATAGACGGACGGGAATTCCATCATGCAATTCGCCAGAATCCAGGTATGAGCGAATAAAATCGCCAAGAACACGTCGCTTGAACACGCCAGAAAAATTACCATCGATTTCAACATCAAGAGTTTTTTGCAGGCATGCTTCAAGCCAATTCTTATCTTCGTCTGTCGGCTCAAGTCGTCCTTCGGCGAGAACGCGATAGGACAAAGCAATACCGACGCCAACGAGCATGGTGGAGCTGCCCTTGCTGCCACTATTGCGAGGAGGTGTCAAAACCTTACCAGCTTGCCCAAGTGTGCTACCGGAAACAACTGAGGAGACAATAGTTACGAATTTAGCAAGTACGTCGGCCTGGTCACAACCAAATAAAATACCAACGCGAGCAAGTCCAATCAAGCTAACGCCAATGTCTGAGGTGCCTTTAGCACACAACGTCGAAATAGGAATTTGTTTGACCAAACTACCTTTTTCGAGAATACGTGAATCAAAACGAATAAGTTCGTAGAATGGCGAAGCCTGGTCCTTATGCAGACATTTTGCGATATTGAATGCGAGTTTGAAACTTGGGTCATCAACAACTTGCTGCTGAATTTTCAGGCTAAACATATGTGAATTATCGACAGGTCGGCCAGCCTGGAGATTGATAAAGTCAGCCTTCGGGTTTCCGTCAAAATAAATGCGAAAACCACACGGAAGATTACGTAATTCCTCAAGTCGTTGTTCAATCTTAAGCTTCTCTTTTTCATCAGCTTTTTTGAGCTGCTGTAAAAGTTCCGACTCAATCGTATTGAAAGCACTGTAACGGTGACCGCCGTCAGTTTGAGAAAGCGGGTCAGAAGAGTCAATAGGAAGTGAAAACGATTTGTTTTCTTCTTGAAGGACGAGTTTGGCTCGGTGCTTCTTTTGGAGACCGGCGCTCATTTGGGTTGGCGTGTAATTTCCAGAAATAATTTCCCGCTTGAGTTTGCGAACGTGCGAGTCCATTACGGCTCGTTGTTCGCCACTTCCAGTTAAGGCGGAATAGCGAGTAGATTTAATAAGTTCTTTAGCTTCTTGATATGAAAGATTTACATCGGCATATTTACGAATGTTTCCGCCGAAGTTCCAAACCTGATAAGTTCCCTTGAGTTCTGTCTGCATATGTCGCTTCTCCAAAAAAAGTTTTCCTGACTGGTATATTTACAGTATAACAGGAAAAGCGACATTGTCAATAGCGTGTCCGTATGGAACTACGTTTTTTTTTCGAGTTGCTCGATTCTGTCAGTAAGAGCTTTCACTTCAGCTCGCAAAGCAGCGTTTTCTTCTCGGCAGGAAGCATGTTCTTTGTTGAGTTTGTCAAGCTCAGTCATCAGATTTCTAATATCGACCTTGAGCTCTTCTATTAATTCTCGGTACATCGACAAAGCCTGCTCTGTCTCCGATTTTCGTTCGTCACCAGCCCGTTTCTCCTGAGCCAACGTCTCATCAGAACGCTGTTTTAGGTATTCAAGAAGTTTAGGAATCAGAAAAGTAGCTGCCGAGGCAACAGCCGCTGACACAGTAGTCCAGATAGCAACTTCCATACCAATCCCCTTTTAATAAAATGAAGCGACGGAATAAATTCCGTCGCTTCATGTTAATTGTGAATTAAGTGCTTTAGCACTTATTTTTGCGGACAGAATTCAATAACCTTATCTTTTAGTTTATCTTCAATCTTAAAAATTCGCTGGTTGATTCTAACCAATTCTTTCACCATAAATGATTTAACTGTTTTGTCACAATCACAACCAATAACAGGCTCGCACTTACAAAATTCTTTTCCCCAGCAGTCGCAGCTGGTAACCGATTTACACTTACATACATTATCGGAACAATGACAACCTTTAACTTTAGGTTGGCAACAATCTTTCTTTAGCTCGATAATCACATGCTCATGTGAAGCATCTCTCGCAAGCCAGCCAGCCCCGAAAGACAAAAGACAAATCAATAAGTATCCGACTATATGTTTCATTTTGTTTCTCCCTATATAATTAAACCAAATTAAGACGCTTTTCTAAACGAAAATATGTTTTTGGATAGTAATTATCCGCCAATTGAATAATTTGATAGCTATTCTTTTTAAGGTTCTTCAAACTGAAAACATTTGTTTTTTCAACAAACGTAATCATTCTTTCAATACCTTGTTCTAAGGCGTATTTTTCTCTCAATTGAATGAGCCAAGATTGGTAGCCTAATCCTCTATATGACTCTTTTACAAATGTTGGTCCGAGATAAAAAGTGTTTTTGTTGTAAAATGACAATCCGGCGTAAGCCACCCAATCTGACCCATCAAGGAAAACCCACCAGGTATATTCGTTACGAAAAATCCAGCCGTTAACCTCAGCAACATGGTCACGAATTTCTGGATACTTCTCAAGATTTTTCAATACTTTGATATTCATGATAATCCTTAATGGAGCGGGTACGATTCGAACGTACTACGTTACCTATAGCGGTAACCACCTAGTGTACAGCTAGTTCCTAACCAATAGGAGCCGCTCCCTATCCGCCGAACGTTGCACCAAAAACATGTTCAGAAACGTAATATTTTTTGATTATCCACAATCCATTGCAACAATCAGTTTTATATACCGTGTACCAATTGTTCGCCTCCATAAATTCGCGAATTGCACTGTTAATTCCTTTGGCTTTGGGGTTGGGGCCAGATATGTCTAAATCACCGCAAGTAAAAGTGTCGTGAAAGGCTATAAAACGACTTACTTTACAGCCGAACAAATCAAGTTCTTTTTTGACGTGTTCGTAAGTATGAAGCGTGTCCACCAAAAGAAATTCTGTTTGTTCAACTTTTGTTTCCGAAGAACCTGTGTCAGCTCGATGAAACTGCCAACTTATGCAGGGAAGCTGCGTATATCGAAATATGTTAACTTCTTGTGTTCGTTCTATGTCGTAGCTGTGAATATACTTTTTGCATCCAGCTATCAATGCTACAGTGCTTTGACCGGTTCGGAAGCCAAATTCAGTTACATGAGAACAGAGACTTGCGTAATATTCGAGAATTGGCAAATGAAGAACGATATCACTTCCCTCCACGCCTGGCGGAAGAGGGTCTTGTGGTGTCATCATGACTTTTTGATAAGTCTTACGTTTCAGCTGTTCAAACGTCGGAACGTCGTTCATCGATAAGTTCTTCAATAATAGGCATAATAGCTTTTATTATAGCGTCGATATGATGCGAATGGAACTTTCTATCCCCAAGCCCAATAGAACTTTTGTAAGTCGCTGATTCTAAAACGAAGCGAAGTAACCATTCATGTGTCGTCTTTAAAAAAAGTTTTTCATTCATATTCACTTCTCTGCTGATAACATAAAGTACGCCTGGTCAGGTTCGAACTGACGACGCCAATTTGGAAGACTGGCATGTTTCCAACTACACCACAAGCGCAAACTATGCTTATTTGCAAAATCTTTTGGAAAGAGTTTTTCTAACTTCCTTTACTAATTCAATTCTAATTTCTTCAATAGGAGTGTGGTCAAACCAAAAAGTAAAATCTGAAATATTCCGAAACTTAGCGTATTTATTGTGTATTGACAAACATGTCCTATAACCGCTCTTAATCATGCTGTATCCTATGGCACATCCGACAACTGGTTTTGCAGCTGGAGAATAACACTTGTTACTTTTCCCAACTATTAATCCCTTAACCAAATTTTGGTCACAATCAATTAAAGCAGTCAAAAGTCCTTTTAATCCTTTTGTTGTTAAATTTGGAGCTACATTCTCCCGCCAGCATGTTTTCCATTTTTCGATTTTCATTTTATTGGTTCCTTTGTTATGATTTAAAAGCCACCAGGTAGAATCGAACTACCGTAGCTGGTTTACAAGACCAGTCCATAACCACTCTGGCATGATGGCTAATATAGTTAACCCTGGCAGGGCTTAGGCTGTTGACTTAATATCAACCTTGTTTGGAGTCGAACCGTAATACTACATATTTTTTATTTTGGTGTATCCATCTTGAGACAAAAATATTTCTCAAAACTGGTTACACATGTCAAAACCTCCTGGTCACATTCCAAAATTCACTCGTAGAAGTGCCTTACAAATTTCAGAACAGACAAAATTCTGCCGATTTTGTAATACAGAACTAAACAAAAGAACTTCAAAAGGAAAAATTAATTATAACAAATTTTGCTCACAAACATGCTCGGCAAAGCACAACAACGCTATGAAACCCAAGAAGGCAAAGGAACTAAAAGCTTGTGAGTTATGCGGATTAATAAAAGCTCCAAAAAAAAGAAAATTTTGCGATGAATGCAAATATATTAAACGCGGTGATATTACGTTAGGCGAGGCAATTTACCAAGACCTTCATAAATCATCTGCTTTTGCTCTAGTTAGAACTAGAGCCAGAAGTATTGCAAAGGCTCTTGGTTGGTCACGCTGTTCTATTTGTGGCTATTCAAAAATTATAGAAATAGCACACATAAAGCCAATTAATACCTTTGACGAAAACACCAAGATTTCTGAGATAAATGACATAAAAAATCTAGTTCCTTTATGTCCTAATCACCATTGGGAGTTCGACCATGGTCAAATTGAATTACCCCAGGCAGGACTCGAACCTACATAAATCCAATTACGGTACTACAGGGTAGAAACCTGAGCCGGTACTGGGGCCGAAGACTCTATTTCCAGGTCGGTTCCTTACCTACCTGCATATTCACATCCACCAAAACCTTCGTTCCTCTAACCAACTTTCTATTAACACTGGTCGAGTTCACAAACACCTGGTAGTTCGCGTGATTAAAAGGTTCCACCTTGGCATTAGCGTTCTTGGGGAGCCCAATGAGATTACGAGCGTTGTCTCCACCCCAAACTTCGCTCTTGCCCTTTTCAATAATCAAAACGTCTTTCGTTGGTTGAACCAGTTCCGTCTTGGTTAGTTCGTAAAAGGCAGAGCCGATAACATAATCTTTACCAGTTTTCTTTTGGACAAATTCTTTAATCGGTACTTCCTTATCAACAGTAAACATCTTGAACTTATTGCTAATATCTACCAGATTCGTCTTAATCTGTTTTGGCTTCAAATGAGACAAATCGGTTTTTGTATAAAAACTATCCACGCTCATATTACCAGCACTACGTGCTGAATAGTAATTAGCAATACCAGACGTTTGAACGTCGGACATAACTTGAGTGCCAATTTCCGTATTGTCCCACTCCTGAATATTGTCGAGACTTACGCCAAACCTTTTAGAAAATCCAACTGCGTGACCGCGAGGAAGCTGGAAAGCAAAAGTCCAGTTACCTTCTTTTGTTTGACCTTCAATTATAGCTTTAACATCTTCGGCTGAGTATATCGTACTAAGATTTTCTTCGCCATCAGTAATAATCAAAATCAAATTCGATGTATTTTTGTCACTGAAATGCCTAGCTTCATGAACCGCTTTTCCAACTGCATCAAAAAGAGCAGTCATTCCATCTGGCTGAAAATCCGAATAGGACAAATTTTCCAAGTCGTCAACATGCAAGTTCGAGTAAACAATTTCCGGCTTATTAGCGAACTTAATGAAGGTAACGAGCGTTTCCTGGCCGGTTTCCTTGGATTGCTTTTTTATTTCATTGAATTGTTTATTAACAGCATCAATAGCTTGACGACGAATAATCCCCATAGAGCCGGAACTATCGACGACCAAAACAATATGGTTTTTGGTTTTTAGTGGTTGTTTCTTTTTAATTTTCATATTACTTTCCTACAAAAGATTTGCGATGAGAAATAGTCTCAATGACTTCTTCAACCGTTCCTAGCATACTAAGAGGCACAGCTTGCTTTAGTTCCTTTGTCACCCGTTTTCGCTTCACCGAGGAAATAGAAATTGGAACAGCATTAATTCTGGCATAGTAAATACCCAAATGCTTTTCAAATTTGTCGCCATTTCGGCATTTACTCGCTCCGACATAAATTTTTCCACCAGGAGTTTTTACCACAAAAACGGTTCCAACTCTTTTTCCACCCTTAGTTTTATGACGAATAACAGTTGCATATCGCTTATCATTGATAATTGCGATATTGCCATTCATGCATTCATCAATAAACTTGTCGCGTCCGCTCATCTTAACCTCCGCTTGCAGCACCATAGATTTTAGAAACCAGTTTACCGTACGCTCGGGCTCGATACTTATCCGTACTTTCTCGATTCTCCATCGCTTCTAAACCGCACTCATTACAAAGATACAATGGACCATGAGTCGAAGACACACTTATTGTCCATTCTTCCTGCCCACAATCTTGACACATACAATCAGGTATTTCGATTCTCATTTCCACTCCGTCGCCTTTGGACCTTTATTCACAAAATCTATCATCAATAAACCATACAAATGAGCTATCTCATGTTGCGCGACTACAGTTTGTAACAATTTATGCTGAGACCAATCATTGCTTACATTTCCGTAGGTTTGAATAGTTGTGTGATTCAACGCCTGTACCTTAATCCAGTCATGTCGCATTGTCTGAACTTTCGTTTCTGGCATACTCAAGCAGCCTTCCTCGAAAGTAAACATACCTTCGGAACACTCAACTATTTTTGGATTGATAAGTACGATTGGAACGCCACCAACTGATATAATGCAAACTTGTTTGTAAATTCCAATTTGAGGGGCAGACAAACCAAGTCCTTTGGTAAGTGGCTGTTCCTTACCGAATGACTTTCTATATTTATTTAGGTGTTTTTTATTAACTGAATCAAGAGCCCATCGCAGCTTTTTAGCTACAATGAATCCTTCGGATGCGTTTTTGACTGGTTCGCATTTTGTCCGCAACAGGTTTTCATCAATGATTATTTGCATACCTTGATTATAGCCTGTTCGTACGTAAAGTCAATAGAAAAACCTGGTGTGACACCAGGTTTTTCTGTGGAATCAATTATTAACTAAACGTTAGATTCCGCCCATACTGAAGGTGTGATTTCGACCATCGGCACCGGCATAAATGCCACTGTTACCGACCGCAGAAACTGGTCCGTTTGAATAGGCTCCTTGTTTGTGACTAAACGAATACGAACCGTCGCCGGTTGGATAACTGTATGTTCCGGTAGCATTGTCGAGAGTAATCATAAGGTCTTTTGTATAAGCCTTACGAATAACTGCTGTTCCGACACCAGTTCCTAGATTAACTGTATTGTTACCGCTATCGAGAGAAATAACATAAAGAGAATCAATTCCGTGTTTTACGGGCATACCAGCAATTGGATTAATTACACCATGCGGATGAGAAACGGAATAACCCTTAAATACTCTTACTTTATTTGCGTTCATTTTTACCCCTAGTAATCTTTAGCGTTCATCTTGACCTCCGCTAAACAGTTGCTCAGAAATAATACACCGAAACTCGCCCGCACGTTTATCAGCAAGCTCCATCAAGAAATTACTGTTGCGTCTGACATGATGCCAGTATATAGAAAAACCATTTTTTTGATACCAATCTATCGCAGCCCAAAGGGGGAGGTTGGCATTTCTCGTGTATTTACCGTTTCCACACCTGACTGTAAGTTCACTATCGCTAACAATGGTCACGCTCGTTACGGTCTTTTCCTTTTTCAGAGAATTGAAAACCCAAAGAGCATGAATATAAGGCATTAGTTCAGCGAAATTATTAGTACCTGAAGTAAAACCGCCAAAAAATGTTTTCACTTCTTTTGAATTATTGTTGTACATCGTGCAGAAATGTGAGCAGGGAAGGGATATAGTTGTTCCGCTTCCATCGCCAAACAAATACAAATCACTCTCGGGTAAACCTAATTCTTTGATGAGCCGCTCGACTGCATCTGCTTCAATTTGGTCCACAGGTCCAGCACCTCGCGGAAAAGAAAAAGGGCTTGATGTTTAGTGCAAGCCCTGTCGGTGACGTATTCCCAAAGTGTGCTCAGAATATGATTTGGTTCGGATGATAAACAAAAACAATGTTTTTTGAATTGTTCATCGTCAGCATAATCGTTATTATTTATTTGGAAAATAATCGACTGAAACGTATCATGAAGCATGGTATACCCCGTTTTAGAATACACCATGAATACCTCCTCTGCTCACTTAAAATCCTCATCGTCTGACCAAGGCTCTACACCTAAACGTCGATGTATTCGGTAATCATCATTGAAGTTTTCGTCAAGATTATCCATTACATGAAAATTAGCAAGCCCGAGTGATTTGTCATGACCAGTTTCAAAAAAATGGTCGTTTACAATCTCGACAATATCCGCCAAACAATCATTTGGTAAACAGTGAATATTGCCAAGAACAAAGGAAAGAGCTTCGTTTTTGGATATATCGACAGTTCCTTTGGCACCCATGTCGCTCCACTCCAATTAAAGGTCAGACAATTCGTCGTCATCTTCCTCATACTTCAGTTTTTTCGGTCTTGGCGGTATATTTCCATGTGGACAATATCCGTAAAAACCAATAGACATATTGCAATTATGACACAATATTTGATAGTCAGACTGAATTGGAAGCGTTAAAAGCTTTTTGTAAACTCTACAGCTACCGCCAATTTCTTTTCTTTCTTTTGAGCCATTATTATTTACATGGTCTACTGCCAGGAACTCAAATTGAGTTTCTCCGCAACAAACACACCTTCCACCATATTTAGTTAAAACATTTTCTCTAATTCTTCTACGCTTCTCTCTATTTCTCGCTGCTAAAAGTTTTTTATTGTTACTACGGTATTTTCTTACCGCATCATAATTTCTTTCCCTGTAGCTAGAATCATCTTTCCATTTTAACCTGCGTTTTTCTTTTCTTTTATTATCGCTTCTTGTGCGATATTCTTTCTTTTTTATTTTAAAGCACTTAGAACATAAACGACGAAAATTACCACGATTTTCTTTAAAGTCATTGATAGGTCTAATATTATTACATACTGAGCATTTTCGTTCGGTTTCGGTTACTTTATTCATATAGCGTTTTCTCCGCTATATAAATACACTAACACGCTAACTTATCACAAATTCACTTATCACCATTGGTGCGTTAGAATCGAAACCTACTACATCAAGACATCCACCATCATTTGGGTCTGCAATGGTAAATTCTGTCGATGTAGCTCCACAAACTACAAGCTTCGCAGGATTCCCCGTTTTTTCACGATACTTTCGTAAAGCTTGAATCGGGTGAATAATTCCGTGTCTAGTTTCATTATCAGTATAGACAACAAAAACATCTACTTGAAGGTTGTGAGCGGTGGCGTACTGCATCGGCAAAGAGCAGTCTGTCCCGCCAATATTTTGTCTTTGGATTACATCAACAACATCGTTCAACGCCATTTTACTGTTAACAGGAAGTTCGGATATTCCGCTTCCGCTAGTAAAACCAGTCACTAAATGGTTTTTCTCAGTCTTCATCGCCAACATAGCCATTGCAGCCGAGGCTTCCCGAGGAGTAATTTGCATGCCGCAACAATTCTGCCAAGTCATCGAAGCAGAACAATCCAACGCGAGCATCCAGCCCTTATTCGTCGGTTCGACAGCACCGAATGAAGTATAGAATGCACTATCCAAAGCTGACACAATTTGTTGATTTGGTGTCCACGTCAGACTGCCTTTGTCTCCATGACCATTCTGGTAAGTTCGCAAAGCTACCAAAACGTTAAGAGGATGGACACGACCAGACAAAAGAATTTTTTCGTCCTGAATCGTTTCCACTACTTTACGCGATGCGCTCGAAAGAGGTTTTAACAAACCAATAGAGGTCATCTTGCCGAGATTGCGAATCATCGCGGTAATTGGCATATTCTCAAGGAGAGCCTCCCAAACGTCAACGGAGTTCAACCACTTTGTCGGGATACACTCACGTACGATACCATAATCCCGAATCAAGCGGACGATTTCCTTCTCGTTGTCGGTTTTCTTGGCCACTTCAAAGGCCCAGATAGGCAGGAGAGCTTTATCGTCGTGCGGCTGGTCGCCAACGCTAGGCCAACCTTTTGTGACCCAGTGGGAAATCGCGTGCTTTACGTCGTCCTTTTCGAATTTCGGATGAGCCAGACGAAGCACGTCAGCGTGCGACCAACCGTTTCGCTGTTGGTACTTGATGACCTGGTTCGCGAGCCCGACTGGGCTTTTGTCCTTATACCAGTTAGCTACCGTCTTTTTTAGACCGCGACCCCATCCTCTTAGCCCGTTAACACACTCGACGAATTCAAAAATGTGGGTTCCAATTCGAGCTACCTTTGGAAGAGCCGAACGAACTTCTTTTTTTGTCGCTTCATCACCATAAGTTGCACAAAGGGCCAAAGCGAACAAAGCGGGGCTGTTCTTCGGGGCTCGACCAGCGTCTGAAACGGCTACGATACGCCGAACGACTTCAAGACCGTCCTTCTTAATGCAGGAGATGACGTTTTTTGCATTTTCTTCGGTCAGCTTCTGTTCGGTTGCGTAATATGTGCTTTTTTCTGAGCCTATTACAAGGAATCTATCCAGAACGCCGAATTCATCCAGTTTGAAAACATAGCCACCTTGGTTGTTTTTAACCATATCGCGACCAGGAATTTGATTGGATTGGTCGGTTTGACGGTTATTGAAATGCTTGCTGTAAACTGACATGATACTCTCCTGCTTATTTTACTAACAAAAGAAAAAGTCTTGGCGGTGTGGTTTTACACACAATGAGAACCGTGGTTCTTCTTCTCGTACGGCTGTAGATTGTTGCAAATTACGTTACGCTACTTTACAACAACTGAAAGAAGACTCTCAACCTTACCTCGTATGGCCTGACCCTTTACAGGCTTCGCCAAAACAACGACTGTAATTTTGGGTTGCATACCCTGCTAGACCTCAAATATTGCTGCGTCAGTATTTGGAACGCTCGAAAACGTTTTATCCATAACTAGCGAAAGCTTCTTCCTATTGGTCTTCATCTCTCCGTCGTCGAGTTTCCGATTTTTAAACGAACTAATTTTTTGATTCCATTTTCGCGCTCTTCCACTAAGCTACACGGCTTACGCCATGGTGAGATTCGAACTCACGCCTCGCCTTTAACAAAAGAGAATAGAATCAAGTCGGTTCGTTTTTTTGGTGGAGCGCATCAGGTTTTCACTGAACACTGGCTACAAACCAAGCACCTTAATAAGTTCGCACTTGCGAAACTTGGTGACACCCCAGTATTATGAAGAACTAGGTTATTATGTTTCGAAGTTATTTGCCTTACCGGTCGGCCACGAGAGCTACGCTCTCGGTTGGATTTGAACCAACATACGGATAACGAAACAAAATCGGTTCTTCCAGTGCCAGGGGTTGGATTCGAACCAACGTTTTTCAGTTTATGAGACTGATGGCTTGCCACTTGCCCACCCTGGTATAAAGAGAGCGATAATTTGATTTGGGTGTTTTCAACACCACTTGTAGATAACCCAAATCATTCGGCTCTCTTATATCATTATAACGTGTCCATACGGAAAGTCAAGGCGATTTTGGAGAAAAACAAACGTCAATTTTTGACTGGCTCAAAATGCGTATTCCCTCAAAATTAGAATCCGCATTATCTCCATCCCAGAACAAAACCGACATTACTCGTTTTTGGTCTCTTATAAAAGAATCCCTGATATAGACCCCGTACGAGTTTCCGCTGTACGCAACAAAAAAATCGTCGCCGTTCCGATTTCCGTTTATTGATACTCGCCATCCTTTACCGCCAATTGATGTTACTGGCGTAACTCCATCAGATTGGTATACATTACCATAAACTACCAATCGATAATCAGATAATGTAATTGAGGCGATAAGTAGTAGGTATTCAAAAAACATTTTTTTCTCCGAAAAAGTTGACTTTCTTAACCCTCGGCACAGACCCCAAGTTCTTCAGGTTCTATCTCTTCAACTTCATCATCCTTTTTATTTTTTCTCATCATCCAAATTTCTCCGTATTTAAAATCAGCTTATGTCTTTATTTTTAGATGTGTGCCATCTACCATTTTCATTTATTTTACCGTAAACAGCACGTTCGACAAAGGCAATATCCGTTTTATCAAAAATGTAAATTAACTGTATTTTTCTAAGTAAGCTCCTGAAACGCATTTTAAAATTAGTCTTCCTACCTCTCTTGTGTGTCGCCCGACCATTGGCTTGACAACGCAACCCTCTTTGATATGATTCGCGTTCGGCCATGTAGATTGACCCTCAGCCATCTCACAAACAGCAGCGAAATCATATGGTGTCTCTACGGACAGCTCAGGAGCCCAAGTAATATCTTTTGTTAAATCTCGTGCTTCTCTGTAATCGAGCCAGCGACCATCTTTCATTACGTCAAATGCAGCAAAAACGATTTCATTTGGGCCATATCCATAACGCAGCTTTTGAACGTGACCAAAATTTTCTCCATAGATGATAACTCCAGGGTTGTCCTGAAGAACCCTCATTAACGATTCAGTTTGACGAAGAACTCGCCACCATTTTGATTGAGGCTTATCTTGAGAATTCAATCGGTCAATAATCTCTTTAGCCTTTTCTTCCGTGTTACCGCAATTCATCAAGTGTTCGATGGTCAAATGAGAATGGTCTGGATATTCCTTTTTCCAAAGATTACGACTCTTACAATGAAATCTTCCATCCCAATATACATAAGATGCGTTTTCTCCGCAAAGCTTCTCATTCACAACCACCAACTCACCATCCTCAATCAAATTTGGATAACGCCGTATATTCTCAATATCATACTTCCCAGGCAACCAAGGAATATTAGGAGCAGAAGCAACCTCGCCACCGTAATTAAAACCTTTATCTGATTTAGCAAATTCGCTATCAGGATTGTAATGCTCGACGCCAAGAGCGTCAGTCATATCTGTGCCTAACGCCACGTTATCAAGTGCTGGCACAAGTAAGCCAAAGCTCACGACCCCACGTAACTTTTTGGCCTTGATACGAGCTTTTCCATCAGCTTTTGCCTGCGGTAAAAGAAAAGAGAACTCGCTTCGTCGCGTATCTACCACGGAGTCAGGTGGAATGTACACAGCACGTTTGATTCCGTGCCAATCAGCAGTCTTAACACAACATGTATAACCGCCAAAAACTTCAACAATGCTAAGAGAGTCAGCATTTGGGTGTTTCAAAAGATTTACTTCTACTACTTCTGCTTTGTTTGATTCGCTCATATGTTTTCCACCTTGAGAAATTGAAGTAAATTATTAGCGTCTATAAAAAACTGTTTTGGATTAAGTAAATAGGCCGGCATTTTCCACTTCGGTATTTTTACGTCTGAAAAAACTCCATATAGAATTTCATACGCTGTTTCTATCATACCCATTCTGAGATAGTTGATAACTTCTAATCTATCCGAAATCATTTTGCTAAAACGCCAAGGATATACTTCGTCATCCGTTTTTTTCCATACTGAGAATCTCCTGTATATTACGCTTCCAGCCAAACAGACAACAAACTCCGTATGGTATTCATTAGGCGGAATTAGCCAAACATTCATATTAATTTTGCATTTACTATCTTTTTCAGCTAACTTAAAATCAGTAATAGCTATTTCCCAAATCTTCCAAAGTTTGTCAGCTTTGACAAATTCTTTTTGCAGGAGAGATTTTGCCTTCATGGTTCACACTTTCCATTTCTCTTGTAGGGACAATGACGAGACGTATCTTCGTATCCATCGAACGAATATAGCCTAGCTCCGCATTCACTACACATCATGTAGGCTTCGCCCATTTTTAGCCTTAGCGGCTTTTCTACTTGTTCTGTTCCTGTTTCTGTTTCATTTTCCTGCATATGCTCTCCATACCATTTGCAAACGCATAAATTACATCAACTATTTCTTGCGACAATTCAGGAAACTCTTTCTCAAAATCTTCAACATCGCCAGCAAGTGGGCCAGGATTCTTAATCATCACGTCTTCCATCTTCGCCAACGCTTCCCGAATCGTTCTCATTTGTAACTCCAGTTTAATGCTTATTTTGTTCGCGTAAGCTCATTATATCATCTTCAAATAGTAAGTCAATAACTTTGCCGTGTGTAATTGCCAATAATAAAAATAGACGAACGTTCCAGCTCGCCTTAAAAGCGAGTTAGGTTAAAGGTCTTCGACGAGTTTCGTTTCTAATTTCAGTATTGATGAATACAATTCGGAAGCAATAACAGCATTAACAGAACGTAAGGAAGAGTAAATATCTCTGCTCTCGTCAATATATTCTTCAACCCAATCCTTTGTGATAAAATCGTAATAAACAAATACGTCTTCTAAATTGTTAATACGGTCAAGCATCTTCAGTCTTTGAGCGGCAAAAGACATTCTGCTGTAATGTTCCATGTCAATTTGATGCCTAATCTTACGAGGCTTATCAGAATGCTCTTCGTTTTTTGATGGCTTGGTTAATTCCTTAACAATTCGAATTACGTCAGTGTCACCAAGAGCGATTACGTCTTTCCAGTACGAAGGAGAATCTTCTAGTACGTCGTGCAAATAAGCAGCAGCAATCTCTTCTGGCCCAAGAAAGCATCTATTCGCTCGTAATGCTACGGAAATCGGATGAGTTATATAAGGAAGTTTGCTGTATTTTCTGTATTGTCCATTGTGGGCAACAATAGCAATATCAATTGCGTCTTTAATTAGCGACATTTTGAAGCTTCCTTTTCTAGTTTGAAAAACCCACATTTGCAGCCGGATTGCATGAGCAGGAAAGTGTCACATGTACAGTGAGACTTCGTTTCGCATTCGGACTCGGGAACCATTTGTATCGACGGCATGTATCCGCATGGAAATATTGGGCCGTTCCCGCCAGTCATCGGAATAAACAACTGTGTTGCTTCCTTGCTTAATGTATCATCGCGAATTACATTCAATCTTCGTCCGTCCTTATACTCAAATTCAGCATGAAGTTTGCAATCTTGTGAAATCGTCAGAACAAGATATTCTCCATATACTTGCATTGTTGAAAAATCTTTTACGTCTGTCAAGCCTAGAGTTTTAAAAATATCACCAAGCTGGAAAAAAAACGTTCCGTCAAACTTACTCCCAAAATCATTCTCTAAAGAAAATACAGCATGACGTATGATATCAAAACGATTGTTTTTGAAGTGTTTACACGGTATTTTTACCGAAACCTGTTTTTTGACGAGCAATTCTTTGCTCTTCCCATAATTCACCTGCGATTCAATTTCCTCATAAGTTGGTAGTTTTGTCATGCAAGACATCACGACCATGTAACTTCCATCATTTTTAACTTCATAAACATACCAGTTTCCGAATGTTAACGCAACCTGAATCTTAACTCCAGAAACCGAGAATTCTGGATATAACATACAAGTTGGACATTTGTTTTCATTCCAGGGGGTATGGACGTTTCCGTGTGCGGTGCCGCATTTACATTTGTAATAACTCATTTGTCTCCCTTTGGTCGCCAAATTAATTGGAAGCAGCTTCTTGAACCGCCTTGTTTTTCCGAATCACTAGGTTTGCTGCATCTCGGATACGCAACAGCAAAGGAGTGTACTCATCAGCGTCGTACTTAGAACCCAAAAGATTAGCGTATAGTTTTACGTTAATGTTCGTCATGTATTCCAGTATCTCAGCGTCTTTTGATGAAATAGGAAGAAAACCAGTAACTTTAACTTCAACTATTGGTTTCTTGTCGTTCATCTAATCTATCCCTTTCCTGCTTATGTCGTTTTCTTATGCCTGTGCCTTCACATTGCGGACAGACCACATACTCACATTCCGAGCCCCACCCCTGACAAACGTTTCCATCTGAACATCCTTGACAAAAAAGTGCGTGTTGTTTACCAGTGCCATCACAGTCAAGGCAAATTTTCTTTTTCATCACAACATTCCAATAGGTATTCTATATTCCTAATCAAGTACAACACATCCCGCTCGTAAAACTCTTCATAGTCGGCCTTCGTCCAAGTAGCTTTTGTCTTTATATTGTCCTTAATCCATTGTATTCCGCAAGCAATACCAATTTTTTTTAACGAATTCTTTTTTGTTTTTCATAGCGACCACTCAAACGGAAGTGACAGGACTCGAACCTGCAATGGGCTCTCGCCCACAATAGTTTTCAAAACCATCTCCTCGTCCAGCCGGACCACTTCCAGATTGTTTTACTTAACTATTTCGATTTTTGTTATTCGATACGAAGTCTCGTGATATGCCGAGCAATTCTTCCACACTTGCGTGTAATGCAGTCTAACAACAGTATTCGGCTTCAACTCTTGAATTTGACGGGCGACATCATTGTCGCCCACACTAAATAAGAAGTTCGAGTCGTTATTTTGAACCATTCCGTCGCGAATCAACGTACCTTCCCAAGACTTAAAAAACACTCCCTTTTTTGAAAACTTTTGGACGATGCCATCTCGGAAACCTTCAGAATAAGTAACATCACATCCGATAAATGGGGTTATGATAATAAAAAGTAACACGATTAACGCTATAGTAATAACCATAAAACTATTGTCTTTATTATCGTTCATTGTTGGAAAAATCAATTTTATTTTCCTTTGTTAAAAATGTTTTCTTCAAGAGATTGAGACGCGGCTTATCGTTCTTTGAGACAAACTTGGCCCGCTCGCCTTATTTTTTCTTCTTAGTTCAAGCAATTTCTTATAACATTCTTCAATCAGGTCAACTTCTTCTTCATAGGCTGGGCCAATAAACTCAAAACCGGCTCGGCCAGCATACCTGCCGTCGAGCCCGATAGTCACAATGCAAAGACCATCTTTGATTGCTTTATCCTTAATGGTATTTGGCGCATTCATTTATCCACTCCATAAACCAAAAAATCTGGTTGGTACAAATCAATCAACTTCGTTATTTCGTTATGTTTATCTTGAGGAAGTAGATTATTCACCAAACAATATCTTAGCAAGCTATTATATTCAGCAAACAAGCACCCATTCTCTTTTCTCTTATCTTCTCGTTCTTTTATGCCCTTTTCTAACATAGCAACCATTGCTTTTTCCATCCAGTTTCCCGAACCTTGCCTTGGCTTTCGCTTAGGCGGAACGGTAATTCCTCCAAGATGTATCCAAAACGGCCCTCGTCTCACATTGACAGAGTAGCTAGAACTCGCGGTTGATTTTTCAGCCGCGTTACGTTCTATTTCGATTTCACCTTGAGTAATCCATTGAAGAAAATCGACGACTTCATCATTAGACATACATTCTATCTGGGTGTCTCCAAGAATATAGCTGTACGTCGAAAGGTTGATTTTTTCCTTGAGTTCGTAGTTACATCTTGTTGTGCTATCTAATAATTCAATTATTTTAGACATCGAGAATTTCCCTTCGAGAAACATTTAGTCGTTCGATATATTTTTCAAGCGATTTCTGAGCCTCGTCCCTGGTGGAATATGGCCCATAGCAACAAGCTTCAGTCTCGTCCCAAAAATAAAAGCCCTCACCACAGAAACCATAATAAGACAGATTCCAGGAGTTTTCCGCGTTATCTTCTATGTACTCAATCATAAATTCACCAAAACAATTTCTTCGACCTTGGATTGGCCTGAAGCACTAACTTTTTTCTTAGTTGTCTTTTCAATGATGTTCCAGTATTTATATAGCTGGCGAACTACTGGATGGTCATAATATGAAACAAAAACTTTTGTTTTCTTAAACCGACACAGTGCGTTAGCCAACTCAACGTGTTTCTCATTCGAAAATTCCACCAAATAATTACAGTCTTTCTCGATATAAGGTGGGTCAACATAAATAACCGTCCCAACCTTATCTTCGATTTTGTTTGCTAACTTAATGCAGTCTTCACGAAGAATTTGAACGCCTTGTAATCGTTCCCACCATTCAGGTATTGACATTACAGCATTACGGAACCTGACCGCTGGGTCACCACCGTTCGACGTGAATCTTTTACAAAGCCCAAGCCCAAGTTCTTTTTCAGTGCCAGTAAAACCATTTCGGGACATCCACGAGAAAACAAAATAATGGTAGGCGTGAGTTAAGCATATTCCAACAGATAAATTTCTTTTGTAGTTAACAAGGTATTCCCGAGCGTCCTCAAAAATATCGATAGAAAAAATCGTTCTTTGTAATTTATCGAAGAGTTTGCAGGAGAAGTCATCGTGTTGAACAACTAAAGCTAAGTTAGTAACGCCTAAGTTAATGTCGTTGACGACTTCGACGCGACTTTTTGTTTTACCAAATAAAACGGCTAACGAACCACAGGTCAAGTCCCACCACGCACTATGCTCGCCAAATAGCTCATTCAACCCCTTGGCTTGTTCTCGCTTGCAACCGTAGTATGGTAGAATTGAATTTATCATTTCACTTTCCTGCTTACGACTTCATATTCATCATGACTTAACTTAACATCGTGGTATCGCTCTACGACCGCGACGATATTATTCATTACAGTTTTCAACTTAGCCTTATCTGTGAGATTTTTAAAACCAATATCTTTTTGAAAACCAGGAATAAATAATCCGAAAGATTCATCTGCGGTTAAATCAAAAAATATTTCTGCAATTCTGCATTCTGTTGAATTTACGCCTTCAAGAGTAACTTCGTTATTTGGAGCGTAAGTTCGCAAACCGAGTTTTCGAAATTCTGGCATCATACCAGCCCAACCTAATGCACAACAAACCGTTCCGCACGTCTTGGTTTCTTTTGCAAAATTTCCATAATAGAATTTTTTCGACGGTATTTCACTTAGAAAATTCACAAGCTTAATCAGGCGTTTTGCATACATCATCTTCATGGTCGGTCCTCCAATAATCGTTTTCGTCGTCCCAGTCGTAAGTAAGCCGAACACTCGGCGTATTAAACAGGCGAATCAGCCAAAGCTGCAACATAACCTGTATCGAGAGCAGAATTCCCAAGCCTAGCCCAACAAGGTAAACCGAAACAACAAGAGAGGTAAAGTCAGCCATCACCATCATTGGCATAAGACTGTCTTTCTGTGTTATTAAATGTGCTATCGTACATCTTTACCCATTTTGTTACGTTAGACACACCTGGACAACCACTTACATCGCCAAGATAGTAGTCAAGAAATTGAAAAAACAGGTTTTTATTTATACGAACGCCTTGCTTAACAGCTATTTCGGTAGCCATATTATGCGTCCACGTTCGTTTTTCTGATAACGTCATATGCTCATTATAGCATGTCCCTATGGACACGTCAACTCCATATTGTCTGATTTCCCCACGGATGGCACCTGAAAAGTACATTTCCAGCCATCCGTGTCTCCGTCGAAATGGTCCCGAGCGAGCGATACGTTGAATCCGGCCTTCATAAAGCATGGAAGTATTGTTCGAATATGAGCCTCTTCGCGGTCTCTTACGAAATACGTTATCAGTTTGCCAATACGCTCTTTTGATGCGTTTTTCTTCAGAAGTCTAATAACCTGGTTGACGGCTTCGACTTGGTTTTCTTTGGGCAGAGAAGGGTTTAGAGAGAAATGGTCTAAATCGATAGCTAAATTAGATGAGTCAAAAATGAAAAAACCAACAATCTTTTTGTTCGACTCAATAACCATCAGACTGGCTTTTGTCTTGGCAACTTCGCCGATATCAAAGCTCTCAATCGCCCATCCGGTTTTCAGCACTAGCTTACCAAAGTCGATGTCTTCTTTGATGTAAGTGTTCCAGGCATCTTCTATCGCGAGAACCGACGCCATATCGCTTTTATTTAAGTGGCGAAACAAAAATTCCATACGTACTCCCTATAAATTACTTTGACAATGCTATCATCTTCTGATATTATATAGTAATGAACACACAATTACAAGAAATTTCTGTTGAGCAAAACTATTTTTCAGTTAAAGAAACTGCAAAATTTGTTGGTCTTAGCACTGACAAAGTTCGGGATTGGATTGTTCAAGGCGTCCTACCCTGCTCGAACGTTGGCACGCCAGACCGACCAATTTACAGAATTGCAAAAGATGAAATCAGGAATTTGATGAAGAGGCTTGAGAGCGGGCCAATTAGTCCCGCTCGTCAAACATCGCTTCCTTTTAGTTTGCATCGAAAAAATTAGTTCGTCATCGTCCATTGAGACAAATTGCAACCGCCAACCTGACTGTGCGGGTCAATATAAAAACCGGCCTGGTCTGGCCCGTTTGTGAAAAACGTATTTTTCGCTTCAGAATACACATCTTGAAAATGCAGCCCGTCAACGCCAGCTCCAAACGTCATATTCGAGCCATTAACTCCCATTCTGAAATACGAGCTATTAACGGGCCATAAATTACAGTCTATTGCCATAGGAATATCCGTTCTCCAAGAATTTTCATTATTGTACTTAAATACGTACATCGTAACGAATCCTTCAGAGCTAGATATTAAGCCATTGTTTTGAAAGTGAAGACTGAGAATTTTACCAGTCGATGATTCGCGGAAGAAAATTCCAGCTCCAAAAAACTGGTTTTTCGGGAAAAGAACGCCTAGCTTCGTAACAATATTAAAAGGCGAAGCTGGTAAGCTAATACCAGAAATTCTACCGATAAGCTTGTGAACGCCGCCAAAAGCAGACTGCGAAGTCAAATACTCGCCGTTCGAGTTGCTTTCAATTGTGGCTCCGCATATCTGATTCAGCCAAATCCAGTCAACGAGCGCGACAGAGGCACCGTTCTCGTGAGATGAAGGAGTTGTTCCGTTGAAACCGCGAATCACGGTAAATGCTATGCTGCCTCCCCCGACAACCTTCATCTGCTCATCGTCAATTTTAATAACGTAAGAGAACATGATAGGCCAAGGAAACTGAGAAGTGGAGTTGACGTAAATTTGAGTATTGGATGGGCCAGGAGCCCAGTAATACACTTGAGAGCTTCCGGCATGTGATGCTGGAGTCGTGCTGTTGTATCCACGAATACACCCTAAAAACTGACCTGGGCCAATCGAGCTAATCAGAATTTGTTCGTTGTCAATCTTAACAACATCACCAGCAGCGTAGGTAGATGCCGAAGACACATTAATTACTGTGTCGGTCGAGTTAACCGAGCCGACCAGCGTTGCAAATGCGTTCAAACCAGAAATAACAGCTGAAGCCACCATTTTTCACCTTAATTCATTTTTGTACAAAAACCGGCTACATATTCGCCGTTTCTCATTATCACATACCCCGCACGACCACAAAGAGACGCCCAAGTCCAGCTTGGCGTCTCGAAAATCCAAATTTCGTCGCCGTCTTTATATTGAGACATGAATTCATTCCACGGCTTCGCCATAAAGCCCCCTGGTTTATCATGCTCGGTACCAATCATGTCTGGTCGAGCTTCACGAAATTCCTGAAGAGAATGTTCGTTCAATTCGTCAATCGTTAGATTAAGTTTTTGCTTTAGAAGTGTTTTATCGAACATTTTTTATCCCAGGTTAATTAAATGGTTCAGCAACGACTCAAATAGATGGCATCGAAAAACATCTCTTTGTTCCAATCCTCCATCCCTAAGAGTATGTATAATATCTTCAATCATAGGGATGGCCGCTTTCCTTTTACGGAAGAAAACCTCAAGTTGCAAAACAGCATTATCTATGTTACACACAGCAGCAGCTGCTTCACGTTCATCATAATACATGATTAATCTCCAGTTCTTATCGAATCAATCAAATCAATCGCCTGACTCAACGCATCTTGAAATTCACGTTCCGATGAGCGGTACTGGCCTTCGCCGAGGTGATATGAAGGGTCAGACCAGCCAAAATTGTAACGGTCTTCGACTTCAACTTCAACCTTTCGTTTGTCTTCAAAAACATCAACTGTTATTGCTCGTAAATCTTCGGTTATTTTTGTATAGCTTGTAGAGCTATCAAAAACATGTTTTCGATAAATAGGAAACTGTACGTCAATTTCCCGCTTTTCATACTTAGGATACGTCAAAGAAATTTTCATTTTTCCTCCACCTTTTTATGGCTGTCCCGAGCCCGAATTTGTTCTCCAACGAACGAACCGGCCAGGTGCTTGTATCGCTGCGTAGTTTGAGGCGTGACATGTCCAGCTTCATGCATGACAATATGATGCTCGTTACCTTCGACGAATAATTCAGTTATTCGAGTATGACGGCTGTTGTAAAGGCAAATTCGCTCGCCAACCTTTTCCTTTTCAATCAGCCCCTTTTCGACACACCGGTCAAAAAGACGGCGGAATCGCTGAGACAAAGAATGTCCTTGCTGTATTTTCTCACCAGCTTCTACAGCCACCATCACTCCATTAACCTTCTCTGGACGAGGGAAAACATAGCCTACGGCTTTAAGCCAACGAGATTCCAGGCGAGCCTTTCTTTCGCGAAGTGTGGCTACTACAACATCAATCATTGTCGTCTCACGCCGCCTTTTGGTTTTGACGTGTTGAGCAGGGAAGATAATACGATTGGTTTCGAACGAGATATATTCCCACCGCAACTTGCGAAGCTCTTGCGGTCGCATTGTGGTATATCGAATAACCATTAGTTGTTCAAAAAAATCGTTTTTGGCACCGCTCACGCTTCCGTCACTACATTGCTGAAGAAGGTGGTCAAACTCTTCAGACGTAATAAGACGCTCACGCGGCTGCTCCGTCTCTACTCTGATTTCCTGCCAAGTATTTTCAGCGAGACCGTACCTGGCTCGGCGGGAAGGTTTGGAAGCCCAATTGAACATGGTTTTCACCACCCGAATACATTTGTTTGTTCTGGCTGGCCCGACTCCTTTCATCAATTCTTTGCCCTTCATCCATTCCTTTTCGTTCATGAGCCAGTTTTTGTATTCGATACCTTCTTCATAAGTGATTGAGTTAATCAGCCTAGACGCGAATTTTTGGAAAAACGGTTCTAGGCAGTCGCGATAGCCCAGATAGGTAGCTTCTTCATTTTCAGCTTTCTTTACGTTTAGGTAATCTTCGTACACCTGGGCTACCGTGGCGGGCTCGCCCAGAATATTCTGACGGCTGCGGTCGGCTCGGGTAACTAAAAGGCGAGCCAGACAAAGCTTGGCGAATTTCTTACCTTTGGATTCTTCGCAAAGCTTCTGGTGAGGCACACCGCCAGCCGAGGTAACCCAAAAACCATTTTTTAGATATGGAGAAGGCTGTCTCATGTTCGCTCCGCTCATGTTAGTGTTAAGAAATAACTTCGATGTCACTTACGATGTTTTCCAGGCGGTAACGCCTGAAACCATCGACTACCTTACATTCTTCGATGCGAATCTTGTCCATGTCAATACCCGTCATCAAATTTCCAACGGTTTCATGGACCAAAACAATTCGTTTTCCCTTTTGGCTACCTCCGTCGTAATTGAACTTGACGAGCTTGCCGTTGAAAGCTGCAAGATTAATGGTCTTCATTAAAAAAACTCCTCGAAAATAAGGCAGATGAAGAGATATGCGAAAAAAGCACTAGAAATTAACGACATAATCATTACAAACAAAAAAACAACTCTAAAAAAACATAACGAATGAGCAATTAAGAATCAGCATATGACACTCCTGTGTTTATTCCAATAATCAAGAACTCGCTTATTACCTTCAATCCAACCAGTTCCATCATCTGAAGAATGGGTGATTTTATCAGCCATTCTTTGTAGCACATTTTCATGCCATTTGAAATGCCAAACCAAATATTTTTGCTTAAAACATTCTGAATCGCCTATCAAACTATGCTTGCCAACCGAAATATTCCTTTTACCCTTAACTAATATCACCTTCTGGTCACATGCTTTCAATATCTTAGTTGATATTTCAGAAGTAGAAGGAAACTGAACATGAAGAGGGACGTTCAGGTCAAGCTTCGGTAAGCCGCCATCAGATGCAACCCTGTCTTTTAGGATGCCAAGAACATGACTTTTTCTAGTTGCTTGGCAATCTTTAACGACATCGAAGATGTCACGGTCGTACTCAGCGAATTCATCCAATTCAGCCACACCGTACCATTCATTATCAGAAACGGTATTGTGTATCATCCGATTAAAGGCGGCGTCCCAGCTACCAAAATAAGATGGCTCTGATTGGAACCAGTTAAATACAGTCACTTTATGGTTTTCAACGAACCAATTGTTTGTACAACAGAAAAACTCGGTAAATCCGAGTTTTCTGTAATGCTCCAAGAAAAATGACAATAGCTTGATGTCGCTATCCGCTGTAAAAAACATTTTCATCCTATTGCCTCGCATAAATCGTCCCAAGGAACTTGTCGCGTATAATTCCATGGATTATGAACTGTCTTAACGGAATACACTGCTTTGTTTGTGCCTTTCATATGCTCAATCAAATTATTTTTTCCGAAAACTCCACATAGATGCTTGATTGATACTGGAGGCGTGGTAAAATGAGCCAAGCCAAGGTTCAGCTTCATAGCAAGCAAACAGTCTTTCACCAAATGTTTAAGTGGATACCACTGATAGTAGCTATCTGGATTTAGTTCTTCGACTCTGTGAAGATTCTTAATGTCAAACAACGGTCCTTTTTTTGGGGTTCCGCCGACCAAGCCAGGAAGCCGAACAACCAAACTATTTTCTTGTTGAAAGAAATGTTTTTCCAATCTGAGTCTATTTTGACCATAATAATCAAGCGGTTTTGGAATAGTATTTTCATCAGCAAAAGCTGGTTGCCTAAATACATCCACGGTAGATATCAGAATAAATCGTTTAGCTTTGACGGCGCTTAAAATATCAATAAGTTTCGATACTGAACGTGTATCCTCTTCATGATTCTTGTTAGCTAGCCACTTTGTTCCTGAAGGAGCCGCACACCATACTTCATTAAATTCTCTCCTGCATATTTTTCCGATAGACTTACTGTTGTAAATCTCATCAAAATACAATTGTTCATTAAGGACTTGACCAATATAGCCGCACCCAATCAAAGCGTTTGGAGCCATTTTTTCACTCTACTTTCAGCAATAAAGACTGAACAAATTTTTCCACTATAGACGCGACATACCCTACCGTCTTCTCGAATGTAGCACTCCCGCGAAGCGTTATTGTTTTTAAGCTTGGTCCTGACAGCTTTAATCAAAGAGTATTTCGGCTTAAATATTTTGAGGAAGTCTGGATAGTAATGTGACATGGCCTCGCTCATATCATTGGTTATCTGTTCAACGTTCAGATTTTGCAAAACCCTTTCAGCTTTAGCGTAAGTGTCAAAACAGCCTCGGGCAGTGTGGGCGACGTGGCTAACTCGCCATACACCTGGTTCGCAAGTTGGATATAAGCAGGGAAAGGGGCCATCCATTACTGTCAACGCAAAGTGTTCCTGTGGGCCTTCATACTCAGCCATTACTGCTGGTTCAAAAAAGATTTTTTCATTCGGGTCTAATTCGCCGCCAGTACAATCAACGACCGCGTCGAATACCTCATGATTCTCTAGCCATGAACCATGTTGTATAATTCCCATTTGCGGATTACCGCATACTTTAACCTTTACTTCAAACTGAATTTTATTTTTTAATTCATAAAGAAACCTTCGTTTGGCACTTTCCGTATTAATCAACCTCTCTTTAGTTTTTATGACAATTCCACGCTCGACGTTCTGTATGCCGTACTTTGGAGCGTGTAGGTATTTTGCAACGTCTTCATTAAGAATTCCTTGCGACTCCATTATTGCAATATAAGAGTCAAAATCAATCGAAGACTCTGTCGATATAGCAAAAAAATTATTTTCGATTTCACGAGTTGGATATTCACTTAAAAACCTGTCGTGATTATTAATAATCTCAGCCCGAGTCTGCCATGACCGTGGATAATGAAAGCCGAGATGGAGGCGGTTTTGGTTGTTACCGGAAGCTCCAAGAAATATATCCGAGTTCCGTTCAAAAACCGTAATGTCGTGTCCGTCTCGGAGCAACGAAGTTGCAATGTGGCAACCGAACCAACCCGCTCCAATAATTGCTATTCTCATGTTCGCTCCGCTCTCATTAATAATTAAGAACATGCCCTTCACAAGCAAGCACACCAGACTGTCTTACGGGAACCCAAAAAGGTTTTTCCTTATCAAAAATCAATCTCTCAAACTTATCTTCGCGAAACCGAAAAATCTGACTAATTCCTTGAGCCGCAGCCATGTAATCCATCATCGTTAGGTTCTCACTAACCTGTCTACACGTCCTGTCACCAAAAACTAAAAGATACATATTCTACCTCAAAATAAAACCGTGGGAGCTTCAACACGGCGGAAAGCTATGTTTGTAAAAGTCCTACCTTTTTACTCCCACGGTTAGTCTTAAATGGAGTGGGCGAAGCTCACTCCTGTGGGTCACGCATCTCGTCAATCCGTTCAATAATCGCTTCAATCAATTCGACCGAGCGCACTCGCTCTTCGATTGCCTTAGATTTCTTCCTGGTTTTCCACAACTCTTTGGCTTCAGCCATTAGACCATCTCTCACTTCCTTAATGGAAGCGAGAGTGTGAGCCACCCCACAAGCGTAAGCGGCAGCAGTTGGAGCAGGATTCTTCTTGGCTTCTTTAGTATAGTGCTTAATCATATTTTCTAAGTTAGTCATTCAAAACTCCTCGCAATCAATTAAAACGGGCGTGTCAAACGAAATAATATTCTGCCCACGTCCTCTTTTTTGACCATCTTTCTTAATGACGCCTTCTTCGCGAATCTTACCTTTAATTCTAAGAAAGGTAATAAGGCCAGCAGCCGTATTATAATCAATCTTCAGTTTTTGAGCCAACTCCTGCGTCGTACCCTTGAACATATTTCACCTCTTCCAATTCTTGCTTATGTTTTTGTTCTAAATCCATAACTACTTTTGAATACATCTTCTCCATTAGTAAATCTGAATATTCCCAAAAAAGCAGCGTAACACCACCACCAATTAAGATTCCAACTATAAACGTGGCAAAAAAAGTTGCAAATTCATGTGATGTAGTCATATTCCCATCCTTCTTCAAATTTGGTTACTTTTCCATCGGGCCAAATTATAAAAACAGTTTTTTGTTTTTTCTTTGCGTAATCTATCGTGTACCATGTCCCGCCAAATGATTGTCGCTCCATGGTGTACGGAGCAGCAACTAAAATGCTTGTACTATCAACTATATCCCTGTTTCTGGCAAAGTGCGTTTTAGCAGGGAAAGTTTTGGTTGAAAAGGGATTGTTGGCTTGTAGCGATGTATCGAGTGGCGGATGTTTGAACACAGGAACTTTCAGTTTATGAGCAATATTCGCCGCTTGGTCATCACTTCCAATGCAGTCTCCATGATGAAATTCAACTGGATTAAATGATGCTAACAACGAACCAAAAAGTTCTTGTTGGTTACATGTCATTCCAAATCGCGTTCCAGTAAAACCAACTTTTGGACGGTTCATTACAGGTATCTCCTGAACGTTAAGCTGATACGCACTCCAACTTCTCGGTCGGCCTTCGGAATGCGATGAAGATAGCCATTCTGAAATCCAGCAGGCATAATGAATAACGAGCCGTTTTTTAGCAATTGTCGTTGCTCCACAGGAACTTTTCCGGTCTCACCCTTTTTCTTCCACCAAATTTCCCTTTCTGCTCCAAATGAAACCACTGCAATTGGATGGTTCTTATCCATAGTCGGACTATCGTCAGCATGCCAACCAAGTTGGTTCTTTTGATTATTGTACCTATTTAGGAAACAAACATTGTAGTTCGTTCCAAATCCAGCATTTAAGTCAAGTAGAATATCAAGAACTTCTTTTGAATATTCGCTTGAGTGATATTCACGGTCAAATGGCGGTGAACCGTAGGTGTATGAACGAGGCACATCAGACATAAAATATTCCTGGCGAGCTTCTGTCATGCTCAACCAGCCAAGGCTCAGAAGGTGTTGCAACGCTGTATTAGGATTAAGAACGAAGTTTTCTTCGTATTCAGGCTTCATAAACATTTACCTTTCCTGCTAATTAGACGCAAACTCAATTCGAGGACAAAATCATTCATCTTTCAAAAAATTACCAATTTTCCATAATTTGATAATTCGATAAATTTCATTTTTGGCTCACGCAAGGAGAATGAATAACTGGAAGATTAAACCCAATTGAGGGGCGAGCCCGCTCGGGATGAGTTCGCAACCAATCTTGAACAAACCTTAATTGACCGCAGCCACCACCGATTGTGTCTTGGCCAGCAGGGTCGAAAACCCTAACATCAAACCCAAACAAAAGAAGTTTTTTGGAGAAATCTACCGCTAGTTTTCGTTGATGTTCATTTGAAGTTGTAAACCCATTAGACCTCTCGCAGATAACCGACACGGTAGCATTCCAGATGTTCGGGTCGAACAGACTAAATAAGCGTTGAGCGTCATCGTCAGTACCGTTGGCGTCGTGAACACAGTAGTTAAAAAACGGTTTACGGTCAACTTGGTAAAACCAATCACTTCCCTCTCTTGAAATCTGAGCGAGCGAAAGCTTGTTCTTAAATGGAATCAGCTTATTTCGGGCTTCGTCGGTAGACTCATGCACGCTAAACTGAAGACCGACCGTTGGCACCTCAATGCTGACGCGAGTAAGAGGCTCAAAATCCACGTCTGGAGCAGAGGTAGAAATAAGCAGGGAAGCTTTAGGATAGAGAGCGTAAAGGCGACGAATCGCTGGAACCAGATTTTTTAAGTTTAAAAGCGGCTCACCCATAGACATAAACATGATTTGCAACCGATTCATTTCGTCTGCTTGAATGCCAGTTTGCTCGATGCAATGCTTCGCCTGGAACACAATTTCATCTTCAGTAAGAGAACGAACAAAATAGTCACCAGCACCACAAAAACGACATCCGATTGGACAGCCTGATTGAGTCGAGCAGCAAATGACCGTTCGTGTTTGGTAATCTGGGTAACGGTATAGGACTGCTTCTGCTACTGCGTCGGGCCACTCATAGACGAATTTAGTAACTCGGTCGGCTTCATCACGAATCATCGAAATTTTCTTTAGTCCATCAGACTGGTCACAGAATCTGGTTATATCTAACATACCTCTCTCCTGCTAAATAGAATGCTAACTCAGTAAATACAGGATTGTTAACCAAGCCACCTTACAGCCTACGTGCAACGCCTGGTCTGCATGAATCCCAGTAAAATTTTCACATTTAGCCCAATCAATAATAAAGTGTGCGGCGGTTTATAACAAAAACCGCATGGAATATTTCACACAAACTTTCAAAAAAAACGTTTTCATTTTACCCCTTATATTTTAAGTTTATCGCTGTATGGTCCGTTGAAAAATGAGAATGGATTAGCACATTCTGAACGCAATTCAGGAGTGCAAGTAGATACTTCTTTTGATTTCCAGGTCACCCAGTGAGGTTCGCCATTTTTATCAAAAACTGTTTTTGTTACAAACTCGCCATCTTCTTCACCGATTATTCCGGCTAGTAAAACGTGAGCCAAAGCCTCATTAGCTTCCATAGACTACTCATTTTTAATATTGATTGTGTATCGCCCCACATTTGGACTGTTCCATGGATTATCAATAATTCGCAAGTAAAGAGTGCCACTTTTTGATGATGTAGCGGAAAAACTTTCTCCAATGTAGAATTCCTCACCATTACCAATTCGACCCATTAGAGAGCCAGCAATCCATCTACCACCCTTGCCTGTAGTAGACCCGTATCCTTTAGGAGATGATGTATATTGACCACCGCTTGCCGGATGAAGGTCAATCAATCCAGTTGCGGCGATATTTACAGTCGAGCCCTCCGCAACATAGAAAGTCGTCATGAGCCAATCATCGCGAACCTCCAAATCAATCGTTTGAAACGAGCTTCGAACGAACAAGCTTTGAATGTTGACCAATTTTGGCTTAATCGTACCAAGTTCTTTATGGTGGCAGGATAGCTCGAATGTACTTAGTTGAATCTCACCTTTAATCTCCATAAAGCGAGTTTGGATGGTGTCATATTCCAAAAGAAAGTTTTTTGTCTTTGAGCGAATTTCGCTTTCGATAGCTTCCATTCGCTTATTAGCCTCTGCATTACTTGGAAGAGTACGCAGGAAAGGTATTACGTGCTGTCCGTGCTGGATAAGTGATTTTGTCGCTTCGTCGCGAAGTTTGAAAGAAGGATTGTCAAGTTGCTTAATAAGCGACTCAATAACCTCTTTCTGCCCATCTTCGTAATGTAGACCGAAGGAAATACTGTAGATATCTCCGATTGGCACCTGAAGGACGCCGTACTTCGTTTTAACCGGAACGGTGTCGTTCTTGATTTGCCCAGCTAGTGAAACTCCACCGCTAAGGTTAACCCGAGCGTATGTCTGTGCTGACACTACCGAAGAAAACGCAAACATGAGAATACAAGCGGTGATTTTTTTCATGATTATTCTTCCTTTTCCTTTTCTTCCGAAACGGAAGATGTAATTCCTAAAACGTTAATGATTGTAAAGCAAGACCCAATCCACCAGTTTTCCACGTACCATTCTGGGCCATGTATCGAATAGTAAGCTATAATCACCGGACTTAACATTAATCCTAATGTATATAAAAGCATTTTATATATTCTCCCTTAAGCATTCAAATTCGCCGACACAAAATTCGCTTGCTTCCTTCTCTCCGACATGTCTGATACCCATAATGTGGATTTCATCTTCTAATGACCAATCCATATCATCAGTGGTGTCATCTGCAATGAAAGCTAGTTCTTCACGAAACTCCTTTTTGTGGACATCCTGAATATTAAAATCTTCGGGAACCTTTATATAAAGGTCGGTCGTCTCAGTGCGAGCAACTTCGATTTTGATGAACTTAAAATGTTTTTCGCTCATAAATTAGTCCTTGTGTGTTTGGGGTGATGTAAGCTTAGTAAAGTCGAGACAACCCAGCCTTGAAGCTCACCGTAGATGGTCACTTTTGTTCCAGGTTTCAAACAAACAACTTCTTCCATTAACCCAAGCCTTTTTAAGTGGTTGACTCATTATACCATAGGTTGTGCCTACATCAAGGGTATTTTTCAGAAAAATGGCCATTACGGTATCTTGATAAGCTCTCTGATAACTTAGCCATGATTGGTTCCCTCACAAGTAAGCTTTTCAATTCTTTTTACAGAATCACTTAATCGCCAATTGTAAACCAAGGGTGGGTCGGATAAATAACCCTCAAGCTCATCCAAAAGAATTTTTATCTCAGTCTTCAGCTTGTAAAAGTCCGTCAGGACACTTTGTTCTATAATCACGAGCATTTCATCACCTGTAAAACCCTTTCCATATATTTTTTATAAACAAAAAATTCTTCGTTCGACCTGCAAGAATTACAGTTATCACATGATAACCGAAGGTTATCGATGTTCCATCCGCCACCTTTCGACAAAGGAACAATATGTTCCAATGTGGCGGAAGACATGGTTAATTTACGGCGACAAAAGCAGCATGGTTTTTGAAACATGCCGCCGAATAGACGCTGCTTTAGTTTTCGTTTTTGGATGGAGTTTCTACCGTGGTTTTCACTCACGCTCGGTTCCCTCGCGGTTGGTTTGTTTCGGCTTCTGACAAACCCTCTCTAGGGCGTCACGAAGTTGTTCCGCTATAATTCTTGATAGTTTAAGTGTAGTGCCGCCTTTAATCATGATAAAGACATCATCCGAATTAAATGCATAAGATGGCTCAATCATAATGTACGGACTGTCGTCACCAAATTTTTCTGGTTTAGGCAAATCCTTTGGTTCATGTAATTTTCCGCGATATTGACGATTGTCTTCGATACCTATCGTGTATTGTCTGTGAGTATAAATATACGTTTCATAACCAGTTGGATTGGTAGTTGGCATGTTCGGAGTACCTCACGTCTTCGACGTAAAAATATTAGTTTTATCTTCTGTAACACTTCCCTGCTCACTTAGTTCCTGGTGGATGGATACAGCCCGATAGTGCTGCTTTTAACATAGTCGCTGCACCTTCTTTGGCTTCCTTTAAGTCATTGTATGACTTTATTGATACAGCCGAATACAATACGTCTGCTTGGCTTATCAATAATTCAGCCATACTTCTAAGCTCTTTCACCGGCTCAGCATGGGGAGTCATATACGAGATTTGGTTAGCAATATCATGAAGCAACAAAAACCATCGTTGTTTTGGATTCTTGGCAAGTTCTTAGCCAATCCGAAGAAGTGTCTAAAGCTAACATTTAAGACTCCTTTTTGCACGTATTTAGCATTCTGTTAATTTCGTCTTCTTGAATAATTTGAATCGTTTCGCTACATTCTTCGCACGCCAAGTAAGCAATTGGGCTAACTTCACTCATCCTTATGCGACCATCTTGTACATCTCGCGGTCCAACGGTACTTACATACCATTGCAAGTCGCTACCACCGCAATTTTCGCATTTTTTCGTGGTCATGCTTGGTTCTCCAACTGCACGAAGTGGGGCGTGAACCCGCCTTGGTAGCAACCAGGAAAAAGACTCCTGTTAAGAGTTGGTAACCAAGATATTTTATATCCACCTGGAGGAACCCAGAAGCTATCTGGTTCACCGCAGTGGTCATAGATACATATCAATAATTCAACAGCAAAAGGACTTAGTTTGACTTTCATTTTATCCTCCCTATGGACAGGCTTCAACTTCAAACTCTATATTAAAGTTTTTGACCAATTTTTTCGGTTCAAGTTCGTTCCTCGGCCAATCACTCTTGTCCTTATACTGAAACTGGCCATCAAACTCTTCAAGAGCAACATTGTACCCAGCCTTAACTAAGGCGTCATAAATAACGGCTGCTGGATGATTCACTACTAAACCTGGACCGACGAGTTTTAAGGAAATTTGTATTATACTCACTCCGTTCGTATTAAAAACTTTGTTTCTTACCAAGACGCACAAGCGTCTATCCAAGCTAACTCTTTTACTACTTCTTCCAGTTTCTTAACTTGTTCATCCCAATCTTCCTTAAACTTTTTTGATAGTGGTAGACATAGATGAGGAGATTCAATGTTATATTCTTTACTTAATAGTTCAAGGATATTTTTTGTTGCATCACTACCTCGTTGGTCGGAAAAGTATTTATTTGGTCCTGATACTGGCATACTAACTCCGTTCGTATAACGTGAAAACTTGTTTTGACTAGCTCGGGTGGGATTCGAACCCACACGCCTTTCGGCAGTCGTTTTAAGCGACCTGCGTCATTCCAGTTGCGCTACCGAGCCACTTGCTTCATCGTCGATTCTTAGCAATCAAATCAGTAATAGCGAGCAAGCCGCCAACAATAAAACTCGAATAGATAAAAAACGTCATGGTACTTTCAGAAAGGATATTCATGCTGACTCCTAAGAAGGTAGTTCAAAAATATAAAAAAAACGTTTTTCACCCATAAACAACTTCACCAAACAAACACAGTTGAAACCACACATCCGCAGTGTCAGCGTCAGCATTCCCTGTCACAAAATCCAGCCAATGCTGAGTGTGCTTGTTCTTCATTAGTTCCAATCCACGAACGATTTCTTCCAAACCAAGTTTGTGTACCTTACCTTCATCATCCTCAACGGTTAAGTAGCACGAAGGAACAAAAGGGACGATTTCAAGCGGATGGTAGTATTTGTTCACATCAGCAAACTTTCCATCAGGTCGAAAGTCTTCGTACTCAATCCCATCTGGAAGAATGTAATGAGCTTTTGAATACCAATAATTACTTCCTTCTTCCAAGGCGTCAACCAACATATCCATAACCATTTCTTTTGTTATGTCAACGGGCATACTTATAGTCATTAGCTTATCGGTCAGTATTAACTCGTTCATAAAAACCTTTCTTTTTTTGAGGTAAAATAAGCAGAGAAGGTTATCGCCGCGTTTTCACGTTCCCCCGACGATATACCTTCCCTGCTAATAAAAATCTCCAAGTGTGTTTTTCGACCAAAGGGAAGTTTGACCTTTACTATCGCGAATGAAGGCCAGCCAGCCAAGCCAACAACGGTGTTAGCAAAACCAACTTTTTAGTTGGGAAATCGGGTTTTTGCTCAAATGTTGGTAACCCGCAACTTTTACTCACGCCCACTCCACTGCCATTGTGCGAGCCGTTCACAACTCGCTATCACTTACTTTTCGCAAGCCCACTCTTTAAAAGATGGACACTTCTAATCCTACTTCCTTGGAGATTATTTTATTTTCTCCTCCATTCCTGGCGAAGCCACATGCGGCCAATAAACAATCGCGTCCCTTCCCATACTATCCACACAAGCACAAGAAAAACCTCTTTTAGCGGCTTCTTCTACACACCTAATCGAATCAGGACATATTATACCAACACACTTCTTTCCAAACATACCTCGGTCACTGTAATTATAGTATACTTCGCCCCTAACCTCAAGTGCGATTTCTTCAAGCAGCTCGATTACATCCTCATCATCAAGTTCTTCCAACTTTATTTCCTCATCCATTTCAAGAATACCAATCGTTTCTTCCATGGAACCTTGTCCCATTCCTTGAGCCTCAAGGAAAGTTTCAATCGGGTTAATCCAGTAGGCTTTTGCCCTTTCATACGCGAATGTTGTGGCATTTGCACGAACAATACTTTTTGCTTCTTGGAGCAATTCCTGGAAGTTTAATTTGATTTCTTGGAGACGTTGTGAATTTGTCATGTCAGAGTACCTCAAAAACTTCGTTTTTGTTTCGATATACGCTTTCCTGCTCACTCACTTCATTCATATTCAACAATAGCTAACTCAAGTGCCGCTTTCGCCTCGTCGAATTCCCTCTATTCATTTTTCGCAAATTGAGCCAGTTCTTTCCAGGTGAACTGCTCACTATCTGGCTTGTTATCCATCCATGCTTCAGTTGCCACCGAAAATTATTGACGCCATCGATACTATGACCCATATGTTTCCTCACTTCCCTTTAGGATTAAGATTAACTCTTAAATATTAAATACGCCGCACTTATATCGCCTAAGTATTTCAGAAATCACTGAGACTTGTTCGTCATTTAGTTCTACAATCTTTGTTTTACCAGCAAGCTCCAACACGAGTTTGATTGCCGATGGGTCGCCAGTAAGCAAAGCGGCTTCGATAGCTTGCAACATATCACACTCCCTCAGTTATTTTTTGGGTAAAATACCCGTATGGTAAACCCATACAGTAACAAAAATATTCTTTGTCGTTATCATGAGCACCCTCAGTATTCATCAGAATCCGAATGGCGTCAGCCCGATTCTTAATACCATTTTCACTAATTAACTTAGTGACAAGAGCTTCAAAAGACACAATAGCAGCCTGTTCAGATTTATTGCGTTCTTGCTCATTTTCGCGACAAACACAAGAAAGTTTTTCAAACTGTTCTTTGTAATCTTCAATAGTCCACGAGGATACGTCATTACGAGGTCGAAAACCGTAAGCCTCTTTGTAATAGTCACTATACTCACAAGCAAGTTGTTCTAACTCTGTCATTTCATCCCATGATTTCATTAGTTCACTCCTCAGAAAACTTCTTTTTAAGTTTTTCAATCAAGTCATTTGCCCTAAACCCACGACCTTCCTTGTCGCTATATACTTCAAAAGTAGTCGCGATGAACTCAAGCAGTCTCAAGCCCCAAACACCTTCCAGCTCTCGAAGTAACTTTCCATCCTTGCCGAAAATCTGGTACTTGAGGTCGGAGCCATCAGATTTATTCATTTTGCAAAATGGCACCACAATTTCTTCGCTCAGGCCCAGTTTGGTAAAGTGAGCCGCCGAATAGATGGTATGTCCATCGATTTTCTTAATGACTTTCTTCAAAACCTTTTTCGGAGTTGAACGAATAAGTTCGCGGACGTTTTCCCAACTGGTTTTCATTTTCTCTCCTGTTAGAAACCAAAGCTCCACTCAAATCGATGCAATGAGTCGGGTCTTCTTGATTGATGTCAGCCCAGACACGCAGCCAGAGTCAATTGTTTTAGTTGACTCGTAGTGTACTCCGTCCAGTGTTCAATAACACATCCTCCACCAGCAGAAACCACCACGCCAGTTCTACAGATTGCGATTGGGCGACCGTACCCGTCACGCAAATTACATCTATGAAGCTTAAAACCAAAGCTGCTCATATATTCGTGTTTTGCAAGCCATCGTTGAATTTTTCTCACGGTTCGTTTCATTGCGTCGGTTTGTCGAGATATTTTTGCCATGCCATCAACCTTTCTCGGGCAAAGCCCTATCGAATCCATCTCAAGTAATGATTAATAGCTTCTTCGCTATAACCTTCTTTTTTAGCTTTGTCGAAAAAACGTTTTTCGATTGAGACAGGTTGATAATCATAGAATATGCCAGGCGTAAGACTGGCGTAAATTCTCATCAGGCGAAAACAACCATCGACGTTACCAACAAGCTCTTCAAGTTTGTCAGTTGCTTCTTGTTCGCTCATGACTTACTCCATGTAAATACACTCAATGCAAACTTCAGTCATCGAATCATCGGACCAAGCAACAAGACCCCTATTTACGTATTCCTTTACAAGAGCTTTAGCGTGCTTTTTGGCTTCCTCTATATTTAGAGCAGCAACCGTAAAACTCCCAGTTTGTTGCTTTATTCTACGAAGCTCAACCGTAAAGGAGTTTGGGGTATTATCGCACTTGTCTAGCGACTTTTCAAGAGAATTCTTATTTTCTAGGCTGTCCATAAATACCTCAGTAAGCGTATAAAAAAGGTTTTTTGTCGTGAACAATCATTACCAGGCGTTCGCAATCATAGATGGGCTGGCCCTCACTGACAAACGTTCCGCCTCGATACGGATTGAATGTCACTGGTCGCCCTTTCCTCAGCATGTCACTCGGGAAACAAGGGACATCATGATAAGCACAGACAACCTCGCCGCAGGCCACCGCACAAACGAATTTCTTTTTACGCTCGATAATTCGTTGACGAATTTTCTCGGAAACTTTGAATTCAACGTCTTTCAAAATCACAAAAATCGTTTTTTGACTTTTGTCCACCAATCCTGTTTTCGGGTCGATAAGACTCCAGCATTTACTTGTGGAGTTAAAGTAAACCTTACGGATGTTCATCAGGCTCTCCAATATCCCAGAGAATTGAAAGGGTGGTGACTATGCCACCCACGATGATGCCTACGGAGGAACAAATCAGGAAAAATTTTTCAAGAGTCATAATATTCCCTCATCAAATACGCATACGCTTCACGCTTAGTCGAGAAGCCACTATAGCAAACAAGTCTATCATCACAATTTTCATCATCGGCAAATAAAACAAACCATCTTCTTGGACATCCATAACGAACATTGCACTCAAGTTCTCTCGATATCTCATATTTTCCATCTTTGGTTTTGTATGACCCAGCAGATATACGGATTAATCTCATATAACACCTTCCTGCAAACAGTTCCACTCGTCAACTTCGCCACAGCTCTGATAAAACTCAAAAAGATTTTTTGTACACTCCTTTGAACAAGTTGGAATAAAGTCGTAATCGTCATCGGCCCGCAAACCTTCTTGGCTCGTGCCGATATCGTTACCGCAGTAAGTGCATGGTTCGTAAGTCATGTTCACTCCGTTCACGTTAAAGAATAAAAATCACCGCAGGTGTCAGTCCCACGAAGCAGCAACGTACTCGGGCTGTTTCTCAATAATCCTTTGCATCAGGTCTACTATGTGTCTCTCAAGCCACTTATACAGTTCGGTTTCCGGCACCTTTCCTTCTGAGCATTGATATCGAAGGCATTGACATGCTTTAAGCAAATCGTAGGAATTCCATGATTTATTTAAGGAGAACGTATAATCATGCATTGGGGACAATTCCCTTTTGCCATACCGAGCCTCTATTGCATCGTTATTCATTGCGTAGAGGCAACCAGCGATGTCCTTCCAGTCGGTGCCTGGAAAGACCTTAGCCAACTGGCTCGACCGAAGCGGAAGAATCGACGCAACAACCTTGCTCATCGTTTCGTGACTGACAATAAAAGCGGACATAGGTAGTTCTCCGTAATTATGAGAGCGTTTTAATCTTTAGGCAAAACGCAAACCATTTGAAAACCGCAACTTGTGGCAAACCTATCATTTTTCGTTGCCGAGGGTCTGTTTTTTTGGGTACGATACTATGTATCTAAAAGCAATGCGAAGAAAGTAACGTATTTTGAATCCTTTATTTCATCAGTTTTCCTTTCTATTAAAGGGTTTACCTCTACTGCTTTGATTCGAGCGGTTGTCTCTTAGAGATAAGACTAAGAAACATTAACAACATTACTTCTCAGTTAGATAAGCAGGAAGAGGTTTATGTTGTTGTTTATCAACAAACACTTCCACTTCAGAGTTCTTGTGGAATCCGATTAATCAACGAAAACAACGCTAACGAACAGTAACACGAATTAAATACAAAATACATTAGCAGGAGAAGAGGTCACAAACAAGTAGCGAAGACTTTCGCAACACACACAGAAACCACTCCCTTTTGGCTTGTTGCCAACGGTCGTTACTGATTGCTCTTAGCAATCCAGATAACTGATAAAAATCGAAGTTTACCTATAAATAATAGGACAATGTAACAGAGTAACTTGTTACTAGGACCAAGAGAAACAAGAGATTCTAGGTTGATTTTTGCGGCTGATTTCGCAACAAGACCAGCTCTTGCAGAAGCGGCTTCACAAACTCCCACTCATTCTTGGGAAAATTCAGTTGTTTTTGACCGTTCGTGGCCGAGACGCCAGGGTTAAAACCGGCGACCCTCAGACCGAACTCATTCAGAAGCTTTTCAGCTTCCTCCATTTGGCTGATGACGTAGTAGCTCATTATTACCTCTCTTTTATTGGTCCTCCTTGAACGAATGAGGGCGACTTTAAGATAAAAAAAACGTTTTTTTATTTAACTAACGTATGTTGCCATTCACCATAACCAGATTTTTCACCAATCCCTTTAACAAGAACATACGGTGCGTATCCGTCGCCAACAGATTCTATGCGAACACAGAGAACCTTGATTATTTCACCTGTCTGCCTGACGATTACTTCGTCTCCATTTTGGAGTTTTTTAGCATTAGCAAATATCATACTGTTCCCCTTTTCTGCTCATCTCGTTGCTTTTTAAGTTCAATCCATATCTGATGCAGTTCGATTTCCGACAAACCGAGTTGTTTTCTTAAATGTCGTATCAGCAAGTGACAGTCTCCATTTGCTGCTTTGGTTCCGAGAATACTTTGTTCTATACGCCACAAATTTTCATGTGGCGTTAGGCTCTCAACAGTCGGATACTCTTCGTCAACTGTCTTGGCAATCTCATAAATCCTCATCACCAGAAATACGTACTTATCATGTACGTTGTTCATATGTCATTTCCTCTGCTAAAGAACCTTTTGACATCCCGTAAACTTATATCCGTCCTTGTAGTAGTGCATGGCGTTGAACTTAATCATCGTTAGCACTTGCTTGGGTTTGTCGCAGAATCCCGTCGCCAGCTGCGGAATGGTCAGCCCGAGCATGCGGACGACCAATGACATTTCGCTTTTCGAGACAGAGCGGAGATTACTAATATCGACGATTCCGTCAATAACACAAAAACGATTTTCGTCATACCGTTTACTGCCATCATCATTCACGAAGAACTTATAGTTCTTATACATGAATGCGTCCACTTCTTCCCAAACTTTGTTTCCTTCAGGCTTGGTCAGGTGAAGAAAAAATTCGTTTTGGTTACTCATGTCGGACTCCTTAAAGTTTATTACCATTGAAAAATTTAGCTGACATATATCCGATAAGGCACACTACAGACATAGCAATAACAAATTCAGCAAAACCGCTTTCAGTCGAGAACAATATCATTGGCTATTTCCTTCAAAATGTGACTCGCAAGGTTAGTCGCTGAATTCCTTTTCTTGTTGTAACCTCGGATGGATAACAAGTCGCGAGACATTATACGAAGCAATCCTTCGTCCATGTTGTATGACCTAGCCCAGTAGAGCGTTGAGGGGTCATTTACCCAATGTGATTCAATACTTGGCGAAAACCACAAGGACATAAAATGTTCTTCATTCATGATTCACCTCGCGAGTAATAATCATAGTTGTCTTGTTCTTCCCAACTTGGAATAAGGTTTTGCTCATAGTTGTCTTGATAAGCAGGAGAAGGTATCAAGAAGTCAGTCTCAGATGGCTCCGTCTCTTCAATCTTTAATTTAACACTCAACCATTTTTCTAGTGAATTAACGATTTCTCCACGTCGTCCAATAAGCATGCCTGGACGTTTCACTACGACACACACCTTATTATCTACGACTGCTACCTTGGTGAAGCCAATTTTATTGATTTCTTCAGCGGTTTTCTCGTAATCGCAATTATTCTTCTGTAGAAAAAACTGGCCGATGTTACTAGCCACTTCGATTGCTTTGTCGCAAAGTTTCTTCTTGTAAGTCATCATTGTTTTCTCATTGTTTTCTTTAAGGTAGGTCTTACGCTTGAAGAAACGCTTACATTCTTCCTTGATTGTTATCTCATACCAGCCAAACGGCTGCGAATTGACTTGGAACCATTGAGACAGAACCATTAGTTCATTAATGATTCGTTTGGCGTCCTGAAACTTGAATCGCTTTGAAATTGTTTTCATGATTACTTTCCTGCTCAATCCTCAAAGAAGTATAAATCTCGTTTCAAAATTTCTTCAGTTCTTTCAGTAATGAAAGCTCTCGCTTCTTCTTCAGTATCGCAGACTTTTGAGTATTGTTCCCAGGTAAATCCGGCAATACTTGTTGACTTAACCGCAATCCGAATACGCCATCCATTTCTTATGTAGTTTGGAGCAGATATTTCTCCAAAAACTTTCTTTTTGAATTTTAAATCAATACTTTGGTATGGATTAGCAACTGACGCCAGTCCGGTTTTTCTCGGGTGCTTCTTGAAGGTTATCTTAGCCATGATTGTCTCTCCATTTCATATCTTGGTAAGCTTCATTGTCTTCGCTCTTGAAGTAGAATAATAATTTGTCTAACGCTATTGTTTCGGGTGTTGTTAATCCAAGCATAAACAGTTTATCTCTAAGCAAATCTAGTTTGTCCATTTGGTCAGGATACAAACCGACTGGCAAAAACCATTTTTGTTTTTCTTTCATGGGTTGCCTTTATATCAATCTCGGAGTTGAAGGTTCGGTAACTATAATTAAAGTGACGTTTTTCTCAACCTGTTTTACCTGCAACAAAGTTTGTTCATAAGCAACCGTGCCGTCATCCCTAAGAGTCTGTAAAATAACTCGTTCGTCCTCCCTCTGCCCACCTTTACGCCATGCGTCATCGGCTTGGATAGCCGTGTCATGGGTTGATATGTCTTGGCGTGTTTTGTAATCGATATACCGAACTAATTTATGAATCGTCCTCATTACTTCTCCAGTAAGCGATTAAGTTCGTTTCGTTCCGAGTCATCTAACCCACGAATTGGTGTTCCAACATTGGTGCCGTAATAGACACTGATATAGTTGTTACCTTGGTACTTTTTGCAACCAATTCCGAAACTGTTGTGATACCATATTGGTCCATCCACACGCTCATATAGGAGAGCTTGAGCTAAATCATTCAAGTCAAAGACTTCTTGGTAGTCGCCAGCGTCACCAACACGAAAAAAATTTTGTTCTTTTCACTCACGTTATGCTCCTTCCCAAATAAAAATAGTTTTTCTCAACTCTTCAATTTCAAAATCATCAATAGACATTCCGTTTTCATCATACCAATCAACCCAACTCCCAAAGTCTGAGTCGGTCTTGTCTTTCGAGTCAAATACAGAAAGTCCTCCAGCATTGGAAAAATCAGGTTTGATATTCTCTTCGTATTGGAACAAATCGTACTGAGCGAGTGTATCAAGAACCAATTTTGCTTCAGCAAGAGTTTTGACTGGCACATTGAATGATTTCATTGGCACTTGCGGTATCCACCAAACACGAAGCTCTCCATGATTGTGTTTTTTAGCTTCTTTGTTCGTGATTTTACACTGTAATGCTTCTTTCATATTCCTCTCCTGAAAATGGGTTTATTCGTCCGAAGAAAGCCTTGGCATGAACATGGGATTTTTGTTTTCGTCAATTTTCTTCTGAAGGTCGTGAATCGTGGGCTTTTCTTCTGAGCTTGAATAAGCTCGATAACGAACCCATTTAAGTATTACCGCACGTTCACGACCAGCAGGCATTTCAATCACTCCACGACGAGCCAATTCTTTCAGTCTCATCTGGATAACATTTTTAGAAAGGCCGAAGTGAGCGGCTATCTCCTGTTGAGAGGGTTGATAGCCGTTCACCTCGACAAAAGAAACAATGCAGCGGAGCATTTCCAGCTGCTTCTCGCTCGGGTTTGGGTCGGATATTACAGGCATGGCTTGCTCCGCTTACATGTTAGTTGAGAAGTTTCAGGAGTTCAGCTGCTTCATCTTTGCCACCTACTGCCTCGACTGCGTCCTGAAAAGCCTTCAAATTACTTACCAGGCTTCCACCAACTGACTTGGCCTTCATTGACGACTTACCAGTCGGTTGGTTCAGTTTGCTTCGGATGTTAGAAATTTCCGAAACGGTGATTTTTACGCCAGTATGTTGCTGCATGATGAAGTTGGCCAACTCGGTCGGTCCCATACCTTTATATTGCTCAAGGTATTGCCGGATAAGGGCAGATTTGTTGATTTTCTGAGGCTCAGGAGTCGGTTCCGGTGACGGTGCTGGCGGCACCTCTTGAGCTACCGGAGTTTCATCCAAAATCGGTTTTTTCTTGGCCATGTCTGCGTCCTCCAAACTAAGAAAGTTGTTCATGTTCATCCCCCATCTTCTTCAACATAATCTTACCAACCTCAGTGAGACGGTAATGATGATGTGTGATACGCTTGGTTGGTTCGCCGAACTTAATATACTCTTTTCGGATTAGGTCTTCAAGAGCATATTCGGGTGCAACGCACCCTTTTTCTTGAACAATTTTTAGACATTGAATGGTGAATTCAGATGCCATTTCGTCTTCTCGCATCATTCTACTCCTTAAAGTTTGAAAGTCAATTTTGCGGATGCTCGGGTTTTATTTGTCTCCAATTCGTGGTCCAAAGAGAGGTTGCCGGTCACTTCACGCCTCATTTGGACGTGAGTGACTTGGCAACCAGTAATCAATAACAGGATGATGATGAATGCTTCCCTGCTCACGCTTGCTCCTTGCGGTCGCAACCGCTCAAAAATTTACACGTCGCATACTAAAGACGCACTTGAATACGAACGACACTTAGCTCTCACGATTTTACACTTGGAATCTTTCGATAATTTGCAGACGTACGTAAAATCTACTCCAGGAAAGTTCTCAGCATGCATAGTGATTTTTATAGTTTTGAATTTCGAGGATTCTAGCGATTTATAAGCTTGCTTAATCGGCGCTCCGACGATTTCCCTCACTTTCTTAAAGGTTTCCAGAAACGTTTTTCGTTCTTGTTTCGAGGCTTTCTTACCAGGCATTGTATTAAATGTACCCATCGGTACTTCCATGGTTTCCAGAGTTTCCCATGAGTAGATGTTGTCAACTTCAATGCCAGCCCCAACCAAGTCGGCCAACAACGAACGATTACGTTCGATTTGTTTGATTTTCCTTTCTTCGTCACTTTGGAGTTCTTCAATGCGTTTGATTGTTGACTCCTTTACGTTCAAGATGATTTCTGGAAGCGGACGCAGTTTGTTGCCACGCATATGTACCTCATTTATACAAGAGAAATTCTTCCAGTTTGATAGTCACGAAAAGCTTTTTGTTTGTTTAAAACTCCGTGAACATTTATAACAATGTCTTTAGTCCCTTTGCCGTCTAGGCCACTACATTGAAGACAGTATTCACAGCTCAATCGCTTACCAGCTTCTTCTGAAGCTGGACAAACAACTTCACCAAAATCCACTTTATCTTCTTTATTTTTAACTCTAAAGGTACGCCATCCTGCGGCTTTAGCTTCTTCACGTTCTTCGGGTGTGTCAACACTAGCCATTAACCAGCGTTTATATTCTGTTGCGTGTGGTAGTTTCCACGAATGTGTATAACCTAGCCAAGCTTTAGATTGTCTAGCTATAGCCTCGACAAGTGTTAATGGCAGTGCGACAGGGTCACCATACGCACCAAACCGAACTTTCCTTTCAGAAAAAACGTTAGTTTCTACTATCGGATAGCCACCACTTTGCCATTTTTTGTAGATAGCGAGCGGAGCCTGATGAACCAAGACATAACATGAAGTGTTGCGGTGTTTACAGTCTCCACAAACGCTTCTGTCCTGATTAGTAAATAATGCTTTATATGGGTTGTTATTTGCAGCAAGAATCCAAATTTGTGTGACAAAACCAGTTTTTCGATTTGTTGTATCTGACGTGGCGATAGCTACGATGCGGTCGCCGTCAATCATTGAAGGACCACGATAAATTTCCACGGTTACCACCTTTGGTTATAACCAGATAAGATGTCAAATAACAGGAACTTCAGGATAAATTTTCCGCACCTCAATAGCACACAGCTGCAATGCATTGGGTTCGGCGGAGTAGACGGCGTAGGCGGCGGCGTAGGCGGTGGCGTAGGTGGCGGCGTAGGCGGCGTTGGCGGCGGCGTAGGCGGCGGCGTAGGCGGCGTCGTAGGCGGCGGCGTCGGCGGCATTAGCTGCCGCTTTAACGTCCTCCAAACTAGCCGTCCCGTCCAGATAATCATTCGTTGTTTTTAGACAAGTTTGTCGCGTTTGTTCTGATTTGGGATTTTCAATGGCTGGTGCAAGTCTAGCACAAGCCAAAGCGGCTTTAACGAGCCGCTTGCGGCTCTCACTATTGGGTGGACCAGCAAGTTTTTCCAACAGCCACAACATCCAGTCGCCGCGTTGACATTCATTCCAAGCTTTTTGTTCTTCACCTTCTTGGAAGTTTTCAAGAAAGGTTTTTGCTTCATTGCACGGACGAAGATGGGAGATTTTTTTAGTTAGATTCATGACTTCTCCTTAAATATTCCAAGTAAATAAGTTCCTCATTTCCACACTCAGGACAAACCCGCTCTCGTTCGCACAAGTCAAGAAGGCAAACGAGGCAGGCTTTCACAGGTCGCCCGTTACAACAGGCACAACCTTCGTTGGTTGATACGCTGTTCATACGGCAACCTCACAGGTAAAGTCGGCTTCTTCCAACGGGATGTCAAAATGGTCAACACGCAATTTTTGAATGCGACGAAACTCCTCACTCTGTTCGGGAACTGGCCCGTATATTTCGATTTTCGGGGAGCTGTTGGGCCAACGATTCCAAATTAGTCGTAGACTGTCATCGGCCTTCACGATGTCGTCAAACAAAAAACTTCGTTTTCCATAAACTGGATGGTCAAAGTTAACTGTGTATTGCATGCGTCGTTCCTTTACTTGTTCTGGAGTGATGGTTGGTGCATCACAACAGTTTGATACCGTGGCGACATTTATGTCGTCACGCCAGTGGGAGCCGCATTGGGTGGGGCCAACTCCAAAGTCAACTGTGACTTCGTTGCATTGGCAATTGCAGGCTTCGCAGAATATCATGGCTTCTCCTTTGACTTCTCTTCCTGCTCATACTTCTTAATAAGTTCAGAAATTCGTTTTTCCCTGTCCTCTGGCTTTTCCTTAAATTTCCTTAACGGAATATTCCTTGCCCGACTTGAATTATCTATTTCCTCAAGAAAATCATTTTCTTGGAAGCTCATTACTCGTCACCTCCATGATTGTTCCAAATAAAATATTAAGCAAACAAAAGGCTCTTAGTCGCAAGCAACCAAGAGCCTCTATCTTAACGGGAGCGAAGCTCACGCTGCCATTTCCAACGCCGTTTCCAGTGCCGTCTTATTTAGGGCAGCATTTTGACCAAACCAGAGGTTATCCAGTCGGTTATCTTTGTTGTTACCATATGAGTACCCAAGGTACTCTGTGACTCCGTTATAAGCCGTCCAATACGTGCCTCGTACTGAAGCGAGAGTGTTTCCCCGACCAGATTCGCACATTCCAATAACCTTGTCGATGATGTTCTTCATTCGAGAAGAAAGTTCTTCGTTCGGTTTCACATCAAAAATAGTTTTTACATACTTCATCAAATCCGCCGTGTTAATATGGCGGCTTGCCAAGAAGCGGTACTGTTCAGCTGTGGCCTCAAATTCCTGGTTGGCCAGGTTCATAATTTCTCGAAGGCTTTCCAAGTTTTGTTTAGCTTGTACTGTGTGACGAATACGAACCAGTTTGCTCGCGGCTGAGTTTACCGCCAGCGACAAGGTATTGCGACATACCACTCGGATTGGCGTAAAACCAAGCCGTATGGCAAGTGAACCATCATGTGCATGGGCCAAAAGAATGTATTTTTCAACTTCGTCATCTTTAGCGATAACCAGGGGGTTGCGGTTAATTTTAGCAAGCGCCCAAATTCGACTTCCTCCCTTCAGGCTACCTGCTGTATCAATTACTGCTTCTCGTGCATCCAAGAACGGCTGAAACCATGACAGGGCATCTTTGTTTTGCAGTGGGGTAAAGCGTGGGCCTACCACACCCAAGACTTTTTTGTCAGTCATACGGCGAACTGCATTGGCTTGCGGTACTGGTTGAAGGTCATTGGTCACCAATGGGACCGTTTCAACTCCCCAGTCAAGGCCAGCCTTTGCCGAGACGACTTCCCAAGAATAGCCATCGTTTTCTTCCATCTTGACGCCAAGACCGTGCCAAGGGGTTGCACCAACGAAGGCCATCGTTTCGATTTCGTGTGCCATGATAAGTTCCTTTCAAGAAGAAAATAGGCTTGCCGTACGTCACTATCTTAGACAGTTAAAGAACGTACGTCAAGCCAGAAGTAAAGAAAAAGATGTTTTTTTTGGAAAATTACAAGGCGAGTGGGATATCACAATCAATATGCAAGAACAATACGTGCGGTTTCAGTTTTTTGTCCATGAATTCACGCAGGCTTTTCGTTTGTTTGAACTTCATAATCCAATTTAGCGTTCGTTTGATATTGTCCGCGTTTTCCTCCAGACCAATGTACTTAATAGCCTTTCTTGATTGATGGTAGGTTGGGACCGAATAACCGTTTTCAAACATTTCCTTCAGTTGTTTTTTACCGATTAAACTTTCGATATTTGTTAGTTCTGCCCGTAGTTTGTCGCCTACGGACATTGGATTCATCAAATACTTGAAGATGGCATCGGTCGAAGAATGTTTTTTTCACTGTGTTGTTAACATCAGCGTAAGCGACAGAGGAATTGACTCGTTGAGGAATGAATATCGCCTTTACCGTTTTGTACCCGAGCGATTTCAAAGCGAAGCACCTTCGATGCCCGTCAGATATTTCGCAGAAAGGGTTTAGCGTTAGTGTCGCTGGCTGTATTTGCCCAATTCTTTCGATACTTCCTTTCAGGTTATTAAGTGCTTTGTCTCGGTTCGGCGGATTGTAATTTGCCAATTTTACCATACTTAGCGGAACGTCGTAGATTCGGTCATGCGAGATTTCCCTTTTGTTTCGTGGTAATGAAGCCATAGTCAAAAATCCTTTCTGTAGCGTTATGGTGAGTAAAAAAACTTCGTTTTACCTATCCAGTTTGTCGCAAACCTCCTCATACACCTCAGTATAATCAGAGGGGTCACATCCTTCATTACTAAGGGCTTCAAACAGTTCCTTGATTGTCAGCATTTTTTCTGGTGATGATGCTGATAGTTCACATTCGTAATACAAATCTTCCAGGTCGGCCAAGGCACAGAAAGCAGCTTGTTGTAGCGGTGTTCTACTCTTCATCGTCTTCCTCCTCGTTTTCGATTTCAATGAATTCAGTTTCTACGTTCGTGCAGTGGCCTTCTTTTTCTATTTCAGTCGATTGCATGTTGTTGGCAATCTCCTGGGCTTCATCATCGTCTTTAGCTTTGATGTCAATGATATATGTGGAACGAATTTCAATTGCTACCGTGTAAATCATATGCTTTTCACTTCCTGCTTAATTTCCAGGTTAGCCGCAGCCCACAAATAGGCTACGAACAAAATATTGATGCAGATAACATCCAAACAAAAACTATCGATGTTGTAAATCAGGCCAATAACACCTCCTAACATAGAACATTCAAAAGAAAACAGGGACACTGTTGCCATTTCTATGAAATCCCTCATACCTTTTCCTCTTCGTATTGAAATTGAAGGTTATCGACAACCATGTAGCCTGTCTGTACGGAACCTTGAGGTTCGGAAAACACAGTGGAGTAAAAACCGGCTTGGTTGGCAATTGTTTCGCCAAATTTCTTACAGGCTTTCTCAAAACCTTTTGGGCCTGGGGCGTAATAGTTTCCGGCTACCAGATAACTTTTTGGCCCCTCGAACACTTCCGAGTGGACGCTGAAGCTATCGTCGCGATGACGAAGAAGCACGATGCGGTATTCCATCGTGTTTGGTTGCTTCGTACGTGGGCCTGCGGCCAAGACAGACTGGCCTTCGGCGGTTAGTTGGATTGGGTGAAAGCTCACTACGTTCGCTTTGCTCACGTTAAGACCCCTAAAAAAAGTTTTGTTTTACCATACCAGATGGTTTTTACATTTCAGTTTATCAAACCAATCTTCTTTACCTGGCATGTCAAGTATCCACTTCTCAATTTCGCTGAGAGTAATTCCGTGGACGGATAGCTCGGCTGGAGGCTCACCGAAACTAAAACCGATAAGTATCAAGGCGGTTGGGAACTTGTCGTTGCCGTCATAATAGCGAACCTTGTAATATCCGGCCCATTCGCCTTTCTTGCACCGTACTAGAATTCCGTGTGGGCTGTATTCGTAGGTGTGGCGTGAGTCGTTGATTCGTACGTCATGTGACATTTTTCACCTGTTCGTCAATATAAAGGTTATTGGTTACGGCTCGACGATAAGCTTCAGCCAGGTCAGGAATAAGACCAGATTTCCCAGCACTAAGGCCGCTTTGATAGTCTGAGCCTTCATCAGAGTAACGTGCGATGACCGTTGGGAATTTACCTCCTTGGGAGCAAAAGTATAGGTCGGCGTCGTTATGTTGCCCCAAGAAGGTGCATGCTGAGCAATCGTGTTGGTAGCGACAAATCATACTGTTCACCTTTCGCTAATTTCTAGCAGAATATCTTGATACTGCATGGGGCCGCTCGACAAAACAATTTCTTTATTAGTTTTCGTTTTTGAAAGCACTCGAATATGTTCGTTCATCCAATCTACGATAACACAATCAGCTTCTTTTCGTTTGGCAGTTTCTAGTAGTTTTTCAAGTTGTTGGATTGTTAATATCATCATTCGCTCCATTCTTACGGTTTGTTATCAACGCACCACTCATATCAATACAGTGGGTGGGGTCTTCTTGGTTAATGTCGGCCCATACTCGTAGCCAGAGTTTACCTTCGTAGAACTCGACGAAGATGGGGCAACCGCAACCTTCTGTTGCACAGTCGCCATAACCGGTAAAACGTAGTTCGATGCCGAGTGTTGTTGTTTCTATTGTAGCGTCTAAAGTTTTATCGCCTTCTTGGTCATGGAGTGTTTGACGGATTGGAATCATTTTTAGTCTCTCTTTGAACGGCAATTCCTTCGGTTGGATATTTCCACACATCAAAAACATTCGTTTTGATTACCATTTTTTCCTTTTTAATAATTACTTCATCAACACGAACCCATTGAGCAGAAGGATGGAAGGCATATTTGTTGTAGATGCGGTCGCCAGGTTTTACTTCGTTGGCTTGGATTGTTTCAAACATAGTTTTCTCCCCAAAAACTTGTTTTTATATAAACCGACTGACCGAAACTCCCAAAGCCCTAGCATACCATTCATAGAAAGCCGTAATACTTCCTTGGCAAGCCCCTTTCTTTTCTGCTCGCAGTAATTTATGCCAGCTGGTCATATGAAGTTCGATGTGAGGAATCCATTTCCCATTGTCTGGAAAGTCGTTTTCCGATTCGTAATACTTGTATGTCACTTGGCAAACTTCCAGTTCTAATTGGAATTTGCCGTTATGGACTGTGCGGGATTGAATTTTGGTTCCGATTGTTGGGATGGCAGGAAGCTCGGTTGGCCAAACTTCGTTAAGTAAGTCCAGGTTGGTGTGGCAGATAATTTTTATCATGCTTAATTCCGTTAAATAAAAGTTAAATTTTCGGAACTTTAGGATAAATTTTTCTAATTTCATCCGCACACAACATCAACACTTCTTGATGCTTTAAGGCGTAGGCGGCGACGGCGGCGACGGCGGTGTTGGCGGCGTAGGCGGCGTAGGCGGCGGCGTTGGCGGTGTAGGAGACGTAGGCGGCGGCTTTAGCCGCCTTCCTAATATCATTCAACGTAGCCGTCCCATCTAAATAGTCCTGTGTTGTCTTCAAACATGTTTGCCGTATTTGTTCATAATCTGGATTTTTAATAGCCGGTGCAAGTTTCGCACAGGCTAACGCTGCCCTAACGAACCGCTTGCGGCTCTCGCTGTCGGGCGGTCCAGCCAAATTCCCAAGCAACCACAGCATATGGTCGCCGCGTTCGCATTCATCCCAAGCTTTTTGTTCTTCGCCTTCCTGATATTTTTCGAGGAAGGCTTTTGCTTTATCGCAAGGGCGAAGGTGGGAAATTTTTTGGGATAGGTTCATAATAAATCCTCATCAATGGTTCCGTTTTGAATATTTACGAACAGTGCCTCTTTTAGTATGTTATCAGTTTCGTGGTCATAACACTGGATACTTACGTTTTCCAATAGTTTGATAACCCTTTCTCTGCTTAATAGGAAGACCCGACGAAAAACTTCTTCGTTATTTTTCAGTTTCCCTTTTAATAATTTCTCACCCTCCTCAACAGCATGCTTCAGAATACTTAATTCACGTTTCCACGTATTAACAATATCCTGAACAATAGGTTCCGATTCGTTTTCCTTTATGAGTCTGGTAAGTGATTCTATTCTTGCTCTGGTGTCATGGAGGCGTATTCTGAGTGAGTTGCAGTCACCGAACGGAATGTATCCGCAGAGTGCGAGAGCTGTACGTCCTCCGTCGATGTTACCGATTTCTTTCTTTGTGAATTTTTTCACAGGTTATCCTCTTGTTTTTCTATTTCTACAGTCCAAGAAACGCTATACGAAATACCGTTGATTTGTTCTCCGTTTTCATCCACTTCGTAAATTTGCTCAACAGTTACTCCGTTGGCGTGGCAATCGAGAATGTTGTTTTTTGCTTCCTCGGTAGAATTCACGGTGACTTCTGTGAAGTCATCATACACAATTTTAATTTTCATTACGATTCTCCTAAGTATTCAGGGTGAGCTTCAATGTAATCGCCCCAACTCCCCGTAAAAAACCTTTCGTTTTCACTTGTAAACAAAACTGTGTAGTCGTAAGTGTCACCCATATTAAGATAGGTGACACCGTCCTTGCCGCATTCGTCACAGAAACCTTCCGCTCCGTACCCAATGTTGAATTTCTTGCTGGCGGCGTTGATGGCTTCGCTGGCAAGATGGGAGGGGTGATGACCTTGGTGTTCTGGGTCATCTTTGTGCTTGCGGTAGTAGTCGCTTGCAAAACGGCGAGCTTTGACGATTATGTCGGAATCGGTGTTTCTCATTTGTTCTCCAGTATTTAACTCGTTTACTATAAAGAAGTTACGGAAAACCGCCGGATGAATTCTGGGGAATTAGTTTGAAATCACGTAGAAAACCAGATTATTTTTTGTATTGAATTAGCAGAGAAGGGAATATATGGGCGATTCCATCAAAAAATGTTTCGTTTGTTTATAATCATTCTGGACATTCCCATCCAGCTAAAATCCCCTTCGCAAACGTCCTCATTCTCTCAATATCCTCAGAGAAGGTTGACACAGGAGCGTTTGTGGCGTCAAGATTTTTAACATTCAGGCAGTAGTCTACATTATTGAATCTGTGTGGGTGTGGCTCGATATAGAAGATTCGCCCGTAGCTTGGGCATGCGTATTGCATTACCTCTTTTAGTCGTTCGAGGCGGCGTTTGTCGGGCATGATTAAGATTGTGATGGACATGTGTAAGTCCTT